TGTAATATTCAAAGCACTCACCTCCCTCAAAGTATTCTACAATTCTATTGTATGCGATTTGCACACATACGCAATATCCGAATCGGAATAAACAGCAGAACTGTATTTTCCGATTCTCAATCCAAAAAGCGCACACCCCGCCTAAGCTTTGAAGCTATAGACGGGGTGTGCGCTCTTCATTTATCATCAAAAAGAAAACTCGTAGCAGAGGAACGAAGTGTCCCAATACTACGAGTTCTTTTATCTTTTGGTGCCTATGTTGGTAGGAGTTACTGCACCGAGATGTTCGTGACCTTAACGCCGCATCCTACCAGACCAAGCGCAATAGCCGTAGTCACGATAACTGCCAGTGCGAATCTCTTTTTCATTTGCTAACTCCTACCTTATTATAATAATAGACACTGCTTTTCAAAAAACAAACTCGTAGAAGAGTGTTTCTTCTACGAGTTGCCGGTTGCTTATAATTTACTATTTTTCAAAAAGCCATTAGCAAAGGATGCCTACATCTTCCGGAGGGCAACTCTTATCAGCCTCACCGGGAATCACTGTGCCCCACCAGTCGGTGTTGGAGTCTCCACCGCTCGGCTGAGACGGCTGTGCAGGCTCGGGATTGCTCGGCTGCGCCGGTTCAGGGTTACTAGGCTGTGCCGGTGCCGGGTCAGGCTGCGCAGGAGCCGGAGCAGCAGGCTCCGGATTACTGGGCTGTACCGGCGTAACGGGAGCGGACGGCGTAGCGGGAGCAGACGGCGTAATCGGCGCAACAGGTGCCGGGTTGGAAGGCGTCACAGCAGAACTGTTGCTGGAACCGTTCTTGGTATAGGTCTTGTTGCTGGTCGTGACCTTCTTCGGCTGTTCAACCGTCACTTCGTAGTTGGCGCTCTCCTCACCGGCAGTCGCCGTGATGGTTGCATTTCCGGAGGAAACAGCAGTTACCTTCCCATTGGAGTCAACGGTAGCAACCTTCTCGTCGCTGGACGACCACTCAATAGTGGTCTTGGCGGCGACCTCTTCTGGGGCAACAGTTGCCTTAATGGTGTGAGAGTTACCGACCGTCAGTTTGCCTTCGTTGGAATCGAGCGTGATGCTTTCAACCTCATAGAACGCTTTCACATGAGTCGTCTTCTCGGTGACCTTTTCGCCATCCTGCATGAGGGTCGTGGTGATGTCGCACTCACCTGCTTTAAGGACCTTCACCTTGCCGTCCTTATCGACGGTGGCGACTTCCTCATCGCTGGAAGCGAAATCAAACGAAATATTGGACGCATCTTCCGGCTCGCATTTCGCTTCGATTGCGGTTTCATCCGTATCATTAAGCTTGACATCCAAGGTATCGGGTACTTTTAACTCTTTCGCGGACACCTTAACGGTAATGACGCAGACATCCTGCATCTCGGTATCCTTGACCGTGGCGGTAATTTCAGCCTCACCGGCTGCGACTGCTGTAACGGTGCCGGTCTCATCGACAGTAGCAACACTCTCATCGGAGGAAGTCCACGCGAGCGTCAGCTTCTCAGCCGCCTTGGCAATCTTTTCATCCTGCGCAGCAGTTTCTGCCGTAGCAGACTCACCGGTTGCGATGACAGGCGTCTCTGCGGGCGCATCCTCCGTGCCGAAATTCACCGGCAGCGTGATGCTCTCACCCTTTTCGAGTGTCGCAGCATCCGGAAGCGAGATGTTCGTGACCTTAACGCCGCATCCTACCAGGCTGAGCGCCATAGCCGCAGTCGCAATAACTGCCAATACGATATTCTTTTTCATAAAAACACTCCTTCTCGGCATCTAGCGCCGAGGCTACTCAATAATGATAGGTTCCGCCAGCCCTACGCGGTTTTGGATTTCGTCATCGACGATACCGTGGACTCTTGGCGTCCTATCCTTCTGTACACTTGCATTTTATCACGGAGGTGTATTGAATACAACCATGATGGCTCGATTTTAACAAATCCGCAACAATTTGTGTCAGAAAAAGGATAGGTGTTTCTTTCTCTATTATATTTTGCATCTCGAAAATGTCAATGCACATTCTTTACGAACGCACATTTTCGTCGATTTTCTTTAGCCGTTTTGCTGCCAATACCATACGACCGTTATTGATGTTGTAGTCACAGGTGACAAGGAACAAGAATTTGTCATTGTCGCAGTCGAATTGCAGTTCCTTGTAAATCGAGGCTTTGTCTTGGATGGTTTCGAGCATATCCTCAGTTTCGGAGGCAGAGAGCGTGTTCGCCCATGCCTGAATATCTACAAAGTTCGGGTCATCAACATATCCCGGCACTACCATGAGCGCGAATATCTGATAGTATTCTTTCCCGTACTCGCCTTCCCAGCAAACAGTCCCGTTTTCATCGAAGAATTCCGGGTCCTTGAACTTATCCAGAGAGCCGAACATCGTCCCGTCGTTCATCTTATGCCCATAAATGATAAGGTTGCCGTGCCGCCGCGTATCACATACTTCATCGAGGAAAAGGGTGCCGGGAATACTATGCTCTCCGTAGATATCCGTACGGAGGTAGGTGTCGTTTGTTTCTCCCTGCACTACCGGTCCGGTAGCGGTCGTACCATATACAGTAAGCCATCCCTTATAATCAGGGTTGACCGCAAGCATTCCGTTAGACCAGTCAGTCTCATTGGTTTCCTGTGCAGTCGTTCTGATAACCTGCAAGGATGAAGTGAGTTCCTGAGTCTTTTTGGTTTGTGCTATACTTCGGAGCAGCATACCGCTCAATATAAGCACTGCGATAAGTGCAGCTATACTGATAAGGCGGGATACCCAGCCGATGGTTTTTCTTGCGACAGTCTTGACATTTGCCATGCTGATAGACCTCTTATTCGATTCCTGATACTATATTTCTCTGTTGCCGCACAATCCTGCGACCTTGCGATGACTCATGATTTTATTGTATGCGATTCGCACATTTCGGCAACGCTCGCGCCTGATTTTCTGAGAGCTCCCGTATGATTTCTTGGTTTTGCCCCACAAACAAAAAGTCCCGGTGCCATAACGGCATCGGGACCTTGCATTTTAAGCGGGAGTTGCAGCCTTATCGTCTTTGCGCTTACCCTTGCAGGCGGTGGCAACACCATCGCTCACAAGGTAGCAGCCACCCGCGACCAGCAATGCTTCCAGCAGCGTCTTCTGGTCGATGCCCACATCACCCATCTTGGGGATTTCATGGACAATGGGGATGGTTTCCGGAATATCCGGAGCAAGGTACACGGTGAACTTCGTGCCCATTTTCGGCGTGATGTTCAGAGCAGTATCTACTTCATCCGACACCGCAGCCTTATTGGTAGTACCGTGGTCCATGTTCGGGTGTTCCGTTTCGGCAGCAAAACCCACAGCGGTAGACATCATCAATGCCATCGATACCGCCGCGCATGCTTTTGCAAAACGCTTCATGGAATTGCCTCCTGTGTTTTTCAAAAAATGCCCCAGCACAAACGGATGGGTCTGCACCGGGGCATCGGCATACTTTAACTCAGAACGGAAATAGTAATCTTGGCGGCAGCAGAACCAACCTCAATCGGATTCTCGCTATCAGAAGTGTCATAAGCCGTGAAAGTCGCAGTACAGTCATAGGTGCCTGCTTCGAGCGGCTGGGACAGCTTATCGGTCTGAATGTGGTAGTTGGGCTGGATAAGACCACTGTTGTAAATCTCAGCACCGCCGTCATCGAGCGTGATGCTTACGACCTGAGCGTACTTGTTGTTGGGGACATTCTCGATTTCGAGCGTACCCTCAGAATCTCCGGTCTTGAATACGGGATTTACATTGATGGAAATAGCCATGGTGCCATCTTCTACCACCCGATTCAGTTCTTCCTGAATCTCAGCCTCGCTCTTGCCATCGAGCTGGCCCAGCTGTGCGGCAACGGAATCTTCCAGACGGTTGTCCGAAATCTTTCCGCTCTTCTTCCAGATGAACAGGCCTGCGCACAGCACAAGCAGCAGAACCACACAAACCGTGATGGTACGGTGCAAAAGCTTGTCATTCTTCTTCGAGGTCTTCTTGTCGGTGGATACGATATTGTTCGCCATAATATTATTCCTTTCCAAGTGTGATGCTATTAGCTAAAACCAAAGCCGCCGAGCGGCAGGTCACTCGACGGCCAACTCGCTAACGAGTTTGATTTATGCCGAAATTTTCAAATCAGCGGTTGCTGCCGACACCGCCAGCGGTAGCAGTCTGGGTGTCGCCGGTCTCGAACATCGGGATGATGCTGTAGGTGACGCGAACAACAGGAGTGCAGCCAGCGTCGTTGACATTGGAGCCTGCAATCTTGGCGTTGACGATGAGGGGCAGAGCCTTGGCGGCGTCATGAGTGACAGCGTCAGCGGCAGCGCCGGTCTTGGTGACCTCGGTCGGAGCGGCCAGGAACCAGCCGTTCTCGGTGATGTCCAGAGGAGCAGAGCACTTAGCCAGGTCGATGGCAGAAGCGTTGTACATAGCGGAGTCAGGAGCAATGCTCATGGCAATCTCGCCGCGCTTGAGAGCGGAGGTGCTCATGGGAACGACGCGCCAGGTGGCGGGCTCAGCCTGCAGCTCAGAAACCTTCAGAGCCAGACCCTCGCGCTTGGAGTTGTCGGTCATGGAGGTGCCGACATCGAACTTCTTGCCGAAGTTGCAGCTGGTAGCGCCATCGGAGATGACAAAGTCCTCTTTCAGCTGGTGGTTGCCGTCAATGCCCTTGACGGTCTCACGCAGGGCGTCGCCGTCCAGAGTGCCAGCAGCCTTGAAGTCCCACTTGCCATCGATGAAGATGACATAGCACTCGCCGGAAGCGTTGATGTGCTCGTCAGCACCCATCTGATGGTAGTTGGCAGGCTCAGTCCAGCCAGCCTGGGTGGCGGGGTCGCTGTACCAGTAGGTGTAAGACTTGGTGGTGGCATCATAAGCGATAGCGAACAGCTCGTCGTTGGAGTGGTCGGTATCGTAGATGCGGCTGTAGTGGGTCACCTTGGCAATGTCAGCGATGTAGGTGCGGCTGTTCTTGTCGATGGTGGAGTAGTTGCGCAGCTGGTAAGCGTCCTTGGTCGGGGTGACAACATTGCCGGTGCTGCGGAAACCGTACATGCAGACATACAGAGGAACGGTAGCCTTGACATTGACATGGTTGACAGTAGCGACGGTGATGTCGTACTCAACGCGGCCGTCATCGGTGGCGACGCCCGGGTGCTCTTCCTCCGTCGGAGGAGTCTCTTCCGGAATCTCGGAATTGTTGTCCAGGTAGATGTAGAACTGGGTGCTCATGGTGGGGTCTTCGTTGCTGGCAGTGTCAACACCGTTTGCCTTGGTGTCGTCGCTGACCTTGGCCTCATCAGCAGTACCGTGGTTCCAGTTCACCTTGCCGTTTGATTCCTGGCAGTCGGAAATCTTGACGAAGTGCTCCAGCTTGCTGCCGTCGCTCTTGGTGGTGGTGTAGATGCCGTACTCGCCAACCTTGTTGTAGGAACTGCCCATGATGTAGGCGGCAGGAACGGCCTTGAAGCCAGCAGTGTCCTGGTCGGCGTAGGTGACGGAACCGTCATCGTTCACCTTGTAGAAGGACTTCGTGCCGATGCGGTAGACGGGGGTGGAGTGCAGCATTGTCTCATCGTTGGGATGATTGGCAATCACAGTGTTGTCAGTGGGCTGCTGAAAATCCTCTGCAGCGAATGCAGTGATAGGCGCCATGCAGCTGGCGGCCATTGCCATGCCCAGAACGGCAGAGGCAACGCGCTTATAACTTTTCATTGGAAAAGCTCCTTTCAAAAAATGTGTTTGTGTTATTCCATTCATCCCATCCGGAGATTGTTCCTGCATACAGCCGCCGTCAAGGAAGTCTGGTCGAAATCAGTGAGACCAAAATTGTATTTTGTACAACCATGGCCCTGCCCTTAAAAGCATCCGATACCGCCGGTATCGGACCACTGACTTTATTCTATGCGGTTCGCACATTCGTGCAAGCGAAAAACATCATCTTTTTTTCAAAAATCTAACACAAATCCCGATTTTTTTAGAAAATTCTTCGCAAAAACGCAAATCTGCCATGAATGTGTATGTTTCCCGATTACCCCTGCACGCAAAAACCACCACCCTTTCTCGGATAACCCGAAATCAGGCGATGGCTTGTATAGCAGAAATCGTCGAGCCGGCACAATAATTCTCTACGGAATAATTCCATGCAGAATAATTCTTGACAGAATTATTATTGCAGTGTATGCTATAAGTAGCAAAAGATGCAGGAGGGAGTTAATATGCCATTCGTTGATAGAGAGATAGAGATGTCTGCGTTGGAAGCCGCCTATAAAAATCCTATCGCTTCTCTTTTTGTGGTCTACGGTCGCCGTAGAGTCGGAAAGACCACTTTGCTCGCAGAGTTTTGCAAAGGCAAACACGCATTGTACTATTTGGCCACTGAGGAAAGCATACAGGCAAACTGTGCAGCTTTTCGTGAGATGGCCGCAGACTTTCTTCAAGATGAACTTTTGCGCAGCGCAGCAAATGCTGGCTGGGAAATGATTTTCAAGACATTGCTTGCGCAGCCGAGTGAGGAAAAGCTGGTAATCATCATTGATGAGTTTCAGTATCTTGGCAAAGCCGACAAAGCGTTTCCGTCTGTATTTCAGAAAATTTGGGATACCCAACTAAAAAACGAAAATGTGGAAGTGATTCTCTGCGGGTCACTGGTTCATATGATGATGGAGCAGACCCTATCCTATTCCAGCCCTTTATATGGGCGCAGAACCGGGCAGATTAAGCTGAAACAAATCCCATATGCCTATTACAACCAATTTTTCCCGGCGATGTCTGAGCAAGAGCGCATTTTGTACTACGCCGTCACGGGTGGTGTGCCTAAATATATAGAGTTGTTCCATCAGGGCAAGGAAATCTATGATGACATCCTTCAAAATGTTTTCACGCCACAAAGTTTCCTGTACGAAGAACCAGAATTCTTGCTTCGGCATGAAGTAAATGATATTGGAAGCTATTTTTCTATCATTCGTTCTGTAGCAGCCGGAAACTGCCGTGTGTCCGATATCGCGGCCTCGCTATCCATTCCGGTAACAAGTTTGCCGAAATCGCTGAAGACCTTATGCGATTTAGACATTTTGGAGCGTGAGGTCCCCCCAACCGAAAAGAATGTCGAAACAAGCAAAAAAGGACAGTATCGTATCCGGGATAATTTTATAGCCTTCTGGTTCCGTTTTGTATATCCCATGCGGTCTTTCATTGAAAGTGGTCACGCTGAAATCGCCATGAACAAACTGCGCAGCGGTTTTATTCCGAACCATGTCGGATATGTTTATGAAGATATTTGCCGCAGTAAAATGTGGGAATTGAATGCGCAAGGAAAGCTGCCTTTTTTGTTTGACCGTGTCGGCCGCTGGTGGGGTGGCAAAGACACAGAGATAGATATTGTAGCTGTCGATACAAATGACCGCAGTAATATCCTGTTTGGTGAGTGCAAGTTTCATCAAAATACTCAGATGCAGCTATCTGAACTACGCCAGCTAAAGGCAAAAGCAGCCGCTGTCCAATGGGGAAAAGAAAGCCGTACAGAGTATTTCATCCTCTTCTGCATCAGTGGATACTCAGAAGAATTGCATCGTTTAGCGGAATCTGACCCGCATATCATACTGGGTTAATATAGCTTAACACCAAAAAAGCATGTGCATCACAAATCCTTTTAATTTAAAGGGATTCGTTGCACATGCTTTTGTTTTTTTGGATAACCTGAAAAATCAGTGGTAGCTATGATGTGGAATTCATTCCGCCTCAGAATTCCCAAACACAACATCATAAATGCCGGGGACATCATAAGGGCTCACGATACGAGGAACAAGTTTGTCGGATGCGAGAGTTTTGAACTTTTCCGGCGCGTCAGAGATGATGACATCCGCTTTGTCCCACTCGCCGTCTTTCAGGAACTTCGCATACCGCATCCCGACCATTTCCTTGATGGAGAGGCTTTTCAGCTGCATGGCATACTGGCAGACATCCTTCGTGGGCTGGTAGTCGGTGATGACATTACTGTACGCAAGCGACCCGGCAACCGTCCTATCGACCATGATGAGTTCGCGTTTCTGCAAATCCACAACGGCCATGACCAGCTGACCGGATTCGGTAGTCAGAGCGAACCGGTCCTTCACGGTGGCAGGCTCGAACTGTTCGCCGGTCATGCCGTCACGAACCATCACGCCGCAGAATGCCGCATCCATTTCGGAAAACTTCTCGCCCGAATAGGAGTTGACGACTATCGCGGCATAGCGGATACCGTTTTGCAGGCATTTCTTGATATCGAAATCCACATACTCGACAGCACCGTTCTTGCCGCTGCTCCTGCGGTCTCCGGAATGGATAGCACCGAGCGGCTCAACCTTCGGATTCCCGTAAAAGACGAAGTTGACCTTCTCATCGCCATAGAACGCGACCGAAAGGTCCAGGTCTACGCCGTCCCATGCCTCAGCCTCGAAACTCGCCTTCCAGTAAAGGAACGCACGAAGCACATTGCCCTCCGGGAGCCGAGTTCTGGACCCACATGCGGAAGAACGCAGCGAGGAGGAGATTTGCCGGGGATTATCAGGGAACACAATGTCGTTGCAGTGGCAAGCAGGGTCGATATAGACGTTTTTCGACTCGGTGTCTTCTGCACGAAGGACCTGCCACAGCTGGTTGAAGATATCGCGGGCAACGCGGTTGCAGATATCCTCAGGGATAGGCTCAACTTCCCTGTCAAGAACCTTACTGGCAGCACCGTTCGCTTTGCCGGTGGCAAGCTGGACGGGATTATTCCGATTCCGGAAATGGTTGATAAGCTGGACCAGAACGCGGGGCTCTACGCTCTTGCAGACCGAGATGAACCGGAACAGGACATCTTCCATCGCGGTAGTGTCCTTACAACTGCGCAGAGCGAAGTCCAAATACCGGGCAAACATACCGGGACGAAGCATAAGATGCGCCGTCAGCAGTTCCGCGTTGACAGGCGGCTTCATCAATTCCTGCAGTTTTGAGTTGTAGGTCTCGATTTTGATACCGTTGCGGACCTTATCGAAGATGGCTTTGTTCTCAGGGAAATACTTGGCGTACTCACTCGGATGCAGCTTCTCGCCCAGACGCTTGAACTGTTCAGGACGGAGTGCAAACCCTTCATCCTTCTCGACATGTTCAAGCAGACCCAGAAGTTCACGGCGCTCTGCTCTTGTAAAGCTGCGGAAACGCGGTGCCTTGGCAAGGCTTACATCCTGCCCGCTCATGGCAGCGGCAAGACGCAGCACATCGGTAGCACTCTTGAAATCTAAGAAGCATTTCTGGGATTTCCAGTCGGGGCGATGGATAATATAGGATACATACAGTGCAAGGTTCTCCTTACAAGGAATATCCTTATCCTTCATCAGGGACATTACCTTATCCAGAAACTCCTCGCCACTGTCAGAGAGAAGCATCTTTACGGTATTCTGCTCATCAGGAGAAAGAAGGGCTTTGCTCGTTACGCTCTGAACAAGATACCGGTAGATTTCATCCTCGGTGCAAGCCGGAATCTGCTTGGCTGCGGGAAGGTGGTCTTTATCAAGACCCTTGCAGAACCGGGACGGGTCAGAGTCCGGCGTCCAAACCCCACCGCTCAGGTAGTTCAGGTAATTAACGATATACAACTCCACAAGGCTTGCGTTCATCGCATCGTTCGGGAAATCCGGCCAGATGGGCGAAGTCTTTGAGATGGCTTTGCTATCTTCCGTGATAAACCCGTACAACTCGGACCAGACTTCGAGGAACCCAGTATGCGCAGCCTTGCAGCACGCCTCAAAGAGGTCGTATGCCATCACATAGCCATACTCCAGCAACTTCATATTTGCGGTGCATACAAAGCGCTTTTCTACCACCGTCTCCCCTTCCATAGCCGGTGCGGGCGGTACGATACCGCGATGATGCAGAAAAGTAATGCGGTTGAAATCTTTAATAGTCAGCATACAAACCTCCTGACAAAACAAAAATCCCGCATCGAGAAAAATCTCGACACGGGGCTAAGACACACGATTGATACGGAAAGCACGACCGCTAAATTTCATATATGCCAGTCGAACAGACAAGCTGCAGGCGGCTGGCATGGTGTCTAAAGAAGGAAGCGGACATATAGCCGTATTGGGATGCGCTTACATTACCGTGACGGAGAGCAAAACCACGACTTTTCAAGTATCAAATAGAAGGATGTGGTTTTATAGCCATACACAGCGGCTCAAGAAATTGGATATTGTGCTATCTTGAGCTAGTAAACACATTATACCATAATTTGCTGTTGATTTCAAGAGAAACGGAACAAATAAATGTTGCTTATTTGTTAAATTGTGTCGCGTTATGGTTGTTTTTTCGTGCGCGAAGCAGGTCTGGCGGCAAGGGGGTGCTCTATCGGCATTTTGACAACAAAAAAGCCCCCGCATTGCTGCAGGGGCCGACATCAATCGTCGCCTTCGTCATCCGGGTCTTCGTCCGGAATGTCAGGAATCTCGATTTGCTCGAGTTTGGAATTGCTTTTTTCGGAATCCTCTCCGAGGTCTTTTCGCTTTTTGGTTCGCGTTGCTTTACGCTTCGCAGCAGTTTCATTGAGTTCCTTATCATACGGAATCAAATCATAGGGCGAACAGACAATAGCCGTTACGACCTTGTCTTTGATGTTGCCCGTGGAATCATCCCGAATACTCGTCATCTCAATAGAGTGCTTTAAGACCGGAATCAGTTTCCGCCATTGCCATTCTCTGAAATTTACGCCGGGTACAGATACTACCACCGAAGCATCTGCCTGCAATCCTTTCAGGACTACTTGCAGAAAGCAGCTGTACAGGTATCCGAAATGCACATCACCGTCATACGCATCCGGCTTGTCTTTCCGGCAAACCATATCCGCAATCAGAGTATCCTCGTCCTCTCCCTTGCAGAAGATGACTTGTCCTAAGCGCGGCGGTTTTCCCTGTGCCTGTTCGAGGTATCTCGTCTTAGCGTCCGGAAAGAGCATGGCGAAATCTTCGAGACCTTTATCCCATGTATTGGTGTCGGAACACAGACAACAGATGATTCTGCGTCCATGGATACCAACAGGCAGAGTCCCGGTTCTGGTCAATCTATATTCTACCGGCATTACTGTACCTCAGTCCAGATGCCGGACATAGTAAATATCAATGCCCAACCGCTTCGAGACAAGGTCACGCACTACATCGCCGCCGTAGCTTTGCACATTGACGCTCTGGTCAATAATAGGCATGTCAATGTCCAGAAAGTAGGGACCGTTGCCAGTGCTGCGCACCGTGTTGAACTTCTCGGCGAACTCAGTGCCTTCCAGAGGGAACCAGTTGAGCCAGCCGCAATCCATCATGGGCATCGCGTCACGCTGATGTTCCGTCTGGGCTTTCAGAATGGCATCGCGTGTCGCAGGTTCGTGCAAAAGGTCGTTGATAGCCTTGCAGGTATCCTTCACCTCTTCACGAAGCTTCCAGAGCGCATCCTGCCCCATCTCGTTTGCTTTTTTGGCAAAGTTAAGGTGTTCCGCTACTGCACCTTTCGGGTTGAGATGTTTGAGAAGTGCGTTAATTTCCTTCTCAGTCAGTGTATCGTCCAGTTGGAACTTGCAATCGTAAGTATCGACAAGCACGTTGCTGAATACCGGCAGCGTAATGCCGAATCCATTGATAATGACATTCTTCTGGTTCGTGGTGTAGCGGTACAGAGTCGGGCAATCGTAATTGACCCAATCCCGTACGAAGTTTTTAGCACGAGACAGATTCGTGCAGCGCTTCGTGGTATTGCAAGTCGAGAACTCATACCAAACGATTTCGCTGTTGTTCGCGTAACGGATATCCCGCAGCTCAGGGGCAAGACCTTTGGCGATAGTCATAGGCTGCATGGCATCAATGCCGTTGACTTCAAGGAAATCCTGCAGCACCCACGGGTTGATGGCAAGAGCATATCCCTTGCCTTCTGGGTACGCATTGGCAGGCGTAACGCTGCGCTTATCCTTCTTGTATACGCGCAGCCTCGTGTCGTTTGCAGGCGTCCAGTCATCGTTGTAGGTGGACATAAATGCCTTGGGACCGTTTTTCGTTATGGCAAATTTGATTTCTGCTTTCATGATATTTTTTCCTTTCTGCCTCATTCGGGCAGCGTGTCGCATTTGATAATTCCTCCATCATCGGTTTCCGTCTCGAATCCGAAATGGCACCATCCATATTCGTCCGAGAGCCAGTCCGAGACATCGTCGAGGAATTCTTCGATATCGTCATACTGTTCCTGATGTAAAAATGGGGGCGTGTAGACCTCGGTCGGTAAAGAGGCAAGAGCCTCCATATCACCATCTGTATCCCACCTGATATTCTTAATCAACATAGGTCACACCTCCTGAGTGTTGTTATTCTTGTTCTGAAGTTGCTCCGTCTGTGCGGCATAAAGACCAGCAGCGTAGGCAGTATACAGTTCCTCAAAGCGGGACTCATCCTTGCTTGCCAGCCAATCCGTGGTGCGCTTGAGCGGCTCTTCCAAGGGCTCGAAGTCGTCTTCTATCAGAAGACCGGCGTGACCGCTATCGGTAAGGTACTGTGCCAGAGCACGCTGCCTGACATAATGCACCGCGTCAGCAGGCTCAATCACCTTCTCGTCAGCGCATGTCCAGTACATGTCTCGGTCCTTGTACCCGCGATACAGCCCCTCAATGGTCTTGGGGTCAGGCAGTTCACCGCACTCATCCCGTTCATCGAGGTCGAAGATACGAACTTCACGCACCGTGCCATCGTTCTCCGGAGGAAGCAAGATGCTGCGTTTTACGACTACATCATCTTCTTCATCATTGCAAGGAGCGACGATGTCAAAAACGCGGTGTGTGTCGTAGTCAAGCTTACAAGGTGTTCTCTGGCGCATGCCGGACGCGTAGTCCGTATAGCAACTGACATTCTCATTGATGTGATGAGGAGCGTTCAGCGCTTCGATGTACTGACTACGACCATACCAGTAGACCTTCTCGGTATGGCCATCGCTGGAAAGCTTAAAGACCTCGCGGATGTGGTAGCGCTCACGCTTGAGGACTACAAGCGCGCGGCAGAGCTCGGCGATTGGGTCGGGCGAAGACCGAGGGACGGTCACCAGCTGGGTGCTGTCATCAAACATCGTGACAAGGAAGACGATAACGGTAGCAAAATTGATAAAGCTAAACATGATTTTTCTCCTTTTAGTGTTATTTTTTCGTGGTTTGGTTTTGCTGCTCAGACACAGACCCTTGCAGCGGTTTCTGCTCTTTCGCTTTTTTGGCAGTCGCACTCTCTTTGCCGACGAGGAAAGATACGAAGCAGGTCGCCAGCATGTAAAAATACATGTATGTGTCAACCTGTCGTACTTCTATCTCTCCGTATTCCAGCAGTTCAAGAAACCGCCAGACGGTACTCATACAGACAATAAGCGCAAATAATAGGTGTTTTTTGGTCATGAATACTCCTTTCTTTAGTAGTTCCGGCAAACAAAAAAGCAGGCCCATTCGAAGATGAGTCTGCTTGTTAGAGCCAGAATGTGAATTGTACGAGCGCAAAACGCCTACAGTAGAATGGTATCTATCGTACAATTTTCATTTTATGCCGTTCGCACATCCATGCAAGTGCTTACCGTCTGTTTTTTCGCCGCTATGACATACAGAACCATTATTCCTCAAACATGTTCAGAAGAATATCCGAACTCGTAGCGAGGAACTTGTATTTGTGCCCCTCAACAGTTGCGATAAAGGGAATGTACCCTGTCTGAGAATCTTTCACATCGCTGTATTTCAGGGTCAGACCGTTTGGCAGTTCGATAGACTTGGATAGAAGCGAGGTATCGATGCTTTGCTGGAACGCCGATACCAACACAGTATCTGTCCCCTTTTGCAGCTGCATATAGCTGTCACTGATTTCCAGAGAAACACCATCGGCTAATGTCTCACCAAAGAGAGCGACTTTTGGAGTCGCATCAGAGATAACGGTATTAGCGAGAAGCTTTTTGATTGCATCTACCTGCTCGGAGCGATGTTCCTCATCCAATGTTACTGCAACCGTCAGATACACATCATCCGACACATTGCGTGCGCCCGAAAGAAGCGTTTCATCGCCGTTCTGGAACTCTCCAATAGAGTTGCTCGCATCGCCATTGACAAGTGCTAAGCGGTACGCCCCTGCCTGCGCTGTGGAGTCTTCGCTGCGGTATACGACTGTACAGGGTTCCTCGATATCGGCACAAGGTACGAAAACCTTAGCGTCAGATAGAGTCAAGGGTAGATAAGATTCCTGCGACAGTTGAATGCCTTCTTCGCCTGCCTCAAAGTTCATGACGGGGGCAAAGTCCGCAACTGCTGCGGATTCAGCAGTTCCAGCCGTTTCGCCGGTCTCAGCCGTAGCCATATCGGGGAACAGCATATCCTCAAACAGCTGTGTGTAGTTGACCGTCTTCTGCAGTTCCTTGATTTCGCGGTTCATCCGCGCCGCGTCAAACTGCGCGAATACGAGCATAATGCCCATGACTGCCAGAGAAATGGCAGCAAGGCGTTTCATATTGTTTTTCTTATTCATTTCCTTCATCTCCAAAAAGTAAGTGTTACATCGTGATAATTTGCACCGTTGCAGGTATACATCAGAGTTCCGCCGCCCATTGTGGCGCTCGACCCGTCTGCATACAAAAGGTCACTGTCTCCGTTGATGCCACTGCAAACCCCGGTACAGGTCAGTGTCTGCACAGAAGTGCCTCGGTAAATGTAAGCCAGCGTCCCGGCGTGGCAGTTTTTGATTTTTGAGAATCCTTGGTTCCAGTGGTCACCAACCACCATCGTATTCCCTGCCAGAAAATACGCGGCGCTGTCTTTTGCGTCAACAAATCTCTGCGCGTGTCCGTCAAAGAGCGCTACATTTACGCCGACAAAAGGAATCACAAGGCGTCCGTTCATGCCGGGTCTGCGCTGCATCTCAGCTTGAACGCTTTCGTTCGACACGCCGCCAGTCTTCTCTTTGAGTTCCTTGTCGCAGAGTGAAGCTAAAGATTTCGCCTTCGCTGCATAGTTCTCATTTGAGAAGGAAGTCGTCACAAGTTGTGCATCGGTTCTCACTAAGACATCCTCCATGGTACGGGACGGCTGTCTTTTCACCGCCGTGACATTCGCCTGTTCCTGCTGCGTCACGGCACCCACCTGACTGCGAAGTTGCTCTAAGTAAACTTTCGTCTTGTAGTTTGCAAAGAGGAGCAGCAAAGTACCAAGCCAGAGTAGACAGATAACGCCGATGGTTCGTTTGGTTGCTTTTGTCATTGAGTTTTTACTCCTTTCGTTGTTTTCGGCAAATAAAAAACAGACCCATCCGAAGATGAGTCTGCCTGACAAGCCGAGTGTAAATTGCACGGGCAGAAAATGCCTAAAGTAGAATAGTATCTATCGCACGATTTTCATTCTATGCCGTTCGCACACTTACACAAGTGCCATTTGCCGAATTCGACAGAAAAAAGAGCCGCTGCCCTTGGCTTTGGCAGCGACCCTAAAGCTATAATCTATTTCTCGTAGCTGAGCACTTTCAAATTGATGTATTTCTTTCCGTTCGGCATCTCGTGCGGTTCGATACCGACCTTGACATTGACATCCGCAGTCTTATCCTTGTTTTTGATTTTGGCACTCACAGCCTTGTTAGCAAGCAGGGCTTTTGCAGCCGTTGCACTGATTTTCACATCGTTGCCGTACAGTTTCGAGTTTTTCCAGAGCACCGCGCTGCAATCTTTGTTTGTACAGCCGTATCCTTTCGAGCCCTCCGCAACATCACTTCCGCAGAACGGGCATTTACCGAGCACAGTGCCGGATGCACCGCTATGGTCAAATTCCAAGTGAAATTCAGGACGGCCCTTAGAACAGTCGCAGGTCAGGATACAGTCGTATTTCTTACCGGTTTTCTTGCTCACACAGCCTTTGAGCGGTGCTTTGCCCTTCGTGAGCAGCGCAGCGGCAGTCGTTTTCGTGAGCTTCTTGCCGATAGATTCAAAGAACTTGTTATTCTTCCAGAGCGTTACAGGACACCGGTTCCCGTCTTTATCTTTCCCGATACAGGAGAAGGTTTTCTGTGTCTCTACCACATCATTGCCGCAGCGAGGACATCTGCAGAGGACCGGAAGGTTCCCGTGTCCGGTTTGCGCAGATTCAATCGCAACATCCTTCGCCATGATATCTTCGATGGTCTTTTTCGTGAATTCCAGAACATCGATACGGGTCAGGGTCCCGTCCTTGATAGAGTGCAGCTGCTTGGAGAGATTTACCGTTACCGGAACATCAAGGTCGATTCCGAGTTTTTCCATCGTATCGACTAATCGGAACCCTTCTGCTTCGCCGTAATAGACGCCCTTTTTCAGAGAAATATAATTGCTCTTGACGCATCTGTCAACGGTATCGGCGCGGGTCGCCTCGGTGCAAATCGTAGCATCTGACAGGATTTCCTTCCATTCCTCATCGGAATACTCTTCATTCGCCTTCTCGGCACCGCGCATCGGCGCGACCATCCAGTTGTTGAGAGCCTCGACCGTATACCGTTTCGGAGGAGTCGTCATCTTCCCTACCGTCTTGAAATTGATGTTTACGGCATCGCCCTTATTGAGTTTCGGGAGCAGTTTGTCCCCACTCGTTGGTTTCTCGAATTTTCGCCAGCCGGGAGTTACCTGCACATCACCTTTCAGAGTGAAATCCTCATCATTGCAGTGAATCACGATAGTCGTGCGGTCTACTGTACAGGCTTCTTCACAGAAAACAGCACAGAACCGGTTCAAGATACAGTCAAAGACCGTTTTCTGTGTTCCGGTAAGGGATGCAGGCCATTTTCCTGTCGGTGTGATAGCAGAGTGTGCTTCGATTTTGCTGTCATCATAGATGCTTTTGAGTTTCGGTTTATTGACAAGACCTGTAATACCGTTCTGTGCAAGACCTCGTATCGCGGCATCGACTTTGACGGTCTCATTCGTTGCCAGATAGCTGCTGTTGGTACGGGGATAGGTAACATACCCTCCCTCATACAACGCCTGCGTGGCGGCAAGCACATCGGCAGGAGACAATGTCTTGTCGGCTTTGCAGGCAAAACTCTGCAAATCGCTCATCGAGAACAGCTTACCGGGATTGACGGTCTTGCGCTCTGTTTTGATATCGGTCACTGTGGCACCGGCTTTGTTGAAGGCATCTGCCAGCGCCTGCGCCTCGGTCTCGTATCCTTCCTCGAATGTCCGTTTACTCGTGAGTTCAATTTCCTCACCGTTCGTCTTTTCTTTGCTGGAAACAGCCGAGTACGGCTTCGGGACAAATTCCTTGATGGCTTTCTCACGTTCGATGATATGCTGTACGATAGGACATACGCAGCGCCCGATACGGGTAAAGCCCCCGGCCTTGATGGATACATACCGTGTTAATTCAATGCCGAGCAGCCAATCCATCTCACTGCGCGTTTCAGCAGATGAAGACAGGGACGCGTATCCGGCATTGGGCTTGGCTGTCTCGAATGCCTGCTTAATGGTCTTGTTCGTAGTATCGGGAAGCCAGAGCCGGTAAATCGTCTTGGGGGCTTTCAAGCCATATTGAAGCACTTCATCGACAAGCCGCTGCCCTTCTCTGTCCGGGTCTCCGGCATTGTAGATGGCATCCACATCCTTGCGGTTCATCTGCTGGTTAGCGACCTTGATAAGACCTTGTACTTTTTCCTTGCCCTCAAACTTAAACTTCCAGTCATCGGGGAAGAACGGCAGTTTCTTCAAATCCCATGGCTGTTTCACAGCAGGGTCATAGCCGGGAAAATACGCATCAAGGTCTATCAGTTCATACAGGTGTCCGACCAGGGATACCACGATATAGTTATCGCTTTCGAGCCATGTGTTGCGGTCTTTTCCCTGCCTCTCGAACTTCTCGCCCTTCCACCATGAAATAGCGCCCGCGATACTTCTTCCTAGTGATGGTTTCTCGGCAATTACCAGAATCTTTCCCATGAAAAAATGCCTCCGTGCAAAAATCGGGTTTTGTGTATTCAGTATACGGCAATTCGCACGCAACAGCAACAGCACACCGCCCGGCAAAATTTCCGAAACGGTGTGCTGTTTTCGCTTTAGCTTAACCCGATACTGAGATTTCCTTCGGTATCCATCGTGATGCGCAGTTTATCGACCAGAGATTTCCGGAACAGTTCCTTCTCCTTTTCGGTCATCTCGATGCGCGTCTGACCATAGGCGCTTTTCAGCATATCCTCAATGTTGCAGCTGCCCAGCTGCTGCTTGAGATAGGATGCACATTCAAGAGCCAGAGCATCGTTTCGGAGCCGGTATGCGTCTCCCGCCTTGCAGAACTGGTCCGTATAGCAGTAGAGCACATGATGTTCCCGCATCTTATTTACGATAGCCTTGCTGGTCTTTTCCCGCTCGAACATCATCAAGAACCTGGCCGTCACGACATTGTTGATGAGTGGCCAATAATCGGAGTCCGAGGAGAACAGAAGAAAACTGTCGATTTTCTTATCGTAGTGTTCCTGACAGCAGCAGACTGCGACCGTCATATCGACAACGCTCTTTCCTTCTACAACGCGCTGGGTCATGAACCGGTCCACCTTGGCTTTCGTATAATGCTCCACGAGTCCCCAGATGGACGAAGCGTTCACATCATCGAACAGGAAAATCTTCTGAATCTTCCCGATAGCCTCAGGAGAAAGGCTCTGCAATACAGCAAAGAACTTCAACGGGTCACAGTTCTCGCAGTCCACGAGGATTTCAGAACGGACGGAATGAAGCAGGAACTGCTCGACATTCTGCTGTGTCTGTTTGCTTTCCCCGCGAACCTTGTCGTAATCGCAGAAGGTATCTCCGTTCTGAGCATACAGCCGGATAAGGAACTGTTCATCACTGCCCAGAAGGTTTCCGCCCTCGTCAGCCTTGAACTGCCAGTTGATGAAGACATTGTACGGGAATCTGATAATATTCTCGTTGTAGTACAGCCACGCTCTTTCCTGCGCCCTGTCCTTCGTCTTGGTCGGGAACGAAAACATCTGACGAATATACTCCCACGGCACCCACATCGGGAAGATATCCTTGCAACCCTGAATACGATTCGCGATTTCCGCCGCGATTCGGGGCCGGTATTCGTCCAGCGTACAATTTGCTTTGACGATATCAAGCCCGTCCTTGCGCAGTGCTTCGGTCGCTGCCTTTGTCATATCCATTGAATGCAGGTTTTTGAGGTCGTTTACCATCTGCATCTGCAGCTGCTTATAGCAGTGCTCGATGCAGGTAAATAGAAAACATAAGTTGCGCACCATCCGCGCATCCTGATTTTTTTCGAGTTCTTCGTAAATTTCCGACAGCAACTCTCCGGAATCAAAGATGTTCTTATCAACGCCGAGCAAATACCCGGCTTTTGATACGATTTCCTTTTTGTCGGTATAAGTATCGTTTGCGAGTGCAGTTTTAAGCTTTGCTTCGGCAAATAAATTGCCCATGCGGAATCCCTCCTTTATGTTTCGATGCAGCGTTTAATTTCTGACGTTCAGGTAACAAGAAACCCGGCATTGGTTTGCCGGGCAGGAATGTTATCTGAATTTATCGCGGATTTCTTCGTCCGTTGCCGGGCGAGGTTCGCGGTGTTTTGAGATGATATACGAGGAGCACTGTTCATTCAGCCAGTCGATATCATTGCGGTCTACCTGACTGAATCGCTGGCACAAAACATACACATGTACGCCAGCCTTCGCAGCAGCTTTGAGCAGTTCGCGTCTGCCGTTGAAGATGTCGTGGCGGCACTGGTCGTAAAACAGGAACACCATCGGTTTCCGGCTTTGCGCTTCCTCGCTCTCGGGGTCCGCCATCACAAGACTCTGCGCCTGAAAGTTTGCAAGGTCTACAGACTTGCCGATTGCTTCACCGGCACTATCCTGCAACGCGAACAGCAACCGTCCGTGCGGGGCGTTGCCGTACTTGGTGCGGACCATCCGGCAGATGCGGGCGAATTCCTGGTCAAAGCCGATATACAGGATAATATTGTTCTCATCGCGCAGGCAATCGACTACTTCTCGCGCCGCCCAGAGCGTCTTACCGGCTCCGGGGCGTCCGGCAACGACATTGATGCGATTATCGATGTTCATACGGCATCCCCCTTTTACTGCTTCTCGGCCTTGTCCTCCTCTGCCTCAGCGGGAGTCTCAGGCCCTTCTGCCTTTTCAGCAGGCTCCTCCTCAGCTTTCCCGGCATCCGTGTCGGCAGTGTCGGAAGCCTTCTTCTCGCCGTCCTCGTCCTTCTTCTCGGGCATGGGACAAGGGACCTTCACGACATGGACCAGAACGACCGGCTCGTCATCTTCGTCTTCGTTGTCGGTATTCTTCTCGGCGCATTTGCGGCAACCATCACAGGGAGCGTCGTCGCGCAGTTCATCGAGGTCGAAGTCATCGTCATCGGCGGTCATGGCCGTCGTGGCACCAAGCACAACACCGACAGCAACAGCGCCGAGGGTAACAGCACCGACAGCAGCGAACAGATTTTTCAGAATAGACATGATAGTCTTCTCCTTTTTGCCAAATAGCAGTTATTTAATATTCTTGGATATTCAGAAATTTCAGATACCCGTGTGTGTATCCGAACAATCCCCACAGTGCAGCAGATGCCGCATAGCGCCGTGCCTTATCAGCAAAAGCCTTGAACGGAACGACCGCATCTTTCAGGTTCTGGTATTCGTCAACATCGACATTCATGAGAGACTCGATAGTCTCAGGCATCTCGTTGCGGAAGAAGATATATACTTCCTGCCACTGCAGTTCCTGTTCTCCGCCGCCGACGAGCAGGTATTCGATGCCGATACGAAGCGCACCGAAAATCAAGGTCTTGTAGAACTCGTCGTCCGGGTCAGGAAATCCTGCAAGGATTGTGGCAGTCATATTTTGACAAGCAGCTGAAACTTCACGGTTCCTGTCAAACGATTCCGTTCCGGCACCGGGCAATACGAACTCGCTCGGCAATCTCGGATAAGAGCCCTGTGCGGGGCTCGGTGTACCGGATACAATATCGGGATTCAAAGCTGTAGTATTCTGCCGGATAAATTCGGCAGGCTCCGGCATCGGATGTCGTTTAGCCCAGGGCCAACTCATGCAAATCACCTCTAATTTTCATTATCTGCAATTCGCACGAATCGGCAAGAGTTTACGGGTTGTTTTTGTTTTGCTTTTGCTGTTCCTCAGTTTCAAAATGCTCAACGCGGATATGAGAGACTCGTTCCACCTCTTTGAACGTTGCGACCTTGATGAGGATATTTTGGGAAGTGATGTTCTTACGGTCCTTCCGAGTCACCGCAACATGCCGCATCGTTTTCCAGTAGAGGTCCGGCGAAATAAGGCTGAGCGTGTAGATGGGCGTTTTCGTGGTTTCCAGAATATAGTTTGCAGCCATCGCACGGATATGTTCACGGTCATGCAGGCTCATGGTGCAGGGGTTATCGTTCACGAGGACACGGAGCAAAACGGTCGGTACGAACTGAGGGTGTGCTGCTCCATCGTCATCGAAAGCATACGAGAGAGCGTAGGCAATGAAATCCATGGTGCGCCACTGCACGACCTTGTCGTTGTCGCGGACGGCGGGCGTGAGGGAATCCTTCGACACATACTCGGCGCTGACGATTTTCTCACCGGGTTCGAGTTCTTCCTGCATACAGGCAACGATTTCGAGGCGTTTGCGCTCGCAGAGTTCATCGGTGAGTTCTTCTTCCCCGCAGCAGACTACGATATCATAGCACAGTGTACGGGTGCCGCGCTGAGTGACAATACGCAGATAGAGTTCTTTCGGATTGATGGATGACATCAAAATATCAGTACCTCCCAGCAGCAAGAGTATGCTGCAGATATTTTACGCCGTTCACGGCGATGAAGAGTATGCTTATCACAACAGCCGGTGCAGTGGACACTGCCATCGCAACCAGGACCGTGCGGATAATCCAGAGAGAAAGGTCAAGGGTGAAATACCGAAAACTCGAAAATGCAATGAGCAGTGCAAATAACAGAATCGATATCCAGGACCCCTTGATATCCTGAGCGCTCGGACAGGAATGATAGGCTATCTGCGCCATGAGTATGGCAGCGACCCATACACCTGGTTCACAAAGAGCAGCGGCAGTCCCGCCGTTCTGCCAAACCTGCATGATGTACCAGCCGAGCAGGCAGACATTGAGGCTTCCGAACAGTGCCGGGGCAATGCCGATGGCTGTTTTCTGGAGCAGCGGAAGCAGGAACAGTCCTCGCGGCGTGTAGTTGACATACCCGAGCGCCTTATCCCCTTCCTCGCGCTTGAAACGATAGAGCCGGAACTTATCGATGCGTGCGCCGGTGAAAAGAGCGACCAGAAGGTGCGAGAGTTCGTGGTGGATGACACCGATTGCTGTCCAGCGTGTATCGTAGCGTTCCGCAAATTCGGCACCAAACGCTTTCTCCATGAGCCAAAGACTTCCCTGCCGTCCCGCCCATTCAATCGCCATAATGATGACGACAGTGGCAATCAGAATCACGCCGCGATAGGCGTCCAGAAACGCAAGGACTGCATTCATCACCCATTCACCCTCTCCTTATGGATTTTCTGCTTTTCGCAACCGCCGCAGCGGAGCAGACAGCAGTAGTGTTCGTGACGAATCAGAGCCTTGAAGTAGGAAATTTGTGTGCGGACCGCATACGGACATGTCCGGTCTTTGACGGAACAAAGTCGTATATACTGATACCTTGCCACGAAAACTCCTCCAAAAACTACATTTCTTCGTCACATCCACATTATACCAAATGAGGTGTACTGAATACAAGCGTGATGCGATTTAGTTGCATTTTGTTCACAATTTACTTTTGCGGTGCAAGTTATATCGTTCCCGCTCAAAAGCCCTGCATGTGGGTCTGTTTCGAGCGATACCCAGCTACACCCTTCTGATGCAGGCGGAGATGCCTCAAATTCGAGCCATACACCGCAGGAGGGTAAGTTTATGCCTTGACCGAAATAGCCGTACTGACATAGACGCTCTTGCGGGAAACTATGCACAAGAGAGCAAACGGCTGCTTAAATCCGACTGCAGTACGTTGAGTTTAACCGTGCTCTGTGCGGGACCCCCTGCTGAGACAGGCAGAGATGCCCCAAATTCGGGTTGTAGCCGTCATTAGGGTAAACCATACGCCTCGGCTACGACAGGCTCGTCTGCCCTAAGCGTTCTTCGCGCTGGCAGAGCATAGGCGGCGATTCCCGCATGCGACCTCTGTCGAACAGTGCTGAATGCCCGGATGTGATGGACCCGGAACGCGGGAGTGTTAGTTCCGGTGCTGTGGTAGCCTTGTGCCGAACGGTAGCCGGTCGTGTGCCAGCGTGCAAGTGCCGTGCCGAGAGGGTTCAGCTGCGAGGCAGGCTGGTGCCGCTCCAAGGCTATCAGGTGCGCTCAGGGGAGGTTCAGAGGTCTAGTGCCGAACCGGGGCTTTCTGGGGCAATCAGGGGCTTACAGGTGCTTCCCGGTTCCGTGGACTCCTGCTATCCCTCACCACGCAGCAGCGCAGCTGCGCTGCTGCGCTAGGTGTTCTCCGTTGTATTGGCTACTACCTGCGAAAACGCAGTTGCCGCCATACGGCGGCCTACGGGAGTTTGAGCTTAAGTGTTTGCGTAGCCACCCTACCCTACTCAGGTTCTCCCCACAGGCACTCTCAGGGGCTCCAGTGCTTTCTTAGCCGCTCTCCTACTCCTTTCCGGTTCTTTCCAAAAAAATCTAAGACTCTCTTTAATCTTATAGAGCTCTATATATCTAGGGCTGCACAATACCTGTTTTCTTATTGCCACCATTTTGCGTAAATTTGCGAAACAAAACGGGCTCAGCAAGCGGTTTTACCACCTGCTGGATACTTCGTCATCGTATTCACCCAGACACTCCGCAGACATCTGGAACGCGGCGTCATCTGGGAAATCCGTCTCAAAATCCTCGGGGTCGTCATCGGGTTCTGCGAGCCAAAGGTTTGCTTTGGAGTAGTCCATGTGCTTCGGTCTGGACTCATCCAGCAGCAACTCATCCATCGAGCAGACGGTCTGGTAGTCGCTGCCGAGGCGGATAGCTACGCTCAAGTTGCTGCCTTCAACGACCTGTTTGCGGGGCAGTGCGAGCGTTGCGGGAAGGTAACCGGCATCCTGAAACGGCTTCGTGATTCGGTCGATGGTCTTCTGTTTGGCGTACAGGTTAAGACGCAGCTCGGCTTTTTCGAGAACGGGCAGGAACGGATTTTTCATCTGCTCGACTGCCTCAACAGCCTTGACTTTGAGTTCATTCGTGTGCTCGACAACCCTGTCAGCAGCTGCGCGAATCGAGCGCTCAAGTTCCTCGGCAGTCTGCTCAATGACTTCCTGCAGAGCGCGGTAGACGGTCGCTACATGGCACTTGAACAGTTCCGCAATCGCTTTGACGCTCCAACCCTCGCCGGAGAGTGCCTGCATCTCGAGAGAGCGGCGCATACGGCGCTTCTTCTCCTCGTCCACGATATCAACACCGCGAATTGCCGCCTGACGCTTGACAGTATCGATGCCGATTTTGAGTTTTTTAGCAATCTGCTTTATGCTCAGTTTTTCCTTGTCAAAGAGCTCGATGATGGTATCGTACATTGCCTTCTTGGCTTCGCGCTTTTGTGCCGCTTCCCAGATTTTTCTATGGTTGCGGATACGGTAATCCGGAATGACCTTGTGGTCAATCAGAACGCCAAGCATCTTGCGGTCAGCAGCGGAGCTGGCAACCGGGTACAAAATCCCGTCATGAGTCTGACGGCTCCTGTCCATCTTCTTCTTGAAAGTGCTGATACGCAGATTCTTGAACTCTTCCTTGGTCAGACCAAGAGCCTCGGCGATGGTCTCATCCTTGAACGGATGCTTCACCCAGCTGACGATTTTTGCAACTTCCTTGTCCGGAAGCGGCTCCGCGAAGGTAGAGTTAATAAGCTGTGCCTTTTCCAAAGACGCAGCTTGGTGATAATCGCATGCTGTAGATAAGCAGTACAGCAGCACAGTATGCCGTTTTCCAACAGGGGTCGTATTTCTGCGCAGGAAATCGATGACCGCATCCCAGCGCTGTGTGATGCAGCGTTCGGCAATCTCTGACCGGGGTCTTGCGATACTTCTGGCAGAAACGACCGAGCGCTCCGTATTCCATTCAAGAATACGCTTCGCAAAGCGTTTCTTTGCCCATGCGAGCTCCTGCTCATCGGTGGTATTGAAGATTTCGCGGTTCGAGACGACTGTATCGTCCACGATTCGCCACTCAACATCGATAGAATCCGCAAGGACATACAGGTCATTGAGCCGGTATCCCACTGCAGGGGCATGATAGACATGGCAGCAACGCCCGGCCTTCGTATTGAAAGTGCCTGGCAGGCGCATAATATGATTGATGCCTTTAACGGAATCATCTACGGAAGCGTACAGGTAATTGTCGCCCCAATTCACAATCTCCGCTTTCAGCATCGTGCGAATCTTGGTATGTAACCGCTTATAGATTTTCAGGGCGTGCTTGTTGTTCGGATTGACAGGGTCTATGAAAATCCAGTAAGCCGCGCCGCGTCCGGTATTGACAACAAAGCCTTCCGGAAGAGCCCCATTATAAATGGCGGTGGTCAGCATCTTGCAGATGCCATCACTGTAATAGAGAGGGACACCCTCCTCATGACAGTCGATATCAAAGCCCAGAGAAATCAGCTGAGAGATGCGGGAATCTGTACGAATACCGCTCTCACGCAGGGATTTGGCCCAGTACGCCGTGTTATTCGTGATGTACAGGTTCGTGGTGCAGTTATAGTATGTGAGCCGATTCGACTTTTCACTGGTCTTCGTGAAGATGCTATGCAATTCCGGCATGATAGAGTTCGGGGCAAATTGACGAATGGCACTAAGTTTGTGCCCGACACCCTCGGGCTTAGAGTACACCTGAAGAGCGCCCTCTGCTTCGCAGAACTCGTAAGTCTTGTAGAACGCAATATCGTTCTCCGTAGGGTAAATACGGCGCTCGCACTCGGGATAATCAGTATATTCGATTGTAGCAGCAGTTGCAGCTTGCATTGTGATACCCCTATATATGGCGTTCCATTGCATTGAGGACACATCATACTGTGATTTTAGTTGCTTATTTCCCATTATCTGCGGTTCGCAAGTAACCGCAAGTGGGGGCAGGCATGGGCATATGGCAAGTTGCACAAGTGAATCGGGTGCATTGGATACAACCATGATTCGACAAATGTTAGCGCAGAACGGCCCGGTTCTGTCAGTGTTCAGAGCGGGAACCAGCCAGAAAGCGCCAAAATCTTCTCCGTTTTCAACAAAACCAAAAACTCCCCGGCAAAAATGCCAGGGAGCAAGCAAACAATATTATGTTTTCGGGACAAACAAAACATAGTATTGAGACTCGATAGCGCGGGTCCAGTCAGGAAGCAGGTCCATGACCTCGATGCACAGCTTATGCTGAGAGCGGTTGAGCAGAACGGCATCAAAATCCCACTTATCGAGAGTATCCTGAACCGTGCGTTCAGTAGCACTTTCCGAGCCAGTGCCCATCGAGATAGAAGCGTCTATCACATCGTCCGGATACAGGTCTGCGCGGCTGTCTGCGAAGTCTTGGAACCCATGGTATATCGCTAAGCCTCCGTCGTTATAGCCCGTGTATAGGCGCTGAGGATTTAGTTCGTGAAGCTCCTGCACAAAGACAGGGTCCATCTTGTCGTAGGTCTTGTCAGGGTCATTGATAACAAAGGGAGCATAGAGAACGATGGCGGCGACCAGCACAACTGAGGTGAGAATTGTACTCCTCTTCGCCTGGCCTGTGAACCCTTCCGTTGGCCTGCCGCCGGTCTTCCACATCTTGTTTTCCTGCTCATTCATCATGACAGCGAGGAACCGAAAAATCAAAGGCGTAGTGACAATCAAAAGATAGGTGCGGATTCGTACATAGCGGGATGTAAGAATCAGACAGCAAAGTATCGGCAGAAATTCCGTGATGCGGACTTTCTTGTGCGAGGCAAAGACAATGAACAGAAATGCCAGACAGAAGAAGGCAACGATATCGGCGAGCTCGCACGGTTGCCATTCCGAGACATATTTCTTTGTGGCCTCGTTGTTTGTCAGGAAGAAGTAGTAGTACAGTTTGTATGTGTAGGGATTGATGAGTCCGGTCAGAAGACTGGCGACAAAAATCTGGATATAGGTCTTGACCTTCTTTGTCTTCTGTTCGTTCTCATTGACAAGACCGAAGGTATTGATGTTGGGCAGATAGCACATCAGAATGAAAAGAACAATGAACGCGAACAGGATAGGCAAAGACCCGCCATGCAGGTTCGCCCAGAGGAAACTCAAAACCGGCAATAGCCAGCATCGTTTCGAGTCCGGGTTCCGGTACAGGTCGTTAAAGAGATAGAAAGAGACCACAAAGAGAATCATTCCGATGTTCTGAGGTCTTCCGGCCCAGGATAGCAACGCCGTGACAATGGTGACGAATAGGCAATTCTCAAACGGGTCGCGCAGTTCTTTTGCCCAGGCGTATTCGATAAAGAGCGCGTACAGGAACGCTGTGATGAAGGAATAGATGAGCAGTCCTACCACGGAATTAGAAGAAATGCACGAGAACTGATAGAGGATGATGCTGCTCAGCCATGAATGCGCGGTCTCTGTCAGCCCTAAATCCTGAGATATCCAGGAGAAGGCATCTGCGACCGGAATCGTGTGTGTAGAGCAAATTTCTCTGCCGAGAACGATATGCCAGTAATAGTCGCTGTCCCCGATTCCGCCCAATTCAATGAGCAATACACTGAAAGCGGCTGCAATCAACGCGGCAAAGAAATAGAGCGTCTTATACCGCTTTTGCGAATGATGCATAGGATGTACCTCCAAAACGAAAAAATGGGCAGACCCAAAAGGTCCGCCCGCCGCAATGGTCATACTTCAATACTATGCCGTTCGCAAGATTCGGCAACTATTTTAGGATTTTCCGCTCTGACAGTTGTTTCAGGAGCGTGGTGTACACATGATTGTTTATGCAATAGTTGTGCCCGAAAAATTCTTCGTCGCTCTCCCTTAATGCCTTCGCCAGAGCCGCTGCTACGGCAGGGCTTCTGGAATATCCCGCATCGCAATGCACGATAATCTGAGAAACTTCGTCAACATACTGAAGAAGTGCATCTACAATACATCCGGCGTCCTCGTCAGACATAGGTTTGAGCCCATGCACGCTTTCGGCAGTGTCGATGTCATCGAACTGGAGGTATTCGATATGCCGGATATTCTCGTTGTCAGCCTCGTTCATGATGAGCGGTAGCTTATCGTTAGTGCTGGAAATCGAAATGATGAGCGTAGGTTCGTCGATGTTTTCGGCATCATACTCGGGTCCATACCCCAAAGCTGCAGCAAGGCACTGGGCACGATACATCACTTTGATTTTCATACTATCCCCCTTTTGTCTCCATCAGGGATTTCGTAAAATTCAGCCGCCATACGGGATTCTGAAATAGTCCAGATATGCTTTGAATCTGTCCTGTGCCGTTAAGCAGGTATCCACCAAATACCCATGCTCATGGTTCCATTCGTGAAGCCCGCGATAATAGAACATCTTCAAGTCATCCTCGATAATAAACGGGACAATGTTGTTTTTAAGACATTCCTTGAAAAGGATAAGTCGGCCAATACGCCCGTTGCCGTCTTGAAACGGATGAATGCACTCGAAGTCATGATGGAACGCAATGATTTGTTCGAGCGTATGCTTCGGGACGGTATTATAGGCAGACAACAACTCGGAAATCTCCGCTTCGACTTTTTCCGGAGCGGTGGTATCTCGCCCGCCGACCTCGTTAGGAACGCGTTTATATTCGCCAACAGCAAACCAGTCTTTCCGGGAATCGCTTGTGCCGTTTTTTAGCGTGAGATGCAGGCGCTTGATGAGCGTCTCCGACAGCGGATACATAGCGTTGTCAATGACCATGTCGATACATCGGAAATGGTTCGCGGTCTCGACAACATCATCCACATTTACAGCCCCGCTCTCGAACCCGATAGTATTCGTCTCGAAAATATAGCGGGTCTGGTCATGCGTCAGGCGGCTCCCCTCGATATGGTTTGAGTTGTAGGTCAAATCAACCTGAATCTTGTGATAGATTCCGCCTTTCCTCTGCTTCTTTTTCTCTTCTCGAAGAACGGACAACAAAGCATTCTCGATTTTTGCATTTGTCCGTTTTGGCTTCTCTGCGTCTTCCGGGATTTGCCATGTCTTACCGGCAAGAACTGCATTCGGAATTTTGCCGATAGCGCAGTAGTTCCGAACTGACCGCTCCGAGAGATTCCATTTTTTTGCCGCATCAGCGACCGAAATATAAGCCATACTGCCACCTCGCTTTAGTATAGTATACAATGATAACGGCAAAATGTCAATTTTGCCAAGAAGTAATCCTATATTTTGCCGATGAATGGCAACAAAAATACCGCCCACAGAAAGTGAGCGGCTTAATGTAAGTGTTTTACAGTTCCCACCGCACCTTATACGCAGCGAAAGCAAGTAAAACAGCGACTATAAAACTGACCTTGCAGACGCAAGACAGGATTATCTCGAATCCATGCAGAAACGCCTCGTGTGCTTTCAGCGCACCAGTTGCCTCCAGGAATATGGCTACTGGAGACATACCGACGACTTCGATGACGAATCCAACGGCGCAAATCATGATTGCTGCAAATGCGATTCGGGTGAGAACGGACGAGACAGCAGATGACTTTGGAGGCTTTGCAAAACGCTCCGCTATAGCGCGGTCATCGCGCAGTTTGCTGTATATGACAGATGCAACAGTGGCAATGGTGAAGAACATCAAAATATTCCCGCAAAGCGAAATAATACCGTGAACTGCCACCATGACAGCATTCGTGTCAGGAACAAAAAGACCGGCAATGCGATAAGCAATGGCAAAAGCAACCATGAGAGTTGCAGATGCAACGGTTCCGAAAAGAGATACAGCGATGGGCTTGTCGATGAGATTTTCTTTGCGCATAGTGTGGCTCCTCCTTAGAGCCTGAAAAATTGAGTGTGTGATGTGACGGACTATACAAAGCGCAAAAGCGCTATGTAACGAAGCAAGGTCGAAGACTTCTTAGCCAACAGCCCCGTAGGATGCGACGCCGGCCATCAGATATCCGTTCTTGTTACCGACCAGAGCGGTCGCTGCTTTCTCAGCAAAGCCGATATAAGCATTCATGACGGAACTATCCGAAAGGCGGTATGCATCCAAAGATACAGGAGCAGTGATAAGAAGATTGTTGAACATGTCGGTGTGCGGTGCCCAGCCGTTCAAGGAGCAGAGTTTCTCAGCTTTTTCCTTGTCTGCTGGTGCGGGAACAACTGCCTTCAAAACGAGATTCACCTTCCCGTCAACAACGGGAATACTGCGGCATTGACCGCCTAATACCTTGAGCATCTTTTTAATCCTCCTTGCGTTTAGTCCTCGGTGAGAGAAACAGCGAAAACTGCGTAGAAATTGTGATAGCTTCCAAAAGCGTTCTTTTGCCATTCACCGACAACATACAGCGGGTTTTCCTCGATATCGCGGATGCAATCATCAAGGGTGTAAGCGACAGCGATGTTCTCGGGACGGTTTTCCTTGTCCTCTTTGAAGAGTTTGTCGGCTGCGACTTTGGCGGCTTCGAGCGTAGGATAAACCTTGTCACAGCTGCCGACGCGGTCAAACTCGCCATCGTCCTCGTTCGAGTAGTACGACAGGATGATAAAGAGTTCTTTCGGGTCCGGCTGCTTCAAGGTAGACAGCGCATCCGATGCACCGGTAGCATAACCATAGCAGTAGGCTGCATTGTAGCACTCCTGGTCTTCATAGCTGTTTGCTTCACGCTCTTTGTCTTCGATAGCTTTGCGGACAAGTATTTCATTGTTGTTCATAATGCACCTCCAAGTGCTTGTTTTGCTGTAAACAAAAAAGGCAGACCTACCACGAATGGTAAGTCTGCCTTAGTGAATACAGAATTGTGAATTGTACGAACGCGAATAGCGCCTAAGTAGATGGTATCTATCGTACAATTTCAATTCTATGCGGTTCGCAAGTGGTGTCAATAAAAATACCGACTACTTTTCAGTGGTCGGTATAATGCTATTAGCCCTTGTATCCGCTGGAAACCTTTTTAGCAAGGTACACCTGACCCTTAGGGGTAATCAGTGTCTTGCGTGCGGTATGGGATGCTTTGCCGATGTAATATACCGTTTCCTTGACCTCAAAAATCCCCTGCTGGATGTACTTCTGGTAGGCAATATTCGAGGCGTCAATGTACTTCTCTTTACGCAGCCAAGCCATCAGGCGATTTCGACCGATGTTGATGTGGTCGTTGGCAAGGCATTTCGCAAACTCGCCAAAGTCCACGCTGTTGACTGAGGCGCTGACAGCGCGGTGGAAGTCAACGCTTTCCTGCTGGACACCGATGACCTTGTCCTGATTCTTGACGGCTTCCAGAGAAGTCACAAGCAAAGCTTTGGTTTTAGCATCCGTATTAGGGAGCCACTGGTCCACAAAAACAACAGGGTCGTTCACATATCCGCCGGTCTGACGAATCGTGGGCAGCAGTTCATCGAAAACCCACGTCTCGAACTGTTCAGCCTCAGGCTTATTGGAGCGGCAGATGAGTCGGTATACATTCCCTTCTGAGATGAACTTGACAATGCGGGGAATGCCGCCAACCTCAACGCGGCCGGACTTGATTCCGTCCTGACGGCAGTGGATGTTCAGCTCGCGGGTTATGTTCGTATACCCCAATGCCTTGCAGACATCCACAGCGCAGAAATAAAACTTGTTGTTCTCCTCGATAATACGGAGTTCACCAAACACTTCAGACAGGAAAATCTCAGGTACGCGGTTCATATATAAACACTCCTTTAAAATTTGAGTGGGGTAACAAACCGTTACCCCACCCTGATATTTTGACGATGATACGAGCAAATGGTTTTTTAAAAAGTTTTCGTGAAAACGCTTTTTATACGTTGATTGCGGCCACTTCTTCGCCGCACTTGGAGCATGTGAACAAATCCTCGGCATCAGGTGCATGGGTTACTTCATCGCAGTCAGATTTGGCTTCGATAAAGTCGCCGTCTTCGTCCACCAGCCAAGTTTGGGTTACGTGCGCGGTTGCGATGAATGTAGTGTTGCCGCATTTAGGGCAAGGACCGATTTTGAGAGCCATAGGTCAAGCCTCCCTCTTCCAGAAAATCTTGTCGCCACGGAACGCAGCGATTTCTTTCACGAAAGCGAATGGGAACATTCCGTCTTTACACTCGACGTTTATCCCGTTGTCTTTCAGGAACTCATAATAGCCTTCAAAAGAATCAGGATACTTGAAACCAGCCTCAGGAAGAATCGCTTCATCGAGATTAGCCCCCGTATAGCCGAAGAACTTGGAATCAAAACTACCGACAAACTGCTTTCCACCGATGTCCAATGTTACTTTTACCTGACCGGACTTGGGAACCGAATCGTGAAACAGTTTTGCCTGAATCAAATCCTCGCTTGGTGCTTTTTTGTATTCGGCAAGTTTCTGTTCTTTGTATCTTTCGATGGATACCTGTCGGCGAATGTGCTTTAAGCTCCACTCCTGTTCTTCAAGCATCTTCTCTACATACTCTTTCGCCCACTCATTCTGATTGGCGAGAAACAGTACAATGGCATCGCTGGAAGAGATAGGATTTGCCGTAAAGGAAATGTTGTTAAACATATGGCGTTTTTTGCCAAAGACAAATTCATATTTGGCTTCGGCTGTGCCCGTTTCTTTGATATCTGTGTCCACGTAGCAATCCGTAAACGTTTTGCGGATATAGTTCTCCACTTCATCGTGCATCTGATTCGCAACATCCTCATAGGACATGGATGCGATGCCGAAGCGTTCGTTGAAGAAGTTCTTCAAGTCGCAATAGATTTTCCCATTGGTCACAAATGCGATGAAGTTGTACTCTCCAAAAGAGAAAAAATCATTCCGTAAGCATCCGTTCGATACGATTGCTTTTCGCGCATAAATCGCATCAACACAGTTTTTCCCTTCGGCAACTTTTACGCGGATAAAGTTGTAAAAGAGTTTGTTATCTTTTTTTAAAACACCCGCGTAACTTTTGATGCCTCTGTCTCCAATAAAGGCATCCATTTCCTTTCGTGTAAGAACCTTATTGGGGTTAAACACTTCATCTTCTGCAACAAAAAAATTAGTATTCATTTTCCTTCTCCTTTTTTGACGCACAGGTCAAGAATCATTTGTCGGAAAACAGTACAGGGATGACGATGTACTGTTCGGGATGCGCGATGACATCGTTCAGTTCGGTATCGTCCGGATAGCATTTCCATTCGATGCCGTTATAGAACAGCTCGCACGCTTCGGAACAGGGGTGGTTGGAAAGGATGTCGGTAGCGCACGAAAGGTTGTACGCCTCCGTGGAACCCATCGGGATAGTGCAGAAACACTTCTCCAACGAACTCTGAATGCTGATGCCGTCCTTGTCCCACTTCTTCAGAGCGTATCTGGCGGTTTCAAGAGCCGCGTGCAGTGCTCGTTTCTTCATGTCTTCTGCAAAAGAAATGAGCTCGCTTGCTTCTCGATAACCAAGGATGATATCGAACACATCCACGGGCGTCGGAACGGTTTCTGTCGGGCTCATCCCGTTCGCATCGTCCTCAATGCAGATTATCTTTCCGTACAGGTTCGCCAGAAGTTCGGTCTCGCCATGACTTTCCGAAAGAGAACCTTTAACGAGGCTGGCATCGGTCTTGATTAAGCAGTTGAAACTATACATACTATTTCTTCCTTTCAAAGTGTCTGCAAACAAAAAAGGCAGACCTACCACGAATGGTAAGTCTGCCTGAGTGAATGCAGAATTGTGAATTGTACGAACGCGAATAGCGCCTTAGTAGATGGTATCTATCGTACAATTTCAATTCTATGCGGTTCGCAAGTGGTGTCAACAAAAAAAGACTGTTGCACAAGGAAAAAGCCAAGTGCAGCAGCCTCTTTGCCCTTATTCCCTCTCCACTATTTCTTCCCCCTGCAGTCCGAATGCTTCGTTCGTGCTGCAAACTTTTCCAGCGTCAACAAAAAAGTCCCGCCCACCAAACGGTGGACGGGAAAAGCGTCAATGCTTCTTATCAGCTGTGCAGCTGTTCCAGAAAGCATCGTCAAGCTGCGTGCGAGTCAGGATGTAGCAGGCGTCTCGGTCGGCTTTGTCGGTCAAGACATAGCCAGTTTCTGTCTTCTGAACCTCAACATCCTTTACATCTTTCTTGATGATGTTGCGGAAAAATTCGGAAGCGGTATCCGTTTCAGAACTGAGCAGGACACTGCCGAGAAATTCCTTTTCCTCTCCGCGAATACGGGTCGCGGTAAAAATGCTCTTATCGGTCATGATAGTTCCCCTTTCAGATTTGCGATACTTTTATCGGCAAGCGAAGTTTGGGAGCCGTGTTGCCAAGGATATTCTCCCAAAACGCTTCCCTTTCCTCATACTGATATCCAGCCTCAACCAGACACGGTTTGAGTTCTCTTATAGCTTCCGGGTCAGTGGCAATCGAAAACGTGGTATAATCCTTGTCGTCGATATACCACCCGGCAGGAAGGTTTTCGGGGTCTTCTTTGCTTGCTTCATGGTAAATAACGACGCCGCCGTTCATCTCTTGGAGGATGCCAAGCGCAATGCTCGTTTCAAGGATTTCACGAGCAAAAAGCTCATTCAGCATCATCAAGCACCTTCTTTCCCTTTGCATCGAAGCGCGTATCCCACTGAGCAATTTGGTCGTCTCCGGTAATGCCACGGAGGCTCAGCAAGCAGCTGTTTTGCGGATGACACCAGATAGTGCTGGGTGCTTCGTTTTCAAGGAAGGCACCACAAAACGGGCAAGGCTTTTTAGGACTGATTTTGTTAAGTCGCAGCATGCTCATACCTCCTCGTAGTCGATGTCGAACAACTCGAACACGCCAATGACCTGAATGGCGTAGCAATCCGCGACCATGATACGGTCACCGCCATCGATGTCGTAAGGAACATCGCGCTTGTCCAGTAACCGGCATGCACGGTCGAATTCTTCTGCGTTTTCAATGTAGAAACGAGTCATGATTTGCACTCCCTATTGATTTTTTATGCGTAAAATTGCGATTTAGGCGGGGTTGTCGGCTTTCTCGGCAGGTCCGAGGTACTCGAACTCGGCAAGGTCATCAAGAGACCGCTGATTTTTCAAGCAATAATCGTGAAGAAGGCCAACGATAGCGGTTCGCGTATTAGACGGCATTGCACAATGCTCAACCGAGAAACATACGCTGGTACTATCCTCAAAGCCTGTACCGTCCGAACCATCGCTGGTCTTTTTGAAGGTTGCCTTATAGGAGCCGATATGAGATGCGCGGTTCCCCTTGTCCACAGCCTCTGACAAAAGAGAATCGAGTTCCTTGCAGCGCTCCTGAGCGATGTAATACTCGCTCATCTTGATGGGTTGCACATAATCGGGCAATTTTCCGGAGTTGTGACGCGCAGCCTGGGTGGAATAATACCCGTAAACATTACCGCAGCCGTCATCCCACATGGCGATTTGGCATTTCCCGCAATACGGAAAATCCATGAACCACCATTTGCTCGCCGTCAGAGAATAGGGGTTGATATGCGATGTAACTTCCTCGTGCCAGCGCTTATTCATGGGCGAGTTCTTCTTGAACACGCATAACCCACTCTCCGACTTTTCCTTCATGAGCTGTGCGCCAAACCATTCTTCGTCATTCGGCGGAAGTTTCACGGTAAGGCGCATGTTCGTGGAAAAGCTGTAATCGAAGTCCCTGTTACGCGATACGAAGTATTTGTCGATGAACGAGGATGCGAACCCGACAAATTTGTCCAGCTCGTTCTTTTGTTTGAAGTACTTGCGGTACATCTCAGAGTCGGGTTTGACCAAAAATGCTATCTCTGTCATAGTTCAACATCCTCACTCATCCATCGGGATGGCATCTGTCACCTCATAGTGGCCGTTTCGCATAGAATAGCCGATGTTGTTGGCGATATCAGTGCTCATGTTTACATCGCCGTTATTTAACGCCTGACTTACCTTTTCGATTGCATCATCAGGACTCTCGGCGTCGATGCAGACCGTCGTGGAAACAGAAATGACAACATTGTAGGTATTCATGGTAAACTCTCCTTATTTTTTCTTTGTATCAATGGGATTCGGATTCTTGTATTCAGTCCAGAGGAAAAGGCGCTCCACGGGTGTCAGGATATTCGTGTCCGTGGCTTTCAACAGCGTGTTGGCACCATCGTCACAAGAGAACGGATACGGGTATGTGGCAACCATGTCATCTTTGTTGACAGTCAGATAGTGCTTATTCAGGACATAGTAGGAACCCGTAGACCGGGTCCTAACCTCGTGCCCGGAGCACCAGACGCGGATGCTGCAATAGCGTTTTCCGGTTACCTTGTCATCGACTTCTACCAATGCGGTCAGAATCATCTCATCGGGCTGCGTGCGGTAGAATTCGTGCATCTCCTCCTCTGTTCTGATAACGGCGGGCTTGATGTCGTACCGTCTGATATCCTCGCGCAGAAGCTGCTCACCGGCACTGTGCAGAAACTCCATGATAGGATAGAAGTCACCCGCTTCTCGGCCATATTTCTCCCCTGCATGTGCGTAACAGCGGCAAGGATAGAAAATATGGTTGTCGATAGGCTTCTCGTATTCTTTGAGTCCCTGATGTGTGAACGCGAATCCCATGGCTTCATAGTTGTTGCTCATAGGAGTGACCTCCACATGGTAGGATGCGACATGGGTCACTTCCTTGTATGCATCCACATAGTCGGCTTCATCAACGACGGACGACAACATTTCCGGAATATCCTTCTTATCCATGTCCCGCAGCTTTTCATACGGGATGTACGGCAAGCTAGGATTTTCCTTGTTGTATTCCTGAATGGCATCGTCATCGTCAAGGCCGAGCCGTGTCTGCACAAGTTCACTAACTGACGAATATTCATTACCCTTTTCGTCATAAAACCTGCTGTAATCGATTTCTTGACCTTCAATGACAGCGTCATCCAACTTCATGGTATCCTCTTTCGGAAGTTGCTGTTCAAGGACATGAATTGGCATATTTGTCCCAAAATTGTCCACGGAGCCTTCGAACTGCAGGGCGGCAAACCGCTTGAGATACCAGCCATTCTGGGGGTCAACCTTCACGGTCGTTTCAGAGGTAGCTATGAGCTCTCTTGCTTTTTCGTTTTCGGTCATAATAAAGCACTCCTTTTTGAAAATTTAAACAAAAAGGCGGGCCTCTCGTGATGAGAAGTCCGCCTTAAAGCGAAATTGTGAATTGTACGAGCACAGAATGCCGTTTATGAATGGTATCTATCGTACAGTTCTAATTGTATTCGGTTCGCATAAATAGGCAAGGGAGAAAAGCGATTTTCTCTCCGAATCATGTGATTCCGAACACCTTTGCGTTGTTTTTATCCTCGCGCTGACGCTGCTCGGAATAGGTCATGGTGTTTTTATTGGAATTGAGGTATGCGAGTTCCTTCTCGGCATCCTCCTTGCTTTCAAACACCGTGACATTCAGCAGCTCATTCGGAAGGTCGAAGTAAATCTCTGTGCCGGTATCGTCCTTTGTGGCGATATCGACGGTGACGGTACATTTCGGGCAACCGGTATCCCCTTTGCTGTGAGAATACCCGCGCCACACCTGCACATTTGTGATAGTGGCGGGATAAATCACATTCTTGCTGCGGGACTTGGAATAGGTGCGGTTGTTCTTGTTACGGCCGCGAACCTCTGTGATGACCCATACGGGCTTGTCAATCAACGCTAAAGCGTTGGAAAGGTTGATGTCGTTAAACATTTTTGTCGTTCTCCTTTTTTACTATTATTCTCTGATGGCGATAGGCGGAGTCTTGTCGAGCAGCGTGTTGATGTTCCAGCCGCAAAGGGTCAAGAGCACCTCAGATGCGGGACTCTGATTCCGGATATCGTTTGCCAGGCGAAACCCGATGTGTGCATAGGCATCATCATCGCTTGCAATTTCGTTTTTGACGGTCTCGGCAAAATTTTCAGCCAGTTCCGCGTTGTCGGCGATGACATTCATGGCCTCGTTCACGACGCGGTCCTTGACTACGAATGCGTCATCGGCAAAGTAGTCACATTCCGGGCAATGCGGCTTAGCCCTCACACCGCTGGATACGGAAATCAGCTTGCAGCCACACGAGGGGCAAGTAAAAAAATACGGATGATTGGTCGGTAAGGTCATAAAAATACGCTCCTTTTTGATATGGTTTTGGAAAATTGTGCGCAGACAGCATTGGGGTCTGCGCGTTGTTGGGCACGGGAAACGATTGCTCCCCGCAGATTAGATATTGGGACTTTCGTAGTCGCACAGCTTGCCGTCAACCAGTTCCCACTGCATATGACCGCCTTGGCAAAGCACATCGAATCGTGCATAGTTGAAGCTTTCACTGACATACAAGGGTTTTCTGGTTTCGGCCTTTGCAAGCCGGACAGTTCCGTGTCGGTTCGACTCATAAGTCTCCACATCCGGGATGATGACGAGCTTTGAGGCGTTGAAGCCGAAGCGGGCAGCAATGAATACCTCTGCATCGGACTGCACAGCGAACAGATTTTTGCCGTTTCTTTCACAGGCTGCGGAAAGGTTGCGATAGAAAGTATCGCAATAATGAGTTCCGTACTTGATGGATGGTTTCCAGTCCTCGAGGGTATCAATTTTCTTTTCCAGTTCCTTGATGGTACTGTTCAGACTTTTGATTTCCGCAAGCCGGTCCTTCAACAGATTCCGGATACCGTCTTTTTTGAGCCACTGCTTGCAGAAAACCTGCTTGTCTTCTTGACAAGCCATGTATGCGGCTTCAATGACGTTGTATTCCTCCGAGGTGACTTTTACCTTCGTAAGCTTCTCAAACTCTTGCTGCATCATGATATTTCACGCTCCTTTACTCACTATAATCAAGCCGCTGACCACAGACAGGGCAGCGGTCATAGTGAGGGTTCTCGTAGTAGCCGTCGTTGCAGTCTCCGCCAAGGTCAGCATTGCAATGCGGGCAGAGATTCGGCGACCAGCTTTTAGAGATGGGATGTTTTGGAATCTGCAGTTCGCAGGCTTCAATGGCCGTCATCAGAGGAGAAGTTCCTCTTGCGCCCATGAGACCGCCGTTCAGAAGGTTTTGCAGATATCGAACGGCATTGCGGTATTCGTTCTCAGAAATCATTCGGACGCCGCCTCCTTACCGAACAGTTCGGAAATGGCATCGAGGATTTCCTGAGCATCCTTCACCGGCTTCTCCTCATACCCGCGCCACTCCTTTTGTAAGAACTTCAAGTCTTCAATGATTCTAGAGCGGGTCACATCATCCATCAACTCAAAAGCTTTGCTCCAGAGGCTGTCAACCCTCAGAGCGCTAAAACGAGGACCGTAGCAAAGTTGAAGCGTATCAATGTCCTTTGCCAATGCAAGGCATTTCGCGTAAGTACACGAAACTTCCTGCTCACGCTTGCTGAGTTCACCGTCGAAAGTGTTTCCAACCACATGAATATCGGAGCAATCCCAAAGGAAAAGGGGGTCACTAAGACGGTTGGGCTCACAGGAAACAACCGTAAAGCTTGTCAGCGCCTCGTCGTACTTCACAATACCCTTGTAGCGCTGCAAGTGTTTCGTGTCGGTTCTCTGCCAAAAGGTGATGATGTCGTCCTCAAAGACGGGGGTCTCCAACACATCATCAACTCCCGTATACTGCCCTACTGTTTCAGCATATACAACATGCTTCTCAACCTTCGGGTCTTGGGTATAGATGATGGCGCGTTCATAGCCTTTGTTCTGAGGAAAGATGCCGCCTGTGACCCAGATGCCGGGCAGAGGCTTACCGGATATGGAGGTCTTCTCCCCTTTGCGCCGAGTCTGACCACGGAATAATATTTTTCTGGTTGCCATATAAATACTCCCTTCTACGCAAAAAGGCGGGCCTCCCGATTCTTCGGAAAGTCCGCCTCAGCGAAATTATGAATTTTTGTACGAACACAAAAAGTGCCTTAGTAGATGGTATCTATCGTACAAATACCATTCTAGGCGGTTCGCACACTTTGGCAAGTAAAAAAATGCCGCTCATCCAAAGATGAGCGGGGAAAATGTCAATCAAATTGCTCCATGAGTTGGCTGAGCCACATGGGACGATACGTCCCAACAGTAAGAATCTGTCCGTTACGGTATTCTGCCACGAGAACAAATCCGTTGTCATTGTCGAAAAACTTGGCTTCATCGCAATACGGAAGAATTTTGAGGACATCTTCGAAACGATGAGAAAATCGAGCTTTGACATCTTTGGCGGGGATATCGTGTCCACCGCGTTCTACGCGGTTTTTGATTCGCCGAATACTTTCCTCGGCAGTGTCCAAACCGACATAGTACAGGCGAATATAGTATCCTGCCTCCTTTGCGCGTTTGCAAAGCCGTTTCGGATATCCCCCAGAAAGAGTTGTCTCCTGCGTGAAATTCACGCCGTCCTCTAAGGCTTGCTCGATACGTTTGACGGCAAGCTTGCCGCCCTCGTACTCGTCGCCGCCGCATTGAACGGTCAGCTTATCAGGGTCTACCACAATACCAAGGTCGCTGCGTTCGGAGCGCAAAGAACCGGTTAAGCTTGATTTGCCTACACCATCCACGCCGCCAATAAGAGTACAGATTTTCACGATATCACCCCTGTTGGATTATACCACATCGTGTCATATACGCGCAATGTGCTTTGAGCACGACCTCGGATTTCCTGCTTACATTAGCGTTGAAAATGCCGCCAATCCGAAGATGAGCGGCAAATCTTTTTCTTATTCCTTCGACCCCATGAGAACTTCGCCTTCTCCGGAAACAACGACCCAGCCTGTATCTTTACGGTATTCAGCACTGAACAGGCTTGCGAAGTTGTACCCTCCGGAAAATTCGATGTATTTCAGCGAAAATGTCAGCTGCATATAAGCATCCGAAGAAGTGCCGTTGCAGTCATTTTCCAAAGAAATATTCAAACGGTAAAAGTCCGGACGAGCGAGGTACTTATCGGCAATGTCCTTGTCGTAGGTGATGTCGTGGAAGCAGCAGGACGAGAATGTCTGCAGATGCACTTCGCGGTATGTATGGCCGAAAAGACCGCATTTATCGCGCAGATTCTCCGGCCAATGCACCTCAATGCGACCGTTGGGTTTAAGACATGGTACAGGAGGCTGTTCCACGCCAATGCCGTAATAGCGTTGGACGAACTCAAACAGCGGCTTCCAGTCGATACAATTATAAAATTCAGTCAGCTTCTCGCCATCGCGGAGCTGGTAGGTTTTGGTGACCATATGCATTTATCATTACTCCTTTTTCTGTTAGTTTAAATTTTCGAGGGCTTTCTCGTCCAAAGCAAAATACTTATGCGTAAACCAAAAATCTGTTGGTGACAGCTCTGCGTCCGGAAACAGAGAGTTGCCAACTACGACAATTCCGGGAACGCCAATGCAGCACATCTGGATGTAGCACATCTTGCAGACCAGAGGGTCAATGTCCTGTGCTACAAACAAAACACATTTGTCCCAGTCCGGGTCAGTGGATTCCAGCTGCTCGCGCATCACATTGTACCCCGCCAGAAGCAGGCATCCGGCACCACAGCACGGGTCGTTCACCCGCAGGATACGGGACTTGTCCAGAACGAAAGAATCCGGCATGTTTATGCGTGCCATCATCTGCCCGACATTGTATGGCGTGAAAAACTGACCTGCTCGGCTTTTGGCCAATCCTAGATTCTGATAAACGGTGCCAAGAAAATCCTGCTCAGGGTTTTCCAGAAGCGCCGTCATTGTAATGGCGGTAAGCACCGCAAACTGCTGTACGGTCTTTTCATCGTATTTCTGGACGATGGCATGGTACTGTTTCTCTCTTACATCCCTGCACCGCAAATCACAGGTGTTCGCAAGTGCAATGGCATGCATGTCGATGTAGTCATACCAGAGTTCGCTGCGACCGTATCGGGCGCTCATCTCATGGAAAACCTTGATAAACTCATCGACCGGAGAAACCGCTTTTTTCGGGTTGCTCATAAAAACTCCTTTCATCCTAAAACAAAAAGCGAACCTCCCAAAAATCGAGAAGTCCGCTTATTTGCAGATTGTGAATTGTACGAACACAAATTGTGTTTTTGATGGTATCTATCGTACAATTACTATTTTATGCGATTCGCATATCTGGGCAAGTACCGGCTACTGGATTTCAGCTTTCAGCCATTGTAAATACTGGTATCGTTCTGCTTCGCTCTGAATCCCCTGAAAAGCGAAAGTTACGAACGGCACATCCGTGCAATGGTTGTACAGCCACGGTTCGAGGGCGAGTGCCTCAAAAATATCATTGTAGCAAGTATTGCGCCGATAATATTCGAGGTTTTCATCTTCGATTTCGTAGTCGAACTTTGCGCGGATTTCTTCCGCCGTATAGTTTTCGGCTTTTGCGGCGGCGTTTGCAAAGAACGGGATATTGCCTTCCTTCCAGTCGGAAAGCGGATAATCCTGGTCGCAGGAATTCTGGAAATATACACTCAGCGGCCATTTTTTGCTTGCGTTCTCAGGCGGCATCATGACGATACCGAGCAGCTTGTGCTCTTCCCAATACAGAAAACGGAAGGTAAACAATGCCTCAAGCCAATACCGGTCAGCGGTATCCGCAAGCACATCGGCTCTGCGGTTTTTGCTTTCCTCATCCGCAATATATCCGGTACGAACCGAAGGGATATAATACCGATTATTCCTGATGGTTTTCCTGATATTCTTTTCGGTCATTTGAAATTGCGTGTATTCCAGCGCAATCGCCATGGCTTCCTGCAAACTGTTCGCCTGCGCAAAGCCCATGTCAAAACCATAGCTCATAGAATAATTCTCCTCTTCTTTTTGTTCGGGGCTGGGATGTTGCCTGCCGTTTTTAATGCCATCAGAACCAGATGCCAAACTGAGACTCAGCGTCATCCAGCAGCCAATTCTTCCAGTCACGGCAAGTCATCTTGCCAAAGGCTTCATGATTTCGCAGAATGTAGCACAAAAGCTGCGATTTCTGCGTTGTGCTCATGTTGTCAATGACATGTTGACGGTCATTTTTTCTGCCCCAAAAATCCACAGAGTTGCCAAGAGAATTGAGGTTTTTGAGAATGTATTGTTGTGTATCGTTGTCGGAATCCTCTTTATCGCAGATATACTCTACCATAAAGGGATAAAACTTTTGAACAGCTTCCTGAATAGTAGCTGCCGTAGTTGCACCATGCGATACTGCCCAGCCACATTCCATGCCAGTCATTGGCAATGGAAACATGACATACATCTCATATCCATCAATATCAATTTGACGATAATAAATACGATAAGGAGCGTTTTCGTTACAAAAAACATTCCATCTACTCATTTGTTTCCTTTCTGACATTAAATGTCAAACCACCAAGGAGTGGAACATTCTTCCCTTCCCTGTTCTACTTTTTGCCAAGACGCTGGGCGGCAGTTTCGGTATCGCAGAAGCACAAAAGCTCCTGACCATATCGAAAACCGTCAAACCCATCGCTGTAAGAATAGTCGATACGACCTTTGGCGTCGCGTTTGACCAGTTTCTTGAAGGAATCTTCCAGAGTCGTTTTTCCGCTGTTCACGGCTTCTGTAACCATGTCGTTGAGTTCATCGCTCATGTCAATACCAACAGGGTCAGGAAACATCATGCTGCGAGCGTAATCGCGAAAATCTGCTATATCCATGAAGTAGTCTTCGTCAACTTTTGTGCGAATAGTATTGGTCAGTTTACTCATTTTCTTTTCTCCTTTTTTGTTGCAAGGCAGGAATCAGATTTTCTCCACCTCATCCTCGCCGTACACGACATGCAGACTGGAACCATTGTCCCAATGCATGATGAGACTGCCAATGCCGTCAACACCGACAACCGTACCCTCCGTGCCAATAGGCGGGGCTTGTACATCATCCATTTTGACAAGGCGAACGCGGGTGCCATTGGGATATTCGGTGCGAAGCACTTCGATGGTTTCTTTAGTCGGGAACATTACTATTTCTCCTTTCGCCTCAGGCGTTAGCTCTGATTTTTGCCGCTCGGCAGATGAGCGTTGCGAGTGTTTCAGGGGTGCTGAACCGGCTCACGGAAGGGCCTTTCCAGGTCCCTATGCTGCCATTGATACCGTTGCGTAGTTTAATGCCGCTGCCGCCTTTCTCTTTCCAGTCATGCAGGTTGACAGAGTAGTCGTCCAGAAGAACGAAAGACTTATCAATACACGGCATTTTCAGACGATTGGCAGCTGCCGCAGCCTTGCTTTCTCCGCAAGGAACGAAAATCCTATGTGCAGCATCGATTTCCGGTACATACACATCCAGCCATTCGGATTTCTCTCCTACCGCAGCGGGGTTTTCCGGCATGAATGCGGAAAGCGCATAGATATCGAGTTCAGGATGCGCGTTGCAGAGGATTCTTACGGCATCCACTACCGTCTGATACGGAGGCAGGTCCCGAAAATAGTTCTCCTGCAGTAAATCTTCAAAACACGCGGCTTGCTGCCACGCTGCGAGTGTGCCGTCCATGTCGATGAACAGCCGAGCCGTAATGATGTTATCGGTCATAATGAACCTCCATTCCTTCTTTGCAAAGTACTCCGATAAAGCTTGGTGTGCTCATTGGTTCTCCTCCTCGGTAGTCTGGACCTCAACAAGTGTTTTCATTGCAAAGCTCCTTTTTGTCGTTCGCAAACAAAAAAGGCAGGCTCACCCGAAGATGAGTCTGCCTGAATGCTTGCAGATTGTGAATTGTACGAACGCAGGATTGCGCCTTGGTAGATGGTATCTATCGTACAATATCTATTCTATGCCGTTCGCACAGCATGGCAAGCAAAAAATGCCGCCTACCCGAAGGCAGACGGCTGAATGCTATTGGTTAGTTGAGGTTCGGTTTCGTCATGACATGGGCGCGATATACCGTGTTGGTGTCTTCATCCTTCAATTCCCAGCAGCCGGTAAAGCCATCGCAGGGTTCAGTGGCGACAACTTCCTTGCCGGTATTATCGTACAGGATAGCCTCAGTCCAAGAATCGTCCTTGCCGCCGCAGCAGCGGATGTCCATTTCAAACCCGTCGGAGAATTTCGCAGTCTTGCCCAGCGAAGAACCATCGCCTTGCGCTTCCTCGCCGCGAAGGTGCTTCTCAATGCGCTCAGCGTACGGCTCGCTGATATACACAGTTTCTTCCAGAATGGTTTTCTTTGGAAGTACATCGACAAGAACATGGTATTCGGCACCGTTGTATGGAAGAATCCAATGGTTGCAGAATACCTTGGTGTTCTTTGTCTTGTATACCGTCTTACCGTTCACGGCAAGTGTTACCATACCAGAAACACCATCTTTGCTGTTTCCTTCCCAAAGGACGGAAACAATGGTGTTGTCTGCAGCAAATACGACATCACTGATTTGATACCCGTCGTTAATGCTGTCAGGGTCGTTGAGATGGCGGATAAGAGCATCGTGTTCCGATTTCTCCATCTGGATGTGGTTTACAAAGATGCGTTCAAAGCACTTGCTTCTCTCGTACATGCGTGCCACATACAGAACAGTCTCGACCAGGTCCTCGACAGTTCCGGCAGTCATAGAATCCAGCGTACGGCGAGCCCACAGGTCAACACCATCCTCGATAATGCTGCACTCACAAACTCTGTGAAGGCTGGGATAGGTCACGCTGATAAGCTGCATACGAAGGGCAGGTTTGTTGCCTTTTGGATAAATGTCATTGATGGGAAAATTGAGGGGGTCAAGGCTGACACTTTCAGGGACCTCACCGAACCCCGACCAACGACCGGGATTCCGTTCTGCCATGAATTCACGAGCGAAACGCTCCGCAGTCTCCTTCGTCAAACCATGCCATTCTTTGACATCGCGGCTTTTCTCGATGGAAGAAACTGCATCGCTGACGGCAGTGAGAAAATCGCTCTGGTTCTCTTCCTGATTCCGTCTGGTTCCGTCCACGAGCTGCTCAAAGAGGGCTGCATCGCGCAGATACTTGGCGGCAATGGGAGCTGATACCTCGGCAGAATCCGGAATAGTCACTGCAATGTTGAGGTATTCTCTGATATCCTTTTCGTCCTGCAACCTCTCGCAGAACTCCGAAAGCGCATCGAGCTCATCCAGAGAAAACTCGATTTTCGCGCTCGGCTGCTTCGCGGTTTTGGTGATAATGATGCCTGTGTTGATTTTTTGGATTTTCATAATATTCTCCTTTTTGTGTTAGTATCTTCCGAAAAGAATCCTGCCGATAATCGCAATGTCTTCGTGCTCGGTGGAAGGTTCGTGTTTTGCGTTGTAGACAATCATTCGCAGCATGGTCTGTCTGAACCAGAAAATATCATCTGCACGAATGTCGTTGTAGCATGCTTTTTTGTACAAAAGCCGATTCTCGTAAAACTCTCGAAGGGTGATGACTTCCTGCTCTCCTTTGATGAGTTGATACTTTGGCATCGGGTCAGACGACGGAATTTCCTGAAATACGATTTCTCCGGCATCTTTTCCTGCGAAAATATCGGCTAGATATGCGACCTTTCGAGCCTCATTCCAGGCGTAACGACTCTGATAGCCAGGCGTCAAGTCAACATCATAGAAGTACAGGAAACCCAGCAAAAATCGGACCGTGTGATTGTAGTTGCTGACAGGAAGCGGCTTGTAAGGGTTCGGCTTTCCGTAAACGGAACCGATGTCTTTGTATCCGTATTCCGGTCTCATATCGAGCCACGCATAGCAGCGGTATTCGGTAGATTCGAACATCTGCACGACATATATCTTTCCGCCGTCAAGTATGTCTCTGACAAAGCCATGCTGGTTCCCCGGAAGACTTACGCTTTCATCGATGCCGAACCGATACGCGGGACTACCGGCACTTTTTGCGATGATTTGTGCCCGCACATAGTACGGATTGTCGCATGAATGACAAGTAGTACTGGCTGCTTTGTTCACCATTTTCAAATACACTCCTTTTTTGAACGCAAAAAGCGGACCTCCCAAATTCGGGAAGTCCGCTTTAAAGCGAAATTATGAATTGTACGAACGCGGATAGCGCCTCAGTAGATGGTATCTATCGTACAATTATTATTCTACTCCATTCGCATAAGCACGCAACGGTATTGCGATTATTTTCCGAACAGCGGGTTTTCCCAAAGGACCTTGCGTCCGCTCGACACGGAAACGATAGAGTCGAAAGGAATATCATAATGGAATTTACTGCTATAGTTCGGGTAGTTATCGTTCAGAAAACGTTCTACTTCTTCCTGATGACGAGCCGGAGAAATTGCGTAAGTGGCAAGATTCTTGGTTTTTACGGTGTCGTAGGATTCGATACCGACAGCAGGATATACAACCTGCATGGACTTGCCGCCAGCCACGATGTTCAGACGAACATTTTTACGGTCTTTGACAGCAGCCATCAGATTCTTGCAGACGCTTTCCCAGCAAGAAGGGTCCGCGCTGAACGCATCCAGATGTTGCCGGGTCTGAACCAGATATGCCACAAAAGGTTCGGCAAACTCCTTGGCGAACGAGTCCCAGATTCCAGACTGTTCCAGAACCTTGGCAAACCGCTCTTCCCATCCGGTGGGGTTTGCAAGGTAGTCAACAATGACGGAATCGTCGAACTTTTCAAGGAGTTTCAGCATCAAATCGAGTGCTGTGGTGTCGTTGTTCCTGTCATACACATACTGCTTCACGGCACTGTCGTATGTCAGGGACTGAAACTTTTTGTCCTTCATCACCTCAGCAGAGGGGGTGTAGGTGTTCTCGATGTACGCGAGAAAGGCATCTCTCATTTCAGCCGTGACCCAGTTGGAATCCGCCTGCCGGTAATCGTCAAAGAGCAGTGCGAATGCAGCAGACTTGCAGTAGGTTTCTTTGCGGTCAACGATGAACGCCATGAACTCGAGACCGTTCTTAATGCTGAAATGATTCGCACCCATAGCCAGAGGGAAAGAGCCGAAATCCTGCTCGTACAGCGCTTCGACATAATGTTCTCCCTTAGCCAAAGGAACGCGCACAAAGCGGCGGAAAGCGGTGCCTTCGAAAGCGTTGGTAACAACACCCTCCAGAACGGTATCCGAGTCATTTGCGATATAGGAATCGAAGATTTCCTTTGTGATAGTTTTGCAGTACATATAAACCTCCTGTGATTTAGACCTTTTTCTTCAGAACAACGTAATGGAAGCCGATAAGCTGCTTGGGCACATCGACGGTGGACTCGTCGTCCGGGTCGAAATAACCCGTCTCGACCGAAAGCCCCATAGCTTCCATGCCGCTCGCAACCACCTCAAGCTCCTGTTTGTTGTGGGAAACGATAGTGTTTTCCACGAACTCCACAGTGTTTTCAGATTTGGATGCAAGGCGCTTGCCGTAAACGATATAATCGAAATTTTGAAGAAAAATCCCGGAAGAAAGGTCACTGAGTTGCTTTTCGGTGATGGCTTTCTGACGATTCAGATAATCGTCATTCATGGATTTAACGCACGTTACATCTTCATCGACCCAAAGGATGCGTTTTGATTCATCCCCGTCAGCACGAATACCGTCAGCAATGATGGCAAGAGGCTGGTCAGTCTCCATATCATCATCACCGGCGTAAAGATGACCCATTACGATGTCGTTGGTATCGTTCGGCAGCTCGAGGCGGAACCAAGAACAGTGGCGATGGCTTTTAACATTATCGGTCGTAAGCCAAATGCCGGGATAGGACTCTTTGGTTTCTTCACCAAGAGAAAATTCCGCATTGGCCCTGTCTGCGCCAAGAACTGTTGATACGGTAAGAGAAATAGGCGGTTTCTCGTCTTTCGGCCAGAACACCTCGATAACTTTCTCGATAGGGACGACGACAGATACGGGTTTTCCGCTGAAATTAGAAGAAAGTTTCAGTTCCATGTTAATGTACTCCTTGTTATAATTGGTTGTTTTTAGATATCGACGTAGTAGTATCCCGTCAGAGAATCTACCTCGCCGCTGCGTTCGTCTTCCTTGGGGTCGAAATATCCGGTAACGGCATCAAAGCCCATGGAATCCAGCATATCCGCAATGCGGTTTACAGTAGCCTCATCCTTCGAGGCAATCAGGGATTGAATACACTTTACATAGCCGTGCGTGGCTTCCTCCAAGCGTGTTCCGAAATCAGCGTAGCTGAACGGCTTGTCGAACTGTTTTTCCGTGGCGGCAAACCACTTATACTTGTTTTCACCCTCGGATTCTTCACGGAAATCCTGAACGCTGATGGTTCTTCTGTTCGCGAAAACGATTCGCGGAGAATCGTCATCGGCTGCTCGATAGCCGTCCACAATACGAACCAGCCAATCATCGCTTTCCGTTTCGTTGTTGCCGGAATACAAGTATCCAGTCACGAATGGATTCAGCGTGTTCGGAGCTTCAAGAGAACACCAGAGTGCTTCGGTGTCAAACTTTTCGTTTCGACTTTCAAGGTCAACACTCAGGTAGTTCTCCTCCTTCTCATCGCAAATTGTCATGGCGGCAAGGATGGTCTCATCTTTAACCGTGGTAGACATCTCGATGCGGTTGGGCTTGTCGTTTTCGTCTGCCCAGTATTTCTGAATCAGGTCTTCGATGGGGATGATAACCTTTTTGCCGTTGTTGCCTTTTAATGTGATTTCCATAATTCATTCTCCTTATTTTTCGATGTAGTCACAGATATAGTTCAGCATACCGTTCTTTTCAAGGTCGTCGCCGATAAAACCGCTGTAGGAATCAACGACATTGCCGTCCTCATCCGTGATGCAGTATTGCCAGCAATTTCCTGCCAGATAGTCACTGTATGCTTCGAGTTCGTTACGGATGCAGTCCTCGGCGCGGTGCATGGCTTCACAACGGGATACGGGAGTGTCGGAAATTCTCCGCTTCATGAAGTCGTTGATGTTAGCGACCGCAAAGCCGATGCAGGCAGAATCCCAAATATCAGGAAACGGAACCGTACTGAGCGCGATGTTGCTATGCTCATAGATATAAATGGGCGAAATGACGTACTCACCCGTTTTTTCGAGTGTCCGCTTTGTTTCGTTCAGGTGGTAGGCATCGTCGATGACATCGCCTATCTTGCGACGAGGACTTTTGAGACAATAGAAAGTGGCTGCATTGCAGTCATTTTCGCGTGGGTTTTCGATGTCCGTGTCATGGCTTATGTCGAGGCACAGGTCATCCTTGAGAGTCAATTCTCGGTAATCGTAAACGGTCATTTTCAATCTTCCTTTCTGATAGACTCAAAAAGGCGGACCTCCCAGATTCGGGAAGTCCGCCTTAAAGCAGAATTGTGAATTGTACGAACGCAAGACGCGCCTTAGTAGAATGGTATCTATCGTACAATACCTATTCTACCCGGTTCGCACAACTTGGCAACTGTTCATTTTGCGTGGTGCAGTGTTTTTCCGCTGCGGCGCACAATTGCTTGATGTCAGCGGCGGAGTATCCAAAGTCGAAATACGCCATCGGCAGCTTCTTGTCATCGTGCTGCCACTCGCTGCGCAGAGCAATCCTGTCTTCATCAGCGCAAACGAACATGTCCGGAAATTTCGTTACAATCTCATGTAGCGCATCATCGCCGGTGTCGCTGAAGATATACCTGTCTGTGGCGTTTGCCATCAGTCTTACAATTTGCTGCAAATCATCCGGTGAAAACGAATAAGTCTTGCAAGTGTTTAGACAGTTCGCCAGCAGCGTTTCAGTATCAATTTTCAGACAACACATATGGATTCTCCTTTCGGTGCTTGGCTTCTACATTTCCAAATATACTCATTTCGCACGAATTGACAACAAAAAAAGAGCCCTGCATTTCTGCAAGGCTCAAATGGAACGAATCGTGTGTCAGCACAATTCATTCTGATAGCAAGCCATCCTCGTGGAGGATGTCAAAAACCTGCTACCCGTCGCTTCAGGATGACCCTGATTGACTACTCCTCTGCACCGGGAGTGAAGTCCAACGCCGATTCTCAGACAAGAATCACCGATATGGCGTTATACGAGCTCGGTATATCACCTAGGTTATGTATTCCCTGTTGGTGCCCTCGTACTGGCGCAATGAGTGCTCACTGTATAAGTACAGCTTCTTTCTACAGCCAGAAAATTCTGGTGCAGGACGTCCCATTGCCGACTGTCCTGACTTTTGAGATATAGCCTCATATTGCAATCCATCGTTTTGATAGAGCTGGTGTAACCCGATGGTGGATATTCAGTCACGCTCTACGTTGCCGTTAACCCAAGCAATCTCGGAACACCTTTTTTAGTACCTGTATCGTTCAGGAGGCAAGTGCTGCCTAAGGGGTGGTGCGGTTAGACGCGACCGAGGCTCTTGCACCCCACGATGCGTCCTTCCGCGTCGCGGATAGGCTCATTGGGGATGAAGACATCGGTACGGTCCTTGCACCGTGCGGCGACGAGGCTGCTCACGATGAGCAGAGTGTCGTCGCGCTGGGCGGGAAGGTTCTGCACCTCGCCGTAGACGGTGGTCGTCAGCGGGATAGTGGTCCCGTTGAAGTCCACCGAGCCAGCATCGGCAGTCGCTGCGGAGACGCGAGCAACTATGCCGGAAGGCTCGATGGTGATGCCGGCCACGGTCACGCTATGCGGGGTCAAGTTGCGGATGTACATGTGGGACCTCCTTCGTTGTCTGCAAAACAAAAAGCAGACAGTTACAAGTTTACGCAACTCGCATAATGCGTCAACCATCACTCGGTATCGGCAACGCCCATATAGAGATGGTAGGTGGCGTTTGCCGTCTGGCAGACCCAGTGATTGTAGAACGAATTGTACGGCTCGGATGTGACAACATCTTCGTCCGCGTAATAAATAGCAGCCTCGCACCACGAAGGACCATCCTTGCGCGGGACGCAGCGCACATCCATGCACATACCATCGGCAAAGGTAACGGACTCGAACTCAATCTCGTCCTGCTTTTTGCCTCCGTCGGTGTACTGCTTGATTTCGTTCATGCGCTCTTTGCTGATAACAAGGCGCTCAACAAAAACCTTACGAAAATTGGTGAGATTCTCATAGGTGGCGCAGATACGCATGATTGCGCTTGCCAGAGAGTGTACGGAACCGATGTCATAGCACAGGGCCGTTTTGTCGAAACAGCCGATACCATGACCCGTCCAGAAACCGCCCTCAAACAAATGGATGGAGGCGGCGTAGCAAGGACAAGCATCGATTTTGCAAAGTTGAATCTCGAGCGTGCAGCCATTGTACATACTATCTACCGCAACCCGGCAAATTTCAAAGATTACTTCGGAAGGAACTTTGCCGCTGCCATCCCAATAGGTGGGATTGTAGCGGGAAAGATACATCTCGGCAATCTGCTTTGCGTTGTTCTCGGTCATACCGATGGATTGTTTAAGCATTCTTTATACCTCTTTTCAGATTGTCAGCACATATTAGATGCCTCTGGCATTACGTGGTCGGGTTGGTCCACAGAACCTTCTCTCCAGCCCGGATACGCGTGATACAATCGATTGGAAAAACGAAGACATCGAACATATTGGTTCCCTTTTCAACCTGTTTGATGAGGTTGGGATGCTTGCAAACAAATCGCTGAGTGTCTTCCGGCTTTGCGAAGGCGCTGATACGAGTCACGGAGATTCCTTTCCTGCGCAGTACATCCGCATCGCGAATAAGGTGGCTGGGACAATCCACTTCGAGATGCTCACCCATTTTCTTGTCGTCAATATAGTCCATGACGAGAGTGACGACTTTATAAGGTTCGACCGCATCCATCATGCTTTTGCACACATTGGTGATGTCCTTAGGGTCGGCACTGTCGTGCTCATAAAACGTAAGGAGTAGTTCCGACATCCTATCAATGGCAATCAGCCGGGCCATGTAATAAATTCTGGATGCCGTTCCGTTGCTTGCCGTAGTGACAGAACTTGTCTTTTCAGCCCAATCCGATGGAGATGACAAATAGTGAATCACATCGTCATCGTTCAGAGGATACATAGTTCGAATCAGGTTGGAGAACTCATTGCATCGAGTTCCAAAAAGAAAGGCGGAGCAAGCATTGCGGACTGCTTTATCCACTGTATCCTTATCCTGAAACATTGCGGGGTCTGCCGGAATGTTCTTTCGGAACAGCGGAATACGGATACTGTCCAGTTTCTCGAAGACATCCATATCGTCGATGAAATCGCTGCTTTGAAGCAACGCTTTTACGGGTTTGGAGGCCATGTAAATAGTTTTGCTATCTACAATAAAGCCGCCAAATTCCCATTTTGCAAATCGTGAAAAGGATGGCTTCTTATTGTCCGACGAATCCCGGTTCTGAACCATAACATAGAGCGATTCAACTTGATGTTCTCTAACCAAAACCGGACGTTTGAAAAACGAGTAATAGCGGGAAAACACAATGTCACCGCTGCGTTTTGCTCCCTCAAAAAAGGTCATGGTCCAGTTTGAGAAAAAACGAATCAGTTCCTCAACAGTAAAAGTCAACATAGTTTATACTACCTCTCTTTAGATGGTCAGCACAGCAGAATCGAAGTTCTCCAGACAGTCACAACTCAAGAACTGACTTCCACAAATGGGGCACTTCTCGATGTCGCAGCCGTAGTGGTGGTAGTAGCCAATTTTGGCTCCACAATCTCCACAGCGGATATCTTTCTCTTCCGGAGTACCAACGAACTCTTCGTACCAGTCGCCGGGGTCGCCGACTTTGATGCGCTTGAAAGTTTCCTTGTGTGCGCCTTTAACGACTACGCGCTTATACGAGCAGCCGTTAGCAGTCAGCATTTCGCGCCCACAACAGTTACATTTTGCCATTGTCCGTCTCCCCTTTCAGAAGCTCGCGTGCATGGTCGAGGACTTCCTTTGCGACAGGCTTACCGCCTTCGTTCAGAGCGAGGAAGACTTCCAGAACCTCTGCACGGGTCGTATTCTGGTCAAGTTCAGCAACACCAATGGAAGCATCCATGAACCAGTTTTTATCCAGAGCGGAAAGGTCGTTGTAAAACGCACCATTGTACGGGAATCGGTTCTCGTAAAAAGCAAGCAGGGTCAACATACGCTGCTTGCCATCGACGATTTCGTAGTAGTTGCCATCGTCGTTTGTGCGATTAAAGGGCAACTGCTTGAAGACGAAACGACCAATTTCGCGTCCTGCGAAGATGCTGTCCAGCAGTTTCTCTCTGTCCTCCTCATCCCAAACAGAACCGCGCTGATAATCGGGTTTGAAATCAACGCCGAACAGGTAATGGAAGCTGAGTAGAGAGTACATGCTACGATTTGAGTAGTGCAGACGGGATAGTGCAGAGTCACGCTTTGCGAAATGCGTGTCTTTGTCGTCATCCAACGGTCGAACACTCGTCCAAGCCCAGCAAGAATATTCGACATTGTTCTTGGTGGTGACGCGGATGAGATACATTGCGCCATCATCCATCACTTCTTCGACAACACAGTTAGGAAGATGTCCAACCTGCACCCTGTCTCCCACAGCAAAATGGTATGTGGGTGTTCCAGAGTTCTTTGCTGCGTTACAGGCTTTCTCGTAAGAGTAGCTATCCTTTACGCGTTCCTGCGGAGTTTTCTCCCGAGCAATTTCTTTAGTACGGCTTTTTGCCATGGTAATGCCTCACTTTCTTTTTTGGCGGTCGTTGAGAAACGTCCCAACCGTCAGTTGTTTTCTTTTTCGTGCCTCTCGTCGTCGCGCAGAAGGTCGTTTGCCACTGCTACGGTATCACAGGTGTAGTAGCGTCCGCAGGTGTATTCGCACTGAGTCAATGTGGCGGAGCAACCGTTGATGCAGCCCATGAAGACATCCTTATTGCCGTTCTCGTCGGTGAAAATGCCGCCGGTCACGGTGATGCTCTCAACATAGGGCAAGCACGGCTCGTCCGTGTCCTCACTCAAGTTCCAGACAATCTCCCAAAAGCTGATGAAGGTGTCATTGTACAAGAAAGAGGGGCGGTTACCGCTGTTTTTCCGAACCAGTTCTTCAAGGGCATCCCAAGGAACTTCATCTGCAATGAAGATGCCGAATGCGCCACAGGAAAAAACGATTTTTCCAATATGACCGCAGATACGGACATAGTCACCCACATGAAGTTCGTTGTCATTGGCATCGGTGAAACCTGTGTCGAAGCCTTTCTGTGCCATTTCATTTGCGTTAGTCATTTTAATACACTCCTTTTTGAAATTGACGCAAAAAAGCGGACCTCCCAACATCGGGAAGTCCGCCTTAAAGCGAAATTGTGAATTGTACGAGCGCAGTCAGCGCCTTAGTAGAATGGTATCTATCGTACAATCTCAATTATATCCGACTCGCACGAAGATGCAAATGTTTAATTGCCCTCATGGAAAAACGTATGCGTGAATTCCGGATGCCCGGCGAACACCTTCTCAACAACCTCGGGCAAGTCATGGATATCATCCAGAACGAGCCGCCCTTGCCTATCGCGGTACGGTGTCACTGCTGCGGTTTTCTCTGCAAAATAAGCGTCAAACGCCTCTTCGCTATCGAATTCCGGCATCAACGAAATTTCTGGATTCCGGTCCTTCATTATTTGCACAGCCTCGTTAAACGCCGAGCAGTTCGCGCTCTTCGGCAGTCAGTTTATCGAGAACCTTCTGCCTGCGCTTTTCCCGCGATTCCTGCTTGGTGCTGATGATGAAGGTATCGGCGCGGTCTCCATCCCGCACAAAGACGGGACGGTCTTTCAGCATATTCCGCATTGCGTCCAAACGCTCTTCCTTTGTCATGTCATACATGCCGGATGCGCCGTAAATGGAAATGTTGATTTCATCCTTTTTCGGGGCCTTGTCATAGGCGGTGGGGTCTACGGCAGTGAAATAAAGGGTGTAATAGTAGCACCTGTCGGCGAGCGCCAACGCGATGGTATCGATATTTCCCTCAAAGACACCAAGGTCGGTGATGGAGCGACCCTCGCAGTCACCCTCCGTGGTGACATGCCAGAATCCGTAGGCTTTGTCATAAGGTTTCTTAAATTCAGCCATTGTGTTTCACCACTTTCTGCTTTCGTCGGACTCATACATGAGTTCAAAAGTTTCAGGCGGAACGGTGAAAAGACTGTTTTTCTTGCCCTCCACCAGATATTCGTAGGGCTTGATGCGCAGCACGTCCAGGGCGAAGCTGTAAATGGTGACGCAGTTGTGGATGATATTATCCCTCACCTTCCAGCCAAGACCGGGATTTTCGGCAACCAGCTTCTTGACGTCCTCGAAGCTCTGCGCGTTTTCGGGGTCCCACTGGACCGCACGGATGCTGTCCCTTTTGTGATAATTAGCCATTGTGATTTCTCCTTTTTTTGGTGTTATTTGTTTTCGAAAAACGTAAGCATAGCCGTATTGGCTGCCTGCGAATACTGAGTTTCTGGATGCCGTACAGCAAAGCTTTCTTTCGCAAAGAGATTGTTTGCGGAATGTACCGAATACCTCGTACTCTTCAACTTCAACTGCCAAGCCAGCTGATTCGTGTCACGCTTATGAGCATCAGTGATGCTCGTGACGAGAAAACACGGAGGCAGCATCTTGGCGTAAGTCTTAGGCGACAGGCATTCGGCGTAGCTGGTCTTCTTCCAATCCTTTTCAATGAGATAAGGCGTGATAGCGCTCATCTTTCTGCTGGAAAGGTCAAGAATACCATTCTGCAAGCAGACAGCCTTGAACGAAAGTTTTGCTTCCTGCGGTACATCAAATGGAAGCTCATCTTCGAGATGCTGCATGGATACAGGGTTCCAGAGAAGAGCGTATACGAGGCAAGCCAGTGCAGCACCTGCACCGTCACCTACCAGATACATTCTGGACATATCTGCGCCATACCGTTCTGCACAGCGGTGGATGACAACGAACGCCTTCAAAAGGTCGCCGAGCTGCCCAAACAGATTCGTTTCTGGAACCTGGGTGTATTCCGGAATAAAGGTCAGATACCCATGCTCCGCACACCATGTTCCGAAATTCCGGTTCAGGGCACTGCGTCCTGCAACGAAATCGCCGCCGTAGATGTCGATGATGACAGGGAATTTCTTGCCGTCGCCTTCCTTGTGCTTCGGAACATACGCAGAGATGGGCAGGCACTCATCACTTCTTTTCGTGATGATGTGATGTGTGACCTGCGTCTCGCTGCAAACTCCGATTGCGGTGGTATTGGGTTTCGGTTGCTTGCTTATGATTTTCTGCAAGGAGCGCTCCTTGCAAAGTGCGTAACGGTTGATATTCAAATTTCTTCCTCCTCGTTTTCGCCGCAGTCAAAAAGAGAGTCTTTCCAGCCCCTTTCAATGGCAACTCCGTAAGCCTTTTTGTACTGCTCCTCAAATCTCTGCAGGACTGCATCGTACTGACTCTGTGTCATAACAATATCGAGTCCGAGGTCGTCATCGTCGTTAGAGTTGTCGTAGTGGTACAGCCGCATTTCAAATTGTCTGCCGAAAACATCCTTGTTCAGATACCAGCATGAATACAAAATTACATAGTCGTCATCACTTCTTTTGCAGACATCGAGTCCAAACACCTTGTTGACATCGAGCTGCATGGGAATGAGAATACTGATATAGTTGTCATCAACTGTCCGCATATCGTATTCGTTGATAACGAAGCGAAGGAACTCATCGAGGTCTTTGATGGCTACTTGACCCTGTCTCTTCACAGAGTCGATAATTTTTTTGTGTGCCATGATTTCTCCTTAGCTTATCGTGCGCAGCGGTAAAAGAATGCCAGCATCTCATCGTTTGCCATCTGCCCCCATGCCGTTTCCGGATGAAGTGCGGCAAAAGCGTGGTCGGCTTCTTTTACATTGCAGAATACGAATTGATGGTACTTGTGGTTGGTTTTCAGTAGCTTCACATAATGTTTTGTCTGTCCTTTCAGGAAATCTCCTTTTCCGGAACAAAGAAAGCACGGCGGCAGCAGCTTGCAATAGTATTCGGGACGAATATAGGAAGCGTACTTCTCTTTACGCCATCCCTTCTGCATGTAGTTGTTCGCCAGCAATCCAACCTGACCTTTGTAAATGTAGAACATCCCACTCTGAAAACCCATGGCAGTCACGCGGAGAGCCTGAACCTTTTGCGGGATATACCTTTCAAGACGGCGGATGACCGGCTGCATCTCGGTAGGATGGTGTAACGAAGCAACGGCCATAGAAGCCAAAAAAGCACCGGCACTGTCTGCGGTAACGAAGAGTTTTTCGATATTTCCGCCGAACTCTGTCGCTTTCGCTTCAATGACTGCAAGCGCATCGAGAATATCCGAGATTTGTCCGAAGATATCCGTTTCGGGAACCAGACGGTAATCGGGGATAAAAACGATATAGCCTCTTCTTGCTAGTTGGATACCGAGATTCCTGTTCTGTTCTTTGCGGCCAGCAATCAAGCCCCCGCCATGAACATCCAGGATGATGGGTAGTGGTTCTTTGACCTCTCCGACTGGCTTGTAGACATCCATTGAAAGTCCTAAACATTTCCGAACCGGGATGGTCACAATATCGACAAGGTCGCTGTTGTGCATACGCGGTTGGCTGCGAATGATTTGTTCGACGTGGATGCGCTCCTTTACGGAAGCACGAGTAATGATATTCAAATAAATCAACTCCTTTAACAAAAAACGCGGCTGCTGCTCTTCTTGAACAGCAGCCGTATTTGGTGAAATCAACGGAACTCGAATGTGTATTCGGTCCCGGTAACGGTTGCAACGAAAATATTCACGCCAATCACGCCGAGGCGCTTTGTCGTGGCAGTCGTAAAAGAGAGAGCGTTCTCATTTGTCCCCACGACAAACCGAAGAGGCTCGCCGTTTACGACATGCAAGGCACCTTTGCAGCCGATAAGAGACTTGACTCTTTCGTCGCTGCTATTGGTGGCGGTTAAAATACACCCTTCCCGAATTCGCATTTGTAAATTCCTCCTTAATCAGAAATCTCAAGCCGAAGCTTGCGGGTACTGGTCAAGAACATCGTTGAATCGGGAATCTAGGTGCCGGTCATTTTCGTCACGGGCGGGATAACTGAACGCGTTCTCGTCTGCAGCAGCATCCGTGAACCCGTCCATCATGGTCAGGATACCCTCCATCCAGGCAGCGGCTCTGCCAAACAGACCGTTTTCCTGTTCCTTGTTGCGGTGTAGGTAATCGGTAAGGCTTTCAAGAGCCATCTTCTGCTGGTAGAAGGTATCCCAGTTAATGTCTTTGATAGTGTCGAGGTAAGCGTTATCGTCCATTTTGAACAAACTCCTTAAAAAATAAATTTACGATGCATACCCCGAAAGGCTCCTGCAATCAAATTCAAAACAAAAAAGGCAGGCTCTCCATGTGACTGGAAAGTCTGCCTTAACGGTTCAGAACTGTGAATGTGTGAATTACCTTTCGGTTGGTATCCATCGTACATTTTTCATTGTATGCGGTTCGCACATTCGCGCAAGGGCTTAAAGGTGAAATCTGAGAAAATTATTGGACAGTGACAGAAGAATTTACAGCCTCAGACGAAGAATCGGTGCTCTCGCTCGCGGCTACATCAGAATCCGCAGCGTTTTCAGCGTCAGATGCAGCACCGAACTCGGTTGCTGTATCAGATTCCGGAACAGCGGCAGCGCCCTCAGCAGGTGCGCCTGGCATAGTCGCATACAGACCCGTCAGACGGACAGGCGCATCACCGTAGCCAAGATATCCCCAGAAAGTATCGGTGCTGGCTTCATTGATGTACTCGGTGCCCTGCAATACCGGGAACTCATAGATATCGGTGATAGCCGTGCCCTTCACATCGGCACTGTCAAACTGGTCGCTGCAGGATGCCACAACGGTGCAGTCCTCGTAGTTCCAGACGAGGTAGAAGGACTTGGCACCGGTCTCTTTGTTGTATTCCGCGTCACGGAACTCATCAAAGGAAGTATACTGCGTGCCGGTCGGGCTGTTCTTCCAATAAAGGCCATTCGGGGTGCCGAACACCGCATAAAGGGCGTTGAACTTCTCCTCGGGCGTGCCGTCAACAGGAAAATCCTTCAGAGCGGAAGGCTTCATCGTCGAATAGAAAAGACCATTCTCAAAGGCGTTCCCGATAGTCATGCCGTCAGAAGCAGCCGTGGTGCTGTCCATGACATTCGATACCGGGCCACCATTAAAGCCAATCTGGTAGTAGTTGGCGGATTCCCCATTCTCACCCTCGGTACAGACACAGAAATCCGAGATATCTTTTTCCAGACCTTCTCCGGTCACGGCATCCTCAATACTGTCGATGACCGTCTCCCCCGTTTCCAGAACGGACAATTTCAGGCATCCGGAAATCGGCATCTCGTTCAAATCCTTCACGGACACGCTCTTGATTTGTGTAGAGCTGCCGGATGCAGAGGAATAAAGTCCTGAAACGAATGCGCCATCCTCATAGGTCAGAGGATTTACACCCAAAGGCAACCCATCCGTCCATGTCATATCGGGCTTATCCAGAGTCCCTACAGCGAACTCCGGAAGATTGTCAAGCAATGACCATGCATTGATGGGCTCTGGCGTAGGTGCAGGAGTCGGTGCCGGTGTGGCAGTGGGCTGTGCGGCGGCGATAGCCGCTGCCTCAGAAGCAGCTTTCCGGTCCTGAATCTCCTGAGATGCACAGCCGGTAAACATCATTACGGATGCCATCATGACAGCTGCGGCGAATAGAATTTTCTTGTGTTGCATACTGTTTTTGCACTGTCTTATTTTTTAGGCAGTGCTTTGCCTCCTTTTACATATCGTTTGTGCTGAATATGACCAATGACCGCAAGCCCCAAAAAGCCAACGGCAATGAGCATCGAACTGCCTCCGAGAAGAAACGCGCAATAACCGGCCACATCGCGCCACTGTGCGGCTTTTGCGAGCGTGCAGATGACGCAGGCAATAAAGCAAAGCCAGCCAAAGAGATAGCCAGCCATTCCGATGGTAGCTACCTTCCCTAATACGGATTCTAAAAGCTTCAAAGCAACCACATCCTTCCTACGAGTTTAATTTTATGCGATTCGCAAGTATTGGCAACAGGAAATTATCGCTACAAAAAGAAAAAGCTGCCCAACCGAAGCTGGACAGCGCAAATGCTATTGAATTTTACTGTTTTTTGTTTTGTTCTGCTCTTCTGCGCTCGCGTTCCTCGTACTCCTTCTTCTGATACTTCAAGCGTTCGTTCAGCAGAAAGGAGTTTTCATCGCGGGTCATGGTGAGTTTGGCTCTGTACACGATATAAATGACGATAAGTGCCAAAATGCCGTAGGTGAAGATGAGACTCAGAAGATTGCCAACAACCGTTACGATAATAGGTGAAATAAGATGGAGAATACCAATGACGAGCAGGAACATACCGCCAAAGACGATGACTTTAGCAGCGGTCTGAACGGCAGGCGGGTAGCCATCGAGAAAAGTAGATATAGTATCGTTGATTTTGGTGAAGATGTCATTTCTCTTTTTGCCATTGTTATTATTGTTTTCAACCATACTGGTCCCTCCCTTTTTATGCCAATTATAGCACATATTTGCACAAAATGCTATACCTCGCATTATATTGTGGGTGAGGACAGGAACCATTTTGTTTGCCAAGACGACAACGAAAAAAGCCGTCACCCCAAAGGGCAACGGCTAAGTGTATTGGTGTGATTAGCGAGGCAGGTTCTTGTCTACCACGATTTCGAGGTTGTAGTGAGGCAGTTTCGCAACATCACCCTTCGCAACCTTGAGAGCCGCCTTCATCTTGTCATCAGGCATGGACTGGATAAGGCTGTTCAGTTCCTCACAGGTGTGGCTGAGCATCGGACCGCGACTGGTGGTGAACATCGTAGCGGAAACCGGCTGGCAACCCTGAGAGACCATACCGTCCCAATGCGTGCGCAGTTCAGCAACGGACTTCATGTTAGCAGCAGTGCTCATGAAATCATAGATGTTGCAGTGGTTCTCGTCGATGTATTCAAGAACATCGATGCGAGTGCGGTTCGCATATACCGGGAACTGGAGCTCGACCTTGTTGCCGGTGTTGTTCATGATACGCTCAGCAAACTGCTTGGCGTACTCCTCGAGGGGGCAGGTCTTGTCTTCAACGACAGGAACTGCATCCTTCACAGCATCGAAGATGGCACGCCAGCCCTCATCGCTCAAATCGATGTTGGACTTGTTTGCGAGGGTGTTCAGGAACCCACGCGGCAGGTCAGAGATATCGATGGCGATGGTGCCGGTGAACAGATTGAAGGAGGGATGACGAGCACGGTCCCAGATGGTATCCAACTGTGCGGTAGCGATAACGCGGTCGCCGAGCTGGATATCCACACCCTGGGTGCTCATATTTCCCTGATAATAGTGCTTCAGGGCGTAACCACCGGTCACTGCACGAGTCTGAGTAGCGGCTGCATTGAGCAGACCGACCTCAACGGAAACAGGGATATCGTGACCATTGTAGTTCACGCTCAGATGATGCGTCCCGGTCACAGCCTTGTAGCGCTGGAAGATAGGCTTGACGAAAACATCGCAAGTCTTGCCGTTCGCCATCTGATAGTCGGGAATCAGGATACGGGCGGGAGCGGCACCGGAATCATCGGGCTTGAGGTAGTTGCGATACTTGACGCCGAAGTGCTCCGCGATAGAACGGCGCAGCACATTGAGGCTGGAAACCTTGCTCGGAGCGCAGCTGCCATTCTGGGTCAGCATAGTGCTCGCGGTGCTCTTGTCCATCTCCACATAGATGATGGTGGAGGGAGCGCCGAGAGGCTTGTAGGCATCCCGCATGACGATGTCGGCAAGAGGGATATCCTGCTGCTCAACAATCTTCATCTTGGTGTCGAAGGGGCCGTCAACGAGGTGGTAGGAACCCTCTTCCGGCTTCTTGGTGGCGATGAACCACGGATACTTGTTCCGGGTAGCGACCAGCAGGAAGTTGTTGAGACCTACACCGTGGATGCACAGAGGACCCTCATCGGTGTGACGAGAGCCAAACTGCAGGCTTTCGCTCACCTCGTCGATGTCCATGCCGTTGCCCCAGTCGGCAGTAACCATGCCGATTAGGTCCTTCTCGGAGCCCGGTACGAACGCAACCAGAGCGTTTACAGGACCAGTGCTGTTCGATAGGATGTTGTCCATAGGCTCGCAAGCGGCGCTTTGCATCGGAAGGAACTGGTTGGAAACGGCATTGAAGTAGTTCTTGGTGATACCAACATTGAGAATATGTGCCTTCATAGTATACCCCGTATCGTGGGGCCAACGTGCTGCTCTTGAAATCATCTCCACAGCAGGTAGAGCCCCAAGATAGGGGGTTATTGTTATTTGTTTGTGTGTTTGTCTGTTATTACAGGAAGCAGACAAGCGTAAAAGATTGCTATCGCAAGTATCGCAATTACAATCACGATAATTACAGGGACTGGGATTTGTTCGATGAGCGCAAGTATCACGCGTTTTAACAGCAGCTAGAGAAGACGACGTAGCATCTTATGATTGCTGAAAAAAGCGCTTACTTGCTAAAATATCTTCTTGAAATTTGTCATGATAATTCTCCTTTTTTGATTGATATTCGTTTTATGCTAACGCACTTTATCGTTGTACCCACGGCTGGAATATGTATAAAAGATGCTCTAACGCGGCGTTCGCGGCTGGGATATGTATAAAGGATGCTTTGCTGTATTTGCAGCAAAACAACGATTTTCGCATTAACGCAGCGTGTACGTCCCGCTTTTTAGGCAGGAAATCTATTATAATCACCGTATCGTGGTGTACTACGATGCAGGAATGTTCCCACATGACCAAAAACAGATAGTCCGCAAAAAACCTCCAAAAGAAAAAGGACAGACACCCATGACGAGTGTCTGTCCTTTTCAAGAAAAGAGGATTGTGAATATGGCTATTGTTGCACTACCTATACAGGTAATGATACTGGTATCTTTGATACGATTATTATTCTATGCCGTTCGCAAGCGCTGTCAACACTAATTTCTGATTTTTCCAACTAAAAAGCCAACTGTGTATCAGATGGCTTTTCTGTTATTTGTTGATGTTTTTCTCGTCGTGGTGAAGGGTGCCACGGACAAACTGGTTCCAGCGAGCATGATACAAAACAAAACCATCTTCGAACTCAACGGTAATGTTATTAACGCCGTGATAAGCGGTGCAGGTGGCTTTGCTGCCATCCTTCATCGCCATCGTAGTGCCGACGGATTTCGCATAATCGTGCTCATCCTTGCGAGCTGCACTGATAGTACGCATCCGCATTTTGCAGTCGGGACAGCAAGTAGCACCGGATGCAATAGCCCGCGTCATGGCGCGAACGCTTGTCACGAACTCTTTCTTACAATCCGGGCATACGAAGATAGCGCGTCTTTCCGAACGAGCGGAAATTTCGCGGGGAGTATAATCGTTCTTGTCGCTCCACATGGCAGAGACCTTGGGATACTTGGTAGCCAAATCGTTGATGCTGGGAACAACCTTACGACCTGCGCAAACAGGGCAACCGGTATGGTAGTACATCAAGGATTTAACGACATTGCAAATAGAAGCCTTAAACTCCTGCTTACAATCGGGGCATACGAACCACGCTTTCTTGTTGCTGCCTGCAGATACTTCGCCGGGGGTGTATGTGTTCTTTGCACTCCACATAGCGAAAATCTTAGGACACTTGGTAGCCAAATCATTGATGCCGGGGACGACCTTAAGACCTGCGCAAACAGGGCAACCGGTATTACCACGCATCAAGGACCTTGCGACATGGAAAACACGGGCTTCAAACTCCTGCTTACAATTGGGGCATACGAACCACGCTTTCTTGTTGCTGCCTACAGATACTTCGCTGGGGGTGTATGTGTTCTTGAAACTCCACATAGCGGAAATCTTAGGACACTTGGTAGCCAAATCGTTGACGCCGGAAATGACATTCTTGGAATTGATGGTGTTGGCATTCATAGTAAACTCTCTTTCTCCTCGTATTTTCGAGGCTTGTGATAAATAAAAATGAGCGACTTGTTGTTACAGCGTCTTAAACTTACGGCAGCAACGCATCATGGTGTGGATACGAACCAAGTCAATCTCGATTGCCAATGCGATGATGGCTTCGAAAAGTGCATAAACAGCCATTGCGGGAATCGCAACAAGTAAAATAATGATGGATTTAATGGCTTTCATTTCAGACTCTCTTTCTCCGCATTTGCGCGGTCTTGCAACAAAAAAGACAGGTCACCTGATTGGTGCCTGTCTGAATTTTGTCAGATTATAAATGTTTGGTCGTGGTTTGGTATCTATTGTACAATACTCATTCTATGCTGTTCGAAAATGCCGTCAAGACAATATTTCAAAAGAAAAAGCCGCCCCACCCCGAGAGGTGGAACGGCTGATAAGATTAGTGCTTGATGAAAAGCGAGGTGTCCATGAACGGATTCAGGATACCAGGCTTATACTTGGTGCTGACATACTCAGCAATCTGAGCATCCGTCATACCGTTCAGTACATCGAGCCAGCATTCGGCGTTGATGCCCATGAGTCCGCCCATACCGAGCGCATTGTCGCAGCGTCTCATATCCTCAGCAAATGCTTCATGGTACGCGCAAGGCTCAGCAGCACGAGCAATACGATTAGTGTCGTACATGATGCCACCTCACCCGTTTACCATAGCTTTAAGCCCTGCTTCGTCCAGAACGGGAATCCCCAGAGCGTTGGCCTTATCAAGCTTAGAGCCTGCGGCTTCACCGGCGACCAGATAGCTGGTCTTCTTGGATACGCTGCCGGTCACCTTACCGCCGTGTGCTTCGATAAAGGTCTTAGCCTCTTCGCGGCTCATCGTGGGCAGGGTTCCGGTAATTACAAAGGTCTTACCGGAAAGCGATACAGCATCCTCAGCGGAACCGTTTGCGGATGCATTCGGTGCATGGTAATCGAGGTTGACGCCAGCCTTGTACAGGGCTGTGACCTCCTGCTTGAACATAGGGTCAGAGAGCATTGCATCCAGAGCGGCATAGATTGCATCAGAGAAACCGGGGATGTTACAATCCTTGATGTTATCCACATACAGGGCAGATAAGCCGAGCAGGTTTTCGTCCGTTGCCTTGCACTGGGTAAACAGAGCACGAGCAACATGACCGCCAATAAGACGATAGCCAAGACCTTTAAGAACACGGTCTGCGTTCTGGGTCTTGGAGTTCTCGATGGCTGCGAGCAGCTTCTTAGCCGTCTTTTCACCGTACATGTCGATGAGTTCGGATTCTTCCTCATAAAGCCAGTACAGGTCTACGGGGTTGGAGATGAACCGACTATCGACCAGGTCCTGAATGATTTGCGGACCAAGCCCCTTAATGTCCATGCACGCCTTGGATGCGAAATGGATGATGCGGTTGACCGTCTTGGCAGGGCAGGAATCGTTCGTGCAATACAGGTCAACAGACCCGTTCACGGAAGCGATAGGCTCGCCACAGACAGGGCAAACCTGACTGGACATGTCATAGGGCACAGCATCTGCCGGACGCTTTTCCTTCTCAACCATCGTGATTTTCGGGATGATATCACCGGACTTATGCAGCACAATGGTATCGCCGATGCGGATGTCAAGATTTTTGATGAAATCCGCGTTGTTCAGCGTAGCACGTTCAACACGGGTTCCGGCTAACTGTACCGGGTCGAATTCCGCCACAGGAGTGACGCGGCCGGTACGACCCGTCTGCAACACGATACGGCGAAGAACCGTAGCCTTCTCCTCAGCGGGATACTTGAAAGCAATAGCCCATTTCGGAGTTTTGGTCCGCTCACCCATCTTCTTGCGGATGTCGATTTCGTCTACCTTGATGACAGCGCCATCAATGGGATAATCGATATCATACCGATGCTCCCCGATATCGCGGATAGCGGCGAGGATACTGTCGGTATCATTGCAATGCGCGTAGTAGGTGGTCTTGAAATCACAAACATCGCGCAGATAGTTAAGCTGGTCGCAGTGAGAGTCAGCAAACTCAGAGGAATCCTCCCCGTCATTGACACTCTGCACATTGAAAATGAACACTTTCAGGTTCCGCTCCTTTGCGACAGCCGGGTCAGACTGACGCAGCGTACCGGCAGCGCAGTTACGGGGATTGGCGAACAGCTTCTTCCCTGCTGCTTCCTGCTTGGCGTTGGTTGCTTCAAAGTCCTCTTCGCTCATGTAGCACTCGCCGCGCAATTCGATTTTCCAGATACCGTCCGGCATCTGGATATTGACAGGGATGCCAAGAACCTTGACATTGTCGGTAACATCTTCACCGATATGTCCGTCGCCGCGAGTGGACGCCTGTACGAGCCGCAGTTTTCCGTCAGAACCGGCAGGCTTAGCGTACACCAGAGACAGGCTCAGACCGTCAATTTTGCGCTCAATAGAGAAGGTGGCATCAGGGTATTCCTTCACCACGGAAGCTGTAAAATCGCGTACCTCGTCGTCTGAGAAGACATCCAGAAGCGAAAGCATCGGGACACGGTGTTCAACCGGAATGCCGATAACGCGCTTGCCGCCAACCACCTGTGTGGGGCTGTCGGAGGTGACGAGTTCCGGATGCGCGGCTTCGAGGTCACGAATCTCGTGCATCGCACGGTCGTACTCCTCATCCGTTACGACAGGAGCATCCTGCTCGTAGTAAGCTGCGCTCCAGCGCTTGACCTTCTCGCAGAGTTCATTGTAGGTATTGATATATTCAGTCATTGTAATGAGTTCCTTTCAGTGTAGCCGCTATAGTATCTATCATACAACACTCTCAGCGGCATTAGCAATATCGAACATTAGAAAAGCGGGTCCCAAAATGAGATGAGACCTGCTTTGCACTTACTTCCTTTTGACCCTATCGTATTTCACGCCGAGAATCTCAGCGGCAGCGTTAAGGGTTTCGAGAGAAGCCTTGTTAAAATCGTTTTGCGCAGCCAGATATAGTGCTTTTGTGCATCTGACGGCGTCGCAAATATCGTAGATGATATCTTTGTTTTCGAAAATCAGCAAATACTGCTCATAGCCGACTGCGGCATCTTCTCGATACTCAACACCGTTGGCATCGAACTCATATAAGCGGTTTGCGGTTCCGGAAGTCGGGATGCATTCAAAACGGTTGGTATCAGAATCCGTGTGTGTGACCACCATCTTGCGAATCGTTTCGGGATAAGGGACCCCAAAGCGAAACTCGACCATCCAGAGATAATCGCCTGCTTTAACAGAAAGCATTTCAAATTTTCCTTTCAGCGTTAATTTTTATTGCTTATTCGTACCCTTCAAAGCTTCGATGGCAATCTCAAATTTTCAGTTCGAGCGCAACTTTTTCTTCTGCGCTCTTATCGTTCATCCCATCGACGAGAACGTAAATATCTACGTTCCTTAAAACAAGTCCTTTCGCTTGCCAGTCGGTTTCTTTGCGAATCTTTTCTGGCAAAAGACGAAGTGCCTGCTTTTTGAGTTTGTCGATTTTTTCTTCTGTGGGGTACATTTCTTGGCTGAAGGTAAATTCTGCAGTTTGGTACGTTGTAGTCCATGCACGAACCTTTACCGTTACTGTGCTTTCCGAAACGTTGTAGTCTTTAAATGGGATTAAAGACTCACTCAGTTCCCCAATTCTCGCATTAAAGAGATTGGTTATACGAGCGAGTTCCTTTTGGTAGATTACCTTTGCTTGTCGCACCTGTTCACGGTAGCATTTTACGCAGTCTTCAACTGTGTAGAAGATGTTTACAGACTCACCCGTGTATCCCCGATAGCCTGTATTATCCATTGGAGCAATTACCTTGGACATAATATGACCGTTCTTTACAGGTCGGAAATAAATAGGAGAATAATAAATAATCTTATTCGTCTCCTTGGCATCCGTTACCACCACCGGAGTGGGCTCAATTCCACGAATTGGCTTTTTGGTCGGGTCTGCGTTTGCTCGATAGTCGCAAATCCAAACCATCTTTCCCGTAATGTTTTCCAGCCCTTCCGCGTAATCAAAATCCGCAAGAGATTTCGTCTTTTGAGGTCCTAATGCACGGTTATTTCGCCAAAGGGTTACATTGTTATTTTGTAGATATTCTTCGAGTTCCATTTTTTCACCTTTTTCCTTTCAGAGCTTCGATAACCAATTCTTCGTAGTCCTCGATGGCGTAATAGATTTCAGAAAACCCATTTGCATGACCACGCTCATACGCCTTTTCCCAGACCATTTCTGCCGTCTCTTCACTGATAAGAACAGAGGAAGCGCTTTTTACATCCATCTGAATAAGGGCAAGAATGTCAACCATGACATCCGAAATAGCTTTGTTGCGGTCGGTCACAAGTTTGGTTACTTCATCGTTCCATTGCTGCTGAAGCTGCCGCACCTTCTTTTTATTCCAATCGAGGGAATGTGCGCTGCTGATGATATCACCGGTTTTAGGGCGCTTGGTTTTTGGGGTCGTGCGCATGTTCCAAGCAGCCTCCATACGAATCTGCAGATTCTTCCAACTACTATCCATGTTTTATTTCCTTTCTATGCGTTTTTTTACATCAGAATTTGAAATCCTGACATACTTCGATGCTGTTTTTGTCGTAACCGACAGCGTACAGTTCATTTAGCAGCGGTGTGTATTCTTCGACCGTTGCAGGAACGCCTGCTTTCAGATACCCGTAAGACGCATTCACATGCTGCCCATTGTGGACATACGCATCGAAATACAGGTTGGGGTCCTTCAATTTGAGTTTTTTGCAAAACTCGAGGGTTCCCGGTATCTTGTCAAGAAACACACAGGTAAGTTCGGAACCGGCTTTCGGGTTGAGTTCGTCGGTACAGTTAAGAAAAGCTACTTTCATTTTTGTTCTCCTTTTTTTGAGCGCAAAAAGGCGGGCCTCCCAAAATCGGAAAGTCCGCCTTAAAGCAAAATTATGAATTGTACGAACGCAGTTAGCGCCTTAGTAGATGGTATCTATCGTACAATTCTTATTTTATTCGGTTCGCATATCGCGTCAACAATTATGTTCAAGGGGCTGAAATTATAGCGGAAAATGACCGTAAAAAAGCGGACCTCCCGCTTCGGAGAGTCCGCTAAAGCCGTAATTATTGACCCTGATTCTCAGTCGGCTGCTGCGGTTCAGCGGGCTGTTGAGGCTGAACAGGCGCGGTAGGCTGCTGAGGCTGTGCAGGTGCCTGATAGGTCATGTTAGGATTTTGGGTTTGTTCCTGAGTCGGTTGCTGATACTGAGCCGGATGAGCAGCTTTGTAGACATCGTACTTCTGCTTCATCTGGTCATAAGAATAGCCATCCTGCGGGATACCGAAGTACCGATACTGACCGAACGCCAGAATCATGTTGAAGATGGGGTTCAGGAAGAACAGGCCAATGGTGAAGCCAATCCCCTGCCCAAACGCGACACTCTGTTTGTACAGGGTTACGATGCTAATGATGACGCCAACGATGACCAGCAGCGTGCCGAGCAGCGGGATGCCGCCGAGCACAGTGCAGACGATGGGGACAAAGAACAGCCAGCCGTTGCCCCAGAAGATTTTGTACCGGATGTAGCTGTTGTAAAACGGGACGATGGACGCCCATCCGGGTTGACCGGCCTTTTCGAAGATTTTCCAGCCAGCCACAATGTTGAGAACGAAGAATGCCAGGATGATGAGCCAAAATCCAGCAAAGATGCTGAGAAGTGCATTGAGGGCCGCCGCCTCTGAACCGTAAGACATAATGATTCCTCCTAAAAATACTTTATATTATAAAGCCAATCGGCCTTATTTCTTTTCCTGCACGGCTTTGCGTGCCGCTTTTTCTTTCGACAGTGCTGCGAGTTTCTTGCCGCTTTCGACCAGGATTGCTCGGCGTTCTTCAGAGATAAACATGGGAGGACGAATTTTTACCCACTTTTTCGGAAATTCCGCTTCTACGCAATCTTCCTTGTCGATGGTCAGCTTCACCTCATCGGGATGCTCTGTTGCAAGTTTTCGCAACTCGTTCATCCGCGAATAATTTCGCGTATAGTACGAGCAGGTTTTCTCTGCATCGCAGAAATTGATGATGGTCTCGCGTTCGTAGGCACCATCGGCGCTTTGAGGTGTTTGGTTGATGGGACGCATTTTGTCATCTCCTTTCAGTCGCACAATACTGCCTTCTTTGCGGGTCCGTCCGGCGTAAGGTTACACGCATAAGCCCAACGCGGAAGCATAATACGACCGCGAACGCTAACGACGGTCATCTCCCGCGCCGTGGCTTGTTCGAATTCCGATGCGTCCAAAGCACTCCGGGTCAACAGAATAGCGTCGTCCGGCATATCGTTGAGCATCATTTTCAGTTCTTTAACTGTCATAGATTGTCTCCTTTTGCATGACCTCATCCAGCGCCTGCAGGAACAAGACAGATTCGGTGTTCTGCGTCCCAGCTGCAACGATACCGGAAATCTCGTTCGGCTCGATGAGGAAAACGCTGTCACCGTCAATGAATCCTTGCGGCCATGGCGCAGCATAATAGGCGTAGGGCACAATATCGGTTGCATAGCCGATAATCATATATTTCTGGTCAGCGTCCTGCCGAACCTTAACGATTGTTCCGAGCGAAAACGCGGATTTGAGTGTAGGTGATACTGAAACAGGCATTTCTCTTTTGATTTTCAAGGATGAAAACACCTCCATAAATACCAGTCTATGCGGTTCGCAAGAATGTGCAACGAAAAAGGTACAAAAAAAGGAGCTGCCCGAAGGCAACTCCCTGTCATACATAGATTTGCTGTACTAAAAGCGAACTCAGCGATTTTGTGCAACCTTGACATTGAAGTCAAACAGTTCCTTGCTGGTCGAGCACCGTGAAGAAAACTCTCCGTCACGGTTCTGGATGACATCGGATGCCGGGACAGGCTTTCCGAAACCGTCGTCCACAAACACAGGATGCTTGCTGTCATCATTGTCAGAACGGGGCGAGAAGCTTGCGGCTGCGAACCAGTCTTCCTCATCGCTGCCCTGCTCGTCATACAGACGGCAGAACGGAGCGGGGATTTCGGGCGTCGGAAGCTGGAACATTGCTGCCTGCATTTCCTTGCCGCCATTCTTCACATTCACATCAATGAGAGGGCAAATTGTATTGCCTGCGCACTCCCATTTGGTATAGGATTGAGCGGTAATTGCGGTATTGCCGTCAGATACCTCAATACCGAGCGAAAGAATGTCTGATTTGAGGCCGAGCTTTTCCTGAAGCATTTCCGGGGTGAGAGTCAGAAGCTGACCGCCGACCGTGTTAATGATAAGATTCATGGTTACATACACCTTTCTGTGATTAGTAAATATAGTTCTCGCCGCGAAGCGCTGCCTGAACGGCGCGGATTTCCTTTTCGGTGAGTTGGTAGCTGCCAATCGGAGTGTTCGCGGAACCAAAGTAAGCGGAATCGAACACCATGCAGGCTTCTCCGTTCTCATTGAGCCGATAGAGGAATGCTTCCTTTGTCCGTGCATCAGTAGGATGGTCTACCAGCGATACGAGAGGAAGACCTGTTGTCGAGTTCTTAACCATCTGCCACTCGGATGCGTTCCGGTCACAGTACCCAGCGATGTAGATGTGCGGCTCGGAGATAAGGCGCAGGTCACGCTTCATCAATTCGAGCAGTGAATTGGCGGGCTTGCAGCTGTAAGTATTGGTCAATTCGGCGTTCAACTCGAAATTGAGAGAAACACAGAAAACACGGTATCCGCGCTTATCCAAGTCATCGAGCATTGCGGTGCCAGCGCCCGAAAATAGGAATGAAACCATCTTGGTGTCCATGTTTTTAGGCAGGTAAAGCACAGCTGTAATGAGGTATCTTTCCGAACGCACCAGATTCTTAAACATCACGCATCATCCTCCGTCTTGGTAGTCATGCCATGGACTTTGTCGATGGCGGCGGCAATCGTGTTGTTCTCCAGTTCAGTCATCTGCGTGCAAAGGTAACCCCAGTCGATGGCATCGTGGACCTTGCGGACAAACACATCGTAGGTGCCAGCGGTTTTCATCATTTCGATTTCCGATTCATAGCAGCCGGATTCCTCGAGCAGATGCTGGATGTCATCGATGGGGTTCATTTCGATAGTTGGTACAGTTTTGTTCATGATACAAACTCCTTTAAGTGTTTTGGATGCGAAAAGAGCGGACCTCTCAGAATCGAGAAGTCCGCCCTTTAAGCGAAATTGTGAATGTACGAAAGGCAGAAAGCCTTTTTGATTTGGAATGGTATCTATCGTACAATACCCATTCTACTTAGTTCGCATATTTTGGCAAGTAAAAAATGTTGCTCATTCGAAGGCGAGTGGTGAAGAGTGTAATTTTAGATGTGGAGAACAGTCCACTCACTCCTTATTCTGTAATTTGTAATTGTAGCGTAGATTTCTAAAAAAGCCGCCCACCAAATTATGTTGTGGGCGGTTTTTTTGTTGTTAGTTTTCGAAATCTGGATTCTTCCAGACCGTTTTCTTTCCGTAATGGATATCCGAAATGTACTTGAACGGAATCTTATCCCGGTTTTTAAGAAGAGCATCGTTTTCCTCTAAAAATTCCTCAATGCGTTCCTCTTCACTACGCGGAGCAATGTTCCATGTATCGAGATATCCATCATACATGGCATCCATATTGAAAATTCCGTCAACGGGGTACTTGACAGAGTCAATTTCTCCGTTGACGTCCAAGCCAAGGTGGACGTTCTTATAGTTCTTGATGCTGTCTGTCAAGGATTTGAATTTCCCTTCAGGAGTATCTGGATTGCTGTACTTTTTCACGTACTCTTCCGTTAACTCCTCCGTCATGGCCAATGTAATCCAGAACTGGAGCCCGGAATACTTAAGGCTCGCTTTCTTGATTTTCTCCATCGTCCGTTCAGCCCAGCCGGTGGGATTAGCAAGATAATCCACTACCAGTTCATCGGCATTTGTGGATGTCAGGCCAAAGCAAGACCCTTTTCCAATCTCATCGACAATGCTGTCAATAGGGCTGCGATAATTCTTATGCTCATTTATTATGCGACAGAAAGCGTTCTGTCGTGCTATCTTGTCGTAATGACTGCCCTTGAGAATTTTCTTGTCTTCTTCCGTCACATTCTCTCGGAACATATCGAACAGCTTCTGTGCCATTTCCTCTATGACAGAATCCGAGGTAAAAGAAGAACGGCAGAAAATCGTTTTGAAGTCACATGTTTCATTGACGGTTTTGGCATTATCGACAACGAGGCAAAGGAAGCGTATCTCCTGGTTGAATGTTACGGGTTTATTTTCCAAGGTTCCATAAAACCGCTGCCCGTACAGAACATCTACCTTGTGCTCACCATAGGCGAGCGGTATGCGCATAAAACGGTAGTAATACTCGGACAGCTCACCGGAATCAAGAATGATATTTCCTTCGAACGAAGGAGCGCCGAACTCGAGGAACGTTTTGAATCCCTCACGGTTGATATTGTTTGCCATGATATTTTTCCTCCCAAATACTTACTTCGTTAAGCCCTTGAATTTCGGATTTTTCCAGAGCACATTCTTCGTATTACTCTTTTTCCATCTGTACAGTCCAGCCGTTCACGTCGGAATAAACCGCATAGAGCAGTGTTGCGAAATTATAGCCTCCGTCATACAGCGTGTAACGAAGGGAAATGTTCAGCGCAAGAGTGCGTTCCTTGACGGTGCCATCACAATCCAAATAGCTGAATATCTTTGTCGGATGGGAAAACCATGCTTCCCGTTCTTCATTGAATTTATCTTCATCGTATTCCACGACTTGCTTGAAACACGAATCAAACGTAGCAAGCTTGACCGACGAAAATACATCAGCCATCATCCCGCACTTTTCAATCAATTCATCAGGCCATTCGACTTTGATGATTGCTGCACCATCGTGCAGTTCTTTCAGTTCTTTGCGGGGGCTCAGCGAGACGTTGTAGCGTTCACTGAGAAAGGTGAACAGCCAGGACCAGTCAATGACTTTCAGGAAGTTAGATACTTCCTTGGAATCCATGAAAATTTTGATTTCTTTCCGTGCCATAGTTTTATCTCCTGTTTTTCGATTTTCTAAAAAATGGTTCAAGTCATAGAATTCCAGTTATTGCCCAACCATTCACACCAGCCTGTGGTGGAGGAGGGGCAATTTTTGCTGTCCGCGCAGATATGATTCAGCAGCATTGCCAAGTGAAACTTATCCAATGTCCGAATCATTTCGAGATTTGTCTTATCAGACTGCATGATTGTCATGTCAACGTCGGTTTTCGTCTTTATGTACGACACGGCGTCGCCCATCTTTTTGAAAAAAATTCCGCAGACCGGGACAAAGTATCCAACCTCGATGGAAAGCTCTGCCAGAAGACGGTAGCTGTCAGCAGTGTTCGTCCTCTGGAAAAGTTCATCGAACTGAGCGCGAATTTTCTTCTCATCGTTTTTCCCAATGTCATTCAGGTCAAAGATGTATTCCTGAACAATGAACCTATTATTGGATTTCGTGGGCACATATGCTTTGTAACAGGATGCATCAATCTGTTTCATGACAATCGGAAAGTCATGGGAAGACGTGGAATACAGACGCGCTTTATCGACTTCCTTTTTCAGCTTTTCCAGCAGCTTTTCAAGAACAGCCTTGAGATATTCGGCGTGCTGATGGCAGGTATCCACTTCTGTCTGGAACATACCGGTGTCATCTTTGAGCCGCCCGGTTTCCCAAGCTTTGTCAAAGACGCACTTGAGTTTCTGGAGCTCGGTTGCATCCAAGTTGTCGTATTTCCCGGACTTCGCTTCAGCCTCAAAAATGGCGATTGCTTCACGCACTTCACTGTACGAATCAAGTATCAACTCAAGGTCCTCCAAAAAGAGTTTCTTGTTGATGTCGATGGAGTAATTGATGTCGGTAACGCTCAAGGTTACGGATTTTGCTTTTTCTTCGACATCGAACCCCATTTCCCGGCAGATATCCGGGAACTGTTTCAGATACATCATAATTTCACCTCAAACTTTCTCAGCGATATCTTCGCCGTATACCATGCTCAGGTTGGAACCGTTGTCCAATTCGGCAACATAGCTAAAATCTACAGTTAATGTGTTTGTCGTAGGCAATTTCTCCTTTCCAAGTAAAAAAGCAGGCCCGCCAAAATGGTGGGTCTGCTTGTTGTTTACAGATTGTGAATTGTACGGTGTCAAATGCTGCTAAGTGGAATGTTATCTATCGTACACTTCCATTCTATTCGGTTCGCACAAACATGCAAGTAAAAATGGGCCTTCCCAAAAGGAAAGCCCATTGTATTGGCATTGCTGATACTCAGATAGCTGCACAGAAGTTCGCAAGGCGTTGCCACAGCAAGTAGTTATCGTAACTCATGCGTACCTTTTCCGGCACGCCTGTAACGAGATACCACTTATGTGCCTTAGCCTTGATGTTCGAGATGCGCTGCTGTTCACTGCGCGTAAAGGCTTTGCTGAACATGCGGCGTCTGCGCCCGGAATTCCAGTATGCACCCTCCATAGTCTCGCAGATAAGAGCATAGGCAAGTTCGTTCTGAACATCGTCATGGGACAACTCGATAATCTTACCCATATTCAGGCACCTACCTTTCGGCTGGACTTCTCGCGGCTCTGATGCACCATGGAAAGCGCATAGTCGAGCGCAGCATCATCATCCGGCAGATAGGTGACGGATTTGAGTTCTCCGTACTCGCTGTGATGGCGCGGGATAGTTTTGGGTCTTTCCGTAACGACCGTCTCCTTCTCAAAATGCAAAGCAATCCGATTTGCAGGAACGGCATACCGTTTCTGCCGCTCGCATTCCTTGAAATAGTCGATGGGCGTTGCGAACCCCAAGGGTTTTCTGCCATCAAGTCCCGTAACGGTGACGACATACGCCTTGATGCCTTTTGCTTCCCGTCTCTGCTGGTCCGCATAGTAGTGGTAGGAGATGTACATCGGCGATTCCTTCAAATACGCGTTAGATTCCCGCGCAATGTAGGTCCCGCTTTCCCGGCAAAACCACAGAAATGTCTGAGGTTTACCGTCGGCTTTCGCTTCCTTTGCGGCTTTCTGAATGACCTTTGTGTCGAGGTCAAAGTCCGACTGATATTGTTTTGTTACCTGCTTCATCGCAGATTTCAGTTCCGGTAAAATCGGAATCATAGTATTATTCATTTCAATTCCCCTTTTAGAACGCTGTGAGCTTGGAAATATCCATGTCATAGCGTTCATATTTGTGGATGTAATCGAAAACGGTGTTCACCTGTGCCTGAGTTGCGGTTTTGGTGGCGTCCATATCGAGGAATGTCTTACCCAAAGACGGATTACGAACCGCAATCCAGCCGCGCCGGTACAGGTAATCAAGACCCTTCCCGCTCCAATCATAGGCCATGTCTAAGACTTCTTTATCAGAGAGGTTCAGGCGTACTCTGTTTTGCATGATGATGCGCCCCGCAAGAGCCGCATGTTCTCCGAACTCACAGGGATACCATGTTCCGTCCGGAGCAATCATGCCGTATTCAGATAACTTCTGGATATTGTTAGATTCGTTCACGCAAATGACCCCTTTGTAGTCAGGTGTTGTTGTCCAAAAACTCCTGGCATTCGGTATCGTTCATCACGAATCCGAAATACGCCACGCGCTTAACGGTCGTTTCCCAGACGCGCATCGTGCGACTCCGGGGCTGTACGACCCAGGAATGACAACGCCAAAGCCCGTCCTCAGAAAGAGCGTACCCGGTCGCAATAGAGCAGTGACCACGGTTTGCATCCCAAAGATAAGCGGAATTCGCGTGACATTGACTGGGCTGACCTTTGCGCATATAGCTGCTGCCATAGAAGAACTGCCCCCGACTGAGTGTTTTTACGGCGTCTTCGTCGTAGGCAGTCATGCAGACCTCGTCTCCGCCGAAGCTGAGAATCTTGTCATGCAGTGCTTTCATGGCATCGAGCATCTCTTTGGAGAATCTCGATTCGCCGTTATATACCTGATGGCTGTCCATCCATTGTTTCCAGTCATCACTCATTGGATTCCAGTGGATGGGTGCGGGCATCTGGTCAGGGGCTGTGATGGGTTTCAGACTGTTCCAACCTTTCGTACTCATTACAATTCCTCCCTGACAGAACGCAGACAGCTCAGGATTTTTTCATACAAACGGTAACGATTTTCGCCGCTCGGTACAAAGTCACCAAGCTTTTTGGAAATGAGAAGTTTATCAAATGCCTCCATAATATCAAAGACGGTGAACAGCTTGTATTGTGCATTTATATGCTTCACACGGAACTCGACATCTTCGACAAGATGCCAATATTCCATGCCATACAACATTGCGCCGCTTTCGTTTGCTTTTCGGTCTTGTTCCTCGTCTGCATCGTTACACACAATACAGACACCGTTTTCATCGAGATAGTTTTCGAAGATGTCGCAGATATCGGAGGCAACAGAACGGATATCGGAATTTGCCTTCACCTCAGGTTCAGGCTGGGCGGCTTCAACTTTGTACTCGATACTGTCGTGACGAAGTGACTCTTCGATACCATCAAAAACGATGTCCGCGTAGTCGTTATCATCCCGACACGCTTTGAAAATGTTTTTGACGGATTCGATTGCCTCTTTGGAATCGGAGTTTCCCTCAACAGAGAACTCCAAAGGAACCAAGGCAACAACTTTGTATTTATTCTTCATGATTTTTTCTCCTTAGTTTAACAGGATGCCGCAGCATTTGTTCAGGCAGATGACACTGAACACGAGCAGCGCAATATTGTGCAGCGTGAAGGACTGTGCCAAAGCACTGATGCTCAGGATGATGAAGAGAACAAACAGGGCGGCTAAGGTTTTGAAGATGGTATAGATGATTCTGTTCATGGCGATACTCCTTTTCTTGCTCCGGTTAGCGAAGCATGTCAACGATTTTTCCGACCAACTCATCATTGGTCACGAACTGGTTGCGGCCCCTGGCACCGAGCGATACAGAGGAGTAATCCTTCATATCGGCGGCATAGCGAACCATATTCTTGTCGGCAATCGGCTGATAGCAAGACCGTTCTGTGGTCACATACACGCATTTTCCGTTCAAGATATTCATGATGTGTCCGTAGCAGCCCGTCTGCTTGCCGTTGCGCTGCATGTTTTGCAGGTTATGCGTCAGCATCAGACCGTCGTTCTCCTTCTCAGCGCTGGAGAGCATAGACAGTAGTTTTCGAGTCTTATACGCAGTGTTTGTCATAGTAAATCGCCTCATTTTTTAGAAATACTTGTAAGCAGCGTTCAGCCGCTTGTTGTAGAGTTGTAAGGTCGTCAGATTCCCGCAATAGACCTTGCTGGACGAGATAGGAACATTCACACCGGCTTCCATGTGCGAGAAGAACATCGCAAGACAATCTTCTACACTGTCGCTCGTGGTGAGTGTCTCGTATACCGGATACGAGTACCCCGCTGCCTGACTGTAGGTGGCATTGAGCTCATGGACAAAGAATTGGACCTGACCGGACACGGAACTTGCATCCAGACCCGATGCATAGCACCAGTTCAAGAGATTCGTCTTGCGACCGTGCGTCCATTGCAGAAGCCCATAGCCTCCATCGTTCGGATTCTCGGCAGTAACGCGAAGCCCGCTCTCCATTGCCATACACCCCATCACAGCTGCAGTGCCGGCCTTAGAGAGACCTGCATCCCGCAACGCTGTATAGATGGCGTACTCATTGTCAGAAAGGTTCTGCGGAACCGTGTCAGTCACAGGTTCTTCTGTCGGTTCCTGAGCAGTCGTCTCTGCCGTCTCGACAGAAGGCTCGGATTCGGGCTCTGTCTCGGCCACCTCCTGCTCAGGTACAGAAAGTACCGGCGCGAAAGGCGGCTGAGCGTTGAGTTCCCGAAAATGGACCTCCAACGGCGTGACATACTCGATATCAGAATCATCAGCTGGCTTTACCGGCGCGGCATACGCAGGCGTCGAGAAAAAGCAGGCTAAGCAACCTATGATGGTGATGACGCTGAGCATAAAAGCGGTGGTCCCGGCATAGAATTTCAGTTTGTCGTTCATTTTCATTTGTGATTACTCCTTTGAATAAAAGTTCCCGCCGACAATAGCTGTTCGGCGGGATGTTATTGATGTTCGGTTGTCGGAAAAACTTCATGCTTCACGGACTACGATGGCGGTATATCCGCTGTTGGCAAGATACCGATACGCTGCATCATAGGCGTCGCTGAGCGACGGGGCTTTGACATACCCGATAAAATCGGAGCAGATAACCATGCCGGAAAAACCTGGGTTACCGGCATAGATGGCGAAGCGGGTGTTTTTCTTGGGATTGCGATTAAACATAGCGGACCTCCTTGCAGTCGCGTTCAAAAAGATGGATACGGATTTCTGAAAACAAAAAAAGCAGACCTACCACGAATGGTAAGTCTGCCTAATTTGAAAACAGAATTGTGAATGATGTACGCCCGAAAGATTCGGCTGTGTAGAATGTTATCTATCGTACAATACCAATTCTATGCCGTTCGCAAGGATACGCAAGAGAAAAACAAAAAAAGGCGAAGTCTTCCGAAAAAGACTCCGCCATGGTTTTGTGTGCGATTTTTGCATTTCAGTGTTGTTATTCACGGCACATTTCTCGCATCTTATTCTTCCTCAAGCCATTTCTTGGTGATGTCAAGAAGGCATTTTCGGAATTCAGGAGCGGGCTGCATCGGAATCGAAGACCACTGAGAATCGAGAACGACAGGGTATTCGTACTGTTTGCCGTTATGCGAAAACGGTATGAACTGAACTTCTCCGTCCACGAGCCATAGCTTTTCCGTTCTGATGGGGTCGATGTACTCCGTCAGCCAGCATTCGTGCGTGACAACGGAATCCGCCACGAAATACTTTGTCTTATCGTCCAGTATCAGTGCTGGGTTGTTATCCTCGACACAATACACTCTTCCGACGAACGGCAGGAGCATCGTCTCGGCGGCGTGTTTCGCGCTTCTCCCCTGCCGAATTTCCGATAGCAGGAAACTCGATATGAAATGCGGGATACCGATGCCGGTCAGGCAGTCATCGAGTGTGTGTCCGGTACAGATTCTCGGTGTTTCCTGGTCCTCCCCCTTCATCCGATTCGTAGGGATTTGCGGAACGACCTTGTCCGGCAAGCATCCGGTATTCGTCATGAGATGAAATAGTATCTGCATTATGGGACTTACTCCTTCGGCAGTTTCTTGCGAAATGGGTCAAGGTCTCCTGGCCTATAGACCGACTTGACATAGGATTTGATGTCGTCTTCACCAAGGCTCTCAAAGAGATTCAGCCAGCATTCGGCTTCAATCCGCATCTCGCCGCCCATTTGATACGCTTTCTCGCACTGCACCAAATCAAACTGAAAATCGTTCTTGTAGCGGCAGTTTTCGGCTGCTTTTGCAAATTGCGTAAATGTTCTGGTATTCAAGGTTTACCTCCTTTTCTGAAAATGGAAACAAAAAAGCAGACCCTCATTTCGAGAGTCTGCTCTAAGTACATAACAGATTGTGAATCTACCGGTATGGGGAATCAGAAGATGGTATCTATCATGCACTTACTATTCTATTCGATTCGCACAACTGTGCAAGGGGGATTTTAAGATGCAGCTACGCTTTCGCCTTCGCCAATTACTTCGCAGCTACGCTTCCTGCTCACTCGCTGGCGGCAGCTACGCTTTCGATATCGTCTGCGTTCAGGTTGATGTACTGCCACGATTGCGGGGCGCGTTTCAGGTGCGGCTGATGCATGGGCAGAGAAAGTTTGCGGACATTTGAGATATTCCAGCCATACAGCATGCCGGTTTTGTTGCCATACTCGAACAGCGCGGCTATATCGATACAGCTTTCCCGGATAAACTTATCCGCCATACCGGACAGCTTTTCGCCGTCTGCATAGTAAGGAGACAATCCTGTCAGGCAGTTCAGCTGGTCGATGTCCTCGCAGGTAAAGGCCCCGATGATTTCCCCTGCACCGCCGTTCGCCTTCGTTTCATAGCAGAATACTGCGAACGGAAACGAGATTTCCCAAGGGCGGGATTTGCGGACTTCGAGAGTCTTTTCACCTGCTATGATTTTAGAGAGCCATTCACGCTTAATCGAAATGACGACCGCTTTGCCGTCATTTACCACAAGTGCATTTTCGAGAACCGTCACAACTCATCACTCCTCATATTCGTAGTCACAAAAGCTGTTGACCTTTTCTTCTGTCTGTTCGTATTCGGACATAAATTTTGCGACAGCCAACTCGAAGTGCCCACGGCTGATACCAGTGACATCCGAAAAATCGAGGAATGCGTGCTCAAAGTTGCTAACCATAGCCACGAGAATGTACGATTCAAGTTCCTTGGAGAATTCTTCCGGAGTGCCATCGAAATGGATGATGACATCCTTAGATTCGTCGTCAGGGTCAAGATAATTCGAAACAGCCTCATCCTTCGCACTGGAGAAGAACCCATCGACATTGTCACTCACTCGCAGTTCAGCGGAATCGCTAAGCGGTACATTCAGCCCACCTGCAGCTTCCGATTCGGCCATCAGTTGCATAACATAGTAGCGAAACATGAGGAACGCGCACACACCCGTAGGCTCAAAATTCTGAATGACCTTTTTCAGCTGCGCCTGACGGTTGTTTACGACTTTATAGTTGGCTTTCATGAAATCTCCTTCTTAAAAAGATGCTTTACAACGCATGAATATTTGATTTGCCGGGCGCATACATCAGCGGTTCGTCCGTTACTTTCAGAACGGTGCCGTCCCCTTGCCTGCACGCATACAGGATTGCTTTGAGCATCTCATAGGCAAGTTTGCTGTTGTAGGCAAGCCCTGCGTTGGAGATGCCGAAATTGCCATTCCAGCCAACCCGGAGTTTTCTCAGCTGCGGAATCAGAAGGTCACGGGCTTCCGCTATGCCGATGCCGCCCCAACGAGCGTCATGATACGCCTGCAGCTGCGGTTTGTTGTCGGTATCAGCTATATCGAGAACCTCATAGATGATGCTGAACTGTCCCATTAGGATTCTGGAATACGCATCGAGGATGGCAGCAGCTTTTACCCAAGCACTTTCGTTCATGTCGATACGCTTAGTATACGTGGTCTCCTTGTTCCCTGCCTCGATATCCGCTGCCGCGAGCGCAGTCTGATAGATTTCCCCTGCTGCGTTTTGCATGGAAGGTACGGGAGCGGTGACCTTGAAATCCGTGAACATCGTATACGCCTTTTCAATATCGGCATCATGCACACCGTAGGCGTCACCCACCTCTTTGCAGATGGAAGAAAAATCATTGCCGTAGAATGTCTGCATTACCTGCATGACATGCAAAAACAGCTGATACTGCTTTTCAGTCATTTCAAAAATCATGGCGCACCTCCGTTACTTTATTAGCATTATACCACAAATGTGTATCAAGTACAACCATGGATAGCGAATCGTAACAAATAAGACACAAACAAAAAAGTGCCTCTAAAATTCTCGACTGAAATCGAAAATTTTAGAGGCAGTGGCGCTCATGGAAGGATTCGAACCTTCGGGCAATTTCTCACCGGCGGTTTTCTGGACCGCTGCCATCGGCCACTCGGCCACATGAGCATATGGCGCAGAGAGCGAGATTCGAACTCGCAAGCCGGGAATTGACCCGACGACGGATTAGCAATCCGTTGCCCTACCGTTAGGCGACCTCTGCAGATTTGCACCCGTTTTGTTAAACAATAAAGTTGACTACCGAACTCTAAACTTTACTATCTCGTTGTGGGTGCTTGTATGACCCCTGGCAGACTCGAACTGCCGACTCCAGCTTGAGAGGCTGGCGACTTGGACCAACTTGTCGAAGGGGCCTTATGGTGTGCCGGGTAGGATTCGGACCTACGAACTGTAACAGACCTGTTTTACAGACAGTTTGCTTTGACCGCTTGCATACCGGCACATATGAGGAGGCATTAAGCCTCGTGGTGCTCCCGGCTGGAATCGAACCAGCGACACATAGGGCTTCAACCTACTGCTCTACCAACTGAGCTACAGAAGCAGATGGTGACCGAAATGGGGCTTGAACCCATACTCTCAAGCGTGAAAGGCTTGCGACTTAACCAATTCGTCTATTCGGCCATATAGCCGCAATCCTGCGGCGAGGGTTTATGCGATGACAAGGATGTCATCAATTTTCGTATTGAGCATCGCGGCGAGAATCACAAGGTTGTCGATGGTAGGAAGTGCAGTGCCTGCCTGCCATTTGGCTACCGCCTGTGTGGAGACACCGAGCGTATCCGCCACATCCTTTACCTTGATGCCTGCCGCTTTTCGCAGTGCCTTGATATTGGCACCTGTTTGCTGGATATCGATGGTTGGAACGTTCATTTTCTTTTGCTGCCTTTCTGTATTGCAGGCAACAAAAAAACGCTGCCTGCCGAAATGAATCGACAAGCAGCGTTCGGAATGCAAATGCCGTCAGAAGACGCACCGCAGCCGTTCGAGGTCTGTTTTTGCCTGTCGATGGGTATAGGAAACAAAGCTGGATTCGTAGGACTCGAATTCAGATTCATAACTATACTCAGCAAACGACATAGCATTAACAGTCTTGCACAGCATCTTCGGTTGTCTCCTTTCGTTTCGTTCTGTTTACATTATACCACTTTTGTGGTTCTGGTCAATCAACTTGTGGTTGATGTTTATTCGCAGTAACCAGCACCTTCGTGGAAAACGCGGTCTGGCCGAGTTCGTGCTTGCTCATTTACACATACTCTCCTTCCGGAAGTTTGTCTGCATCTGACAGTTCATCGACAGTCAGTTCCCTCAATGTTCCTTGGTCTGTATCCAAGCCGATGGTATATATATACACTACACGGCTATCCCGGAATACTTCGGCCGGGGTCTTGCTTTTACTGACGATTTGTTCGATTTGCTGCTCTGTTGCCGGATACAGGACCCAACGCTCTTCGCTTCGCACTTCTGTGCAGTTACAGAAATACAATTTTTCGTCCTCATCCTTGCATACGCAGAGCAGCGAAATGCCGTCATAACTCCAGAACACTTTATCGACAATAAGTTCTTTCCCGAACAAATCCTTAAAATTCAGTCCCTCAAACAAGGGCTCTCCGTGTAAACTCATATCCGCTCCTGTTTTACTTCTTCATGCCGGAACCAACTTATGGTTGAGATTTTTTGGGTTTATCTGCGCCAAAGACGCGAGGATTTGAGGAAGTGAACCTATTGGTGTGCGCTTTTTATTCTTGTGCTTGCCCATGCCTAGTCCTTCTCAAGAAAATGTTCCCACTGTGTTCTTTTGATTTGCTTGCCGCCAAAGGAGTAGTGCTTATCATAATAATCCGACATTTCTGCGGCATACTTGGCAGCGTCAACTGCGTTGGAAAACACCGTTTTGCCAATACTCTTTAATGCAACCCAGTGGACAGTGATGTTACCATCCACATCCACACCGACGCAATGCGCATCGACATAGTCATTGTTGGTCATCTCCATTTCATTGAGCTTTTTGAGCCATTTCGTTTTGACGATGTGTTCCAAGTAATCCGCATTATATTTGGGATTCGATGAAATCACAGAGAACGGTCTACCAAGCTCTTTCTCTCTCAATTCTTCCGTCTCCCGCATTTTTTCGAGCATATACCGGAAATTTTCGGGGTAGTATTTATACAGATATGCGAAATTCAAATACGAAGACATGGGGCAATACATACAACCGCAGCGCTTGTTGGTTTTGTAGTAGTTGTTGAAAATCGGCTGTGTCTTTGCCCATTCCAAAATCACATCCTCGTTAATGCCGTTTTCTGCGAGAGGGTATATCTCTAACTTTTTGGAACTCAACCGCTTGTTAAAACGGTGTTCTTCATCGGCGCAATAGCCTATGTAATGCACTACATAAAAACCGACTTCGTTCAGCCATTCGGATAGTTGCCGCTTTGCATCAAGTTTATAGTGACCGTTACACCATCTTACTTTTCTTGTTGGGAAACCGCATTTATCATACAATTCTTCCCACGTTTTCCTCGGCTTGATTCGCACAAATTGGATGCCAGCTCGCTTGCACTCCGTTTCCATATAGTCGATAACGTTATGTATAAACGGGTAGTCGATTTCGAGTTCAAAGTGAACCACGCCGTCAAGCGGGTATCTGTCCAGATTGTGCAGTATGTAATTGAGCATATACAGGCTATCTTTTCCGCCAGATACGCTTGCCCAGTATGATGGGCGCAATGCAATTGCTTTGTCTGAGTCAGTCATTGTCGGTTACCTCCGTGAGCCAGTAGTCTTTACGGCACTCTCGATAAAAAACCAACCCTGAACTGGGTAAAACTTCATATTTTGATTTTCTTAGATGTGTGGGAACACCTCATATACACTGACATACAGCATTCCCGACTTATAATCAGCGTATTCTACCGGACGCTTTTGTTCATAAACCTTCACATTCGAACCATCATCTGCCGTAAGCCAGAGATATTTGACATGCTCAGCATAGCGAGGGTCTTTTGCGCGATACATTTGCCCTTCTTTGATTTTGAGGCGGCGCATACAGGCTTGGACGCGGGAAAACTCAACAAATGCACCATAGTCACCAATCACGATACGGTTGTACCCGTTGGTAATGACTGTGCCATCAGCGGTTTCGAGCGAAATCGTGTCACCGGACACATTGCACCATTCCGGCAATGCCTTTTGAAACTCGGCTCTCACATCGCAGAAAAAGGTGCGTGGGATAGGCTTGTATCCATAATCTCTGGCGAGTTGCTCTTGATATTTGAGCATCTGAGCGCCGACTTCTGAAATTCTATGCTCCATCGATTACTCCTGACTCAGCATCTGCGCAGAAGCAACTTCCCGAATATTGCGATTCTCTTTTTCGGGAGCCGACACAATGCGGCGATGAGAGCGCATCAGCGTCAATACGCGGTTACGGAGCTTTTCGTCCTTGATAAGCCGAGCAACCTGTTTGATTTCCGATTCACGCAGATACATTGTACTGTTGATGAGAACGCCATGTACTTCGCCGTCTTCGGAACTTTTCTCAACCTTATCGACATTGTTATAGGCATAGATGACATCTACGTCGATGGTGATGGACGCTCTCTCAAGAAGTTCAATTCCTCCTTGGGCTACCAGCCACTTGTGTGTGTAGCTTTCGTCAGAAATGTATGTTTCGCCAATGAATCCCAGCGGCGGCGACACAAGGTTGTTTGTGGAATAACGGATATGGTCCTCGCTTTCGTTGAGGTTATCCTGCCAAATACACATCGGCTTGAGGCTTTTGTCCTTAAAATGAACATAGGTGTCCTGAATGAATGTGCAGACGGTCCGCTTAATATAGTCGATTTCCGGCATCTCTTCTACATTACGGAAGACAAGGCGCGTAGACTCGCCCTCGCCGTACTCTTCGTCGTCCGTCACATAACGGACTTTCTCCAACACAAACTTGGGTTTTAATGCCTCTTTAACGGCTTCGAGAGAAAATACATTCCACTTCATTATGTCCTCCACTTCTTTTCCCACTGGTCGTATTCGGCAACTTCACGCTTTACGGTTTTGCCGTCTTTCTTATATACAGTGATACGTTGTGCATAGTTCACCGTGTGCTTTTGTAGCTGTTGCAGAGCTTCTTCCTCTGAGCTTGTCTTTGTAATTCCGCGATAGGAACCACCAGAGCCTAAGATTTCGGGTTCGTACCAGCCTGTCTCGTAGTATGTAGTCTGTTCTGTTGCTTCATCCAGAACGACTTTCCCCTGCTTGCCATAATCACCCGTATAGTTACTGCGGATGATGTTGGCGGCGCGGTCGTTTCCCTGCTCCTCGTAGGCTTTGGCAATAAATTCGACATAGGCGCGGAACTTTTCTTCGTTGTCTTCACGATGCGCGGCGATAAGTTTTCCGATGGTCACGGCGCTTATAGTGTTCACGAAATCACCCCTGAAAAAGCTTCTAAGTTTTTGGTACTCCAGCCGGGAGTCGAACCCGGAGAAAAACGGGGTTTGAAGCCGCCGCGTATGCCAATTCCGCCACTGGAGCATGGTATGTCGCCCACGAAAACAGACGACAGTTGCATGACTTGATTTTGCAGCGAATATCACATTTTATCGCTGTTTTTATGATTGTATTATACCATATTCTGATGCAGATTTGTAGTGAGTACAAGTATGATTCACAAACAATTAACATCTGAGCGAGTCGCATTTTGTGCGCTTGCTTGTCGTATTTGTCTGGCGCGAATCAGCGCTGAATCTTCCTCGTCAGAAAACAGTCAAAAACAACAGCAACACAAACGCGAGTCTTTGCAAGTTTCTAAAATGGCGTTTTCTTGGCTCAGGGCTTGCTCTCTGCGGGTGCTGGCGTCCAGTATAAGAGCGTTCCGAGGATATCGCACATCGGTGCCGCCTCGAAGAAGCAAAGTGTGTCCAGAGCGTCTCTGAGGCGCTGCTCGTAGTCTGTGCGCTGCATATCAAGGGGAACCAGCACCTTGTAGGAGCCGAAAGGCGCTTTCAGAACGGGAGATTCGGATGTCTGGTTCTCAGAAAGGTCACTCTCCCAGCCGCAGGTAATGAGATAGTCATACAGAGCATAGGGGTTTGCGGCAGAGACTGTCTTTCTGCCATCAAGCATCTTGTAGGCACGGAGATACTTGGCTTCTCGCGCAAGGTCTTTGCTTGTGAGAGGATACGGGATTCGGTTAAGGTCCATGTTGCTGACGAGGTCTACGCGTTTTACCTTGACGGCAATGTCGTTTTGCTTAACACGCCAGATATACTCTGAGTAGGTCATATCTTTTTCCCGAGTCAGTACAGAGACCGCCTCAGCCACTTCCTGAGGAAATTCCGCTCTGATGGTATCTATCGTGGTGCCGGTATCTTCCACCGTGTCGTGCAGGTAGGCGGCAGTTTTCACCAGCGGGTCAGGCTCAACGCCGTCTGCGACAACGGCCACATGCGCCGTGAAGTAGTCTTCCCCTGCCTTGTCGGTCTGGCCCTTGTGCGCCATCATAGCGAACGCCTTTGCTTTTTCAATATAATCAATCATTTGTATCACCTTTCTTTGGCTCGTAAGCAGCACCATGCGGGTCTGCCTGGCAATAAAAAAGGCTTGCCAGTTTCCCGGCAAGCCTCGATAGATTCAGGTCTTTGCGGACCTATGTTGTAGTGTTGGAAACGGGAGATTTACTCCGCTGCGCCCTCAACGATTACGACCTCAGCCTCGGTCTCCTTAGGCATGTCGGCATCTTCCTGCTTGGTGTCGGTGCTGTCCTCGGAAGTCTCGGCAGACTTCTCGGTCTCAGCAGACTCAACAGGAGCGGCAGGCTCGGCAGGAGTCTCAGCAGGTACAGCGGGCTCAACAGGAGCAACGGGCTCGGCAGGAGTTTCAGCAGGTACAGCAGACTCAACCGGAGTCTCTGCGACATAGGTCTCGGCGTTGATGCTCTCGGCGCTCATTTCCTGCGCCGGAACCTCGACAACAGGCTCAGCCCCGGCTACGATAGGGTTTGCAGCCACCTTGGCACTTGCGGGCAGACGAGCGATTGACTCAGTCTTGGTCTCGCCGCAGCCAGTGCAAGTGTAGGTCTTGACACCCTCATGCTCAGTGGTAGGCTCGGTGGTAACGACACCGTTATCCCAAGTATGGTCTTTCTTTGGCGTGGTAGAGAGAACGGTGCTCACTTCACCGCAGACGGTGCAGTAGATTTCGGTGCGACCCTCTTCCTTGCAGGTAGGCTCAATGACACGCATCTCGGCATGGTGACCGGTGGAGTGTACAATGTTGTCCTTGTAGGAGAAGCTGTCATCTTCGTTGCACTTGTGCATCGTGTAGCCGTCCTCGGTGCAAGTCGGCGGGACAACGGTAACAGTGAAGGTGTACTTGGTGGGCAGGACCTTTTCGGTCATGGTCGCATCGCAGTTCTTGCAGTGCAGGGTCTTGACGCCGTACTCGTCATGAGTGGGCTGGGTAGTGATGACACCCTCATCCCAGATATGACCAGTACCACCATAGGAGTAGGTCATGGTATGGGAAGCATCGCGCTTGCAGTGCATCAGCATAGTGCCCGGCTCGGTGCAGGTAGCCTTTTTCAGGCATTCGGTGTGCTCGAAGTCCCAGTCGTGGCTGCCGATAGCGGGCATAGGAACGAGAATTTTGCTGTCGCAGCCATCATTGGTGCAGTACATCCAACGCTCGCCCTCAGTCTCACAAGAGGGCTCCTTGACGATTTCACCGAGACCCGTGTACTCATGGACATGGACCTTGGCAATGCTCTCGGTCTTGGTCTTGTTGCAGACGGTGCAGGTATAGGTCTTGATGCCCGGCTCGGTGGCAGTAGGTTCCTTGGTGATAACGCCCTCGTCCCACTGATGCTCCTCATTGACGGGGATATCGCGGACATGCTGCTTATCGTTGCAGCGCTCACAGACCTTATCTACGCTGCCAGCGTCCTTGCAGGTGGCGGGAGTAGTGACTTCCTTGTACTCATGACCCAGCGCAGGGACGATGTTGTCCTTGAAGGACTTGGTGGCATCTTCCACGCACTCGTGCATGGTATAGCCGTCCTCAGTGCAGGTAGGAGCGACCACGGTCTCGTTGTAGGTGTAACCCAGAGCCGGAATGCTCTCGGTGTAGGTATCACCACAGTTGTGGCAGGTGAAGGTCTTGACACCGTTCTCGGTGTAGGTAGGCTCGGTGGTCACAACGCCGTCATCGTAATCGTGACCGGTTGCGGGGATGACCTCGGTGTAGGTATGGCTCTTGTCGTTCTGGCAAGTGAAGGTCTTGACGCCATCCTCGGTACAGGTAGCAGCCTTGGTGACAACGCCGTCATCGTAGTTATGACCCAGCGCGGCAATCTCCTCGGTCTTAGTCTCGGTGCAGCCATCGTTCAGGCACTTGTAGGTCTTCACACCGGAAGCCTCACAGGTAGCAGGCGTGGTGACAGTACCATCGTCCCACTTGTGACCCACAGCCGGGATGACCTCAGTCTTGGTCGCGCCATCACGAGAGCAGGTAAAGGTCTTCTCGCCATCCTCAGTGCAGGTAGCAGCCTTGGTGACGACACCCTCGCCCCAATCATGGTCCAGAGCGTCCACGAAATCGCGGTTCTCGGTCAGCGTGGCGTCCTGGTCGCAGATGTAGACGGTGTAGCCCTGCTCAGTGCAGGTGGGAGCAACCGTATCACCCTTGTGCCAAGTCTTCTCCACCATCGGGATATCCTCGGTATAGGTATCACCGCAAGCAGAGCAGGTAAAGGTCTTGACGCCCTTCTCGTAGATGGTCGCTTCCTTGGTCACAACACCCTCATCATAGGTGTGCGGGGTCTTGTCGGTGAAATCGCCCTTGTAAGTAAGACCCGGAACCTCATTGCACTCATAGATGGTATAGCCCTCGGAAGTGCAGGTAGGAGCAACGACCTGCAGGATGTGGTAGGTCTTGTCCAGAGAAGGAATCTCCTCAGTACGGGTCTCACCGCAATCCTTGCACTTGAAGGTCTTGATGCCGGTCTCGGTGTAGGTGGCAGCTTTCGTCACGGTGCCGTTATCCCAGCTATGACCCTTGGCGGCAACATAGTTGTCGTTGTAGTTCATACCGCCCCACTCGTTGCAGATATGCTCATCATAGCCCTGCGTGGTGCAGGTGGCGTCATGATGGCGCACGGTGAAGGTGTAGACGGGCTGAGACTTCTTCTCGGCAGGAGCGGCAGCGGGAGTCACAGCAGCAGGCTTTTGGGCAGGAGTCTTGGTGCCGGTGGTGGTTTTATGGGTGTTGTAGACGGGAGCCTTGGCGGGACCGTCCTTAGTAGAAACATTGTCGGGGTTCGTGTTCTGGCTGGCGGCGGGCTTCTCAGCCCTGTCGGAAGCGGCTTCAGACTCAGCGGTCTTGTTCTCGGTGTTGGCAGCATCGGAATTGGGCTTGCTCTCAGCCTTGCTCTCGGACGCCGCCGCGCTGGTATCTTCCTTCTCGGCAGTGTCAGGGGTTTCGGACTGTGCGGTGCTTGCGGAATCGCTCAGGCTGGTGGAAGGAGCAGAAGAGGCAGCATCCTGATTCTTCTTGCCCTTACATCCGGTAACAGAGATTGCGACTGTAGCAGCCATGGCAACTGCAAGCACATTCTTCATCATAGACTTTTTGCGCATGATTTTACTTCTCCTTTTTACTGTGTGAGGTGAGTCCCCACATCAACGAAACGATGTGAAGAGCGGAGGACTTCTGATATTTCGTTTTCCCTGTCGCTCTATATGCATTATACCACATTTTTCCTTGAAGGTGTACTGAGTACAACCATGATTAACGTAATGTTCACAAATCGCAACAGAATCCGAGAGGCTCCTATCGGGGAAAAAACGATTCTGGTACGATAAAAAGAAGCGCAAATATGTAAAAAGCAGCCGGGTACAGAGTGTATCCGACTGCTGATGGCGGATAGGGTAGGATTCGAACCCACGGACGCGGATGCATCTCTGGTTTTCAAGACCAGTTCCATAAACCACTCGGACACCTATCCAAGAATCAGAGAGTGTTAGCCGCAGAAATCTGCGTTGCCCGCCATCTACCGCGTGGAGGTCGCTCTAAAAAGATGGCTGACGAGACGAATTTGTCTCGCCCATGCCGCAGCCGTTTTCGCCACTCGGCATGATGTTTTCGGCTTGACGTAACCCTGTGTAAATGACCCTCAGGTGGGGGCGGTGCGGGCAGGATTATCGTCTTCGTGGTGTAGTTAAGGAGTACCGCACCAAATAAATGACCGTACTGCGTTTGTGTAACAGTACAATGCACGCCCAGAGACGATTTCCAAGATGGAGATGTGTCTGGTGGTGGAAGCAAAGGGATTCGAACCCTCGACCCCCTGCTTGCAAAGCAGGTGCTCTCCCAGCTGAGCTATGCCCCCATGATGGCGGGAAGGACCCGCCAGTAATTACGCATAGTGAAGTTCGCCGTACTGTTTGACCTCGCGCTCCAGATGCAGCGGAATGGTCTTGGCGCTTTTCTGCGTGATATCCTCACGCGTCAGAAGGCGCTCATCGACGCCAGCTGCCTGCAGAACTTCGTACAGGTTCGAGGGACCGGTGCCGTCGTAACCCGCAGTTAAGCCATTGACCTGCAAAGCGAAGCCGTGCAGATGCGGTGCCAGACCTGGTACAAAATCGAGTTCAACAACGACTTCGTTACTGTTCTCGTCCACGCGCTTAACCGAGAGAGCACGGATGTTCTGACTTCCGAAGGTCTCAATCAGCTTCTTAGCCGCCGCTGCGGTTTCAATCGTTGATGTGCCTTCGACGTTGATAATTGCCTGCTCCATCGGAATCATCTCCTTCCTACTTAGAGTTGTCATGCGCTATAGCAGATAACGCTCTGCCGTGCGGGGCTTTACGTTGCCCATTCGTGTTCGGTTCCGGCTACGACGACTTCCGTAAGGACTTAGCCAACCGTCAGCAAGTGCATGCCCCCGCTGACAGCTTCTTGGGCGGATTCTCAAAGAGCGCGTCACCCAATCGGACCGTGGAGCTTGATGGCAGACTCGAACTGCCGACCTGCGCGTTACGAATGCGCTGCTCTACCAACTGAGCTAACCAAGCACGGTAGGGTGTTTTATGCTGGTTATCACCCCTCAGCGAGGAAGCCAACCTCGCGTCCAGCACCATCCGGTAGCAACCTCGGAGGATTCTGCGCTGTATCCTCTCCGATGTTTTTCAGCACCATTCGCGACTGATGCCGAGACTTTCGGATACCTTCAGGTGCAGCACCTGTTTGCCGATTGATTTTTTGGCTGTCCGTTGGCATTCGACAGCGGACCACAAGTGGACCATGCTCGCCAAATTTAATGTCGTGGCGTACGGTGACGGCGACGGTGGAGCGGGCAGCGGGATTCGAACCCGCGTGACCAGCTTGGAAGGCTAGTGTATTAACCCCTATACGATGCCTGCATGAGAAAAAGCGGGTGAACCCTCTCTTAGCCCCGCCATGATGTCCGTTTAGTAGGTCGTCATCCCCGAAACATCATCTTTGTGCCTCTTAGCGATTCCGCGAATCTCTGCGTGGACGATACGAAAGAATCCGGAAAAGCATTTTGGACACTGGTCAACTTCAATTCAAGCCCTGCCGTTACTTCCCTGTCAATTCGGGTCAACGGATTGTTACGGGCTGTGTAAGACTGCGGCAAACTTACCAGATGCCGCGCAGCAGTCTCGCCTTTTTCGGCTATGTCGCGTCTGGCTGCGCCCCGGCTTAACGGGGATGCTCGTACGATGCATGCTTAGCGGGACGAGATTTGTTGTTTCTGCGCCGAAGCACAAGAGGAAGCACTCGCCCACACAGCTTCCTGACCGTTTAGGATACCGCTTGCACAGGGAATGCAATGCGGTTCCTGAAAGGACATTCGTCAGCGGCAATCATAGTCGCTGTCCACCACCCGCCGCGTGGAGGCTGTCCCATCGGGTGGCTGAGTGCGCCGAGGTATGGACGCACTCAGATAGGCGCTACCTATTATGGTGTTTTAAGGCGGGAGCTGCCCGCCATCAGGTAAATCAGTACATCGGTGTGACCCTTTCCTTGATTTTGACATTCGGACGCGGTAATTACTGCATCGGAGTGCCCTCCCTGTTTTATTTGACCTGCTAGAATCGCTTCCAACAGGTCATGGCTCTGGCAGGTGGAGTTGAACCACCTTTTCCCGTGCGCTGCGGGCGAATTAACCATGGTGCATTGCAACCTTCGTATTCGATACCAGAATATTTCGGTCATTTTACGTCCGACCGATTGACATGAATAGCCGGTTTAACGTCATGGCATGGACGATGGGTGCGGAGACAGGACTTGAACCTGCAACCGCCAGCGTATGGGGCTGGTAAGCTACCTTTGCTATACTCCGCGTGGCGGGTCGTACTGGGTTCGAACCAGCGACGCTCGGATTAACAGTCCGATGCTCTACCGACTGAGCTAACGACCCAAGAAAAAAGACATTCGCCACGGGGAGCTCAATACCCGTGTTACCGCCGCTCGCCGCGAGGAGGCTGTCTTTATGAGCGACAACTCTTATGGGATACCAGATACGATGCTTGCCGCTGCTCTACAACCAGCCGCAAGCGGATGTGTATGTAAGTGTGTGTAAAACTATGATGTTGTTTCGGAGCGTATCTGGTATCTTTTAAGAGTTTTATGTTATCTGCGAAGATGTTCGCCAAGCTAAGGGAGGTTAAGCTTGTTGCCCGATGCCGACCGCGTGGAGGTCATCTTCTCGGCATCAGCTTCTGACAGGATTCGAACCTGTGACCCGCTGCTTACAAAACAGCTGCTCTGTCAACTGAGCTACAGAAGCATATTCAGGAGAAGTAACTCTCCCGAAAAGTAGGTAAATTACCCTATTACCAATTATCTGCAATTCGCATATTTTGTCAACACAAAAGTGCCACATACAGTGTCCAGAACGGAAAATGTTGTGCATAAGCACAACATATAGTACTTTCTGTTTCTGTACTTGCATTATACCATATTTTGGCGTGAAAGTGTATCAAATACAAGTATGATTTACAAAATGTTCAAACACTTTCCGGACTCGATGTGTTCCGGAAATCGCAGACTCCTGTTGCCGACGCGATGCATTCGGTGGTCGATGATATCAGAACGGCGCATCTGTTCCGCGTTTACGCAAAAGCCTGTACCGTAGTATTGCATGTAGTTACTTCGTTGCTCTTTGTTTTCCGCAGCCCTCCCGAAAGGTCTCCGTTCATCGTGGACGAACACCGTATCCGAGCATAGAGCGAAATCGAGGTAGTGCATTGCCGCCATGCGCTCAAAGACATATATCTGCCTGGTCTCGATGAAATAATAAAAGATATAGTCGGCTTCCTTGTACAGCCATCCCTTTGAGTGCTTGGCTATCGCTTTCTGGTATTTTCCAAACCGCAGCAGTTTGTCATCTTCCCCGATAGCAAAACTATTCACCGCTGTTTCGAGGAATACATTCCCAGTTTTGTAGGTGTCAGCCTTGGCTTCCACCGTGAATGAAGAACCGTCCTTCCGGTATACAACGAAGTCAATGTCGTCTTCCTGATATTTCTTGTCATCCCGTACATCCGAAAATCCCGCAATCCTGTCCTTGTGCGTTTCGCAGTAGTAGTCAAGATAGTGCATGGTGACAGATTCGCCAATCAGACCTACCTTCATCTGACCCGCCATGTTATAGGGCGTCTTGTTTTTCTGTCTGTACAAGGGTATTACCTCACGATGTTTCCGCAAAACGGGCACTTTGCGCCTTTCCGGCAAATGTCAGCAATCGAAGGCGTCCAGTCTTTGTCTTTGCCGTACCCGCATACAGGGCATACGAGCGGGATATTTTTGCAGCTGCCGGTCGTATACATGTCGGGGCCGAATTCATTGTCAGGGTGCCACAAAGCGGCGATTTGAGGGCATGCAACTGATACTACAGGTTTCCTTGCTGTTTTGGCGTAGTGGGCTCTCATGACCTTTCTCAGTGAGTTTCTGGCGCATTCTGGACATCCGGTATGTACTTCCCCGGACCCGCAGGCAAAAGCAATCATCGGATGCCATTCTCCGTTTGCGCCGTACCCGCAATCCTTGCAGACAAGGTATACATGCCTTGCGCTTCCGGAAGTCACTCGCGTGGGCGGGAACTCATTAAGTGTCGGATGCCACTGTGCAGCAATTTCGGGATGAACGGTAGCTACATCATTGACGCCTTCGACAAGGACTTTTCCGGAACACGCCGGGCATCCGCCGCCTGTTCGACAGGCACCGGCGATAGAGGGACGCCATTCGCCGTTCTTTCCGTATCCGCATTTTGGGCAGATAAGAGCGATTCTGCGATTGCTGCCACAGGTGACTTCCTCCGGCAATACAGAATTGGCTGTCGGATGCCACATAGCAGCAACGCGGGGACATTCCTGTGCTACCGTGCCACGATGCCTGCGATACCGCCACTCGAAATCTTTCACGGTACAACCACCCCCGCCCGTTTATGGATGTTTTCGGACTTTGCGATATTTACAGCTGTGCTGTAGGATATACCATATATATCCGCAAGGTCACGCAGATTTTTGCCGGTATTCATCCGTGCAAATTCCGCAAATTCCCGGTTTCGGGCTTTTACATTATCCGTGATAGGAGAACGGCTTTGCGCGGCTTTACGGGTTTCGGCTTCTGCCAGTGATTCAGAAAGCTGTCCGTAGTCATGCAGAATCTTATAGGTCTGACCCACGGCAATCTTATGGTCTTTAGCAATGTCGGAGACGCTTTTCCCGTTCTGGTATTCTACCGCAATCCCCTCGCAGACTCCTTCCGGCAGCTTCTTCTTCATTTTAGCGTTGCCGCGCAGGTTCTTGCGGTAGAGGGGATGATGTGCTCGGTATTTCTGGATAAGCCCCGCAATGAATCGCGGTGTGACATTGTACCGTACTGCGATATTCTCTACCTTGATACCCGCTTTGTAGTCTTTCAGGATATCGTTGTTCCGCGCTTCGATTTCCTCCTGAGTCTTGGTGTCTTCCAAGGCTTCACGCCGTAGCCCCAATACTTTCGGGCTGTGCTTGAATTCCGGGATGTTCATGGGCGGTTCAGGACCGAAACGGACAAGACCACCAGAAATCGGATGCCCTGCTTCTCGAAATACCTGATAGGTGGTGGATTCCGATAACCCATACTTGTCCATGATTTCTCCGACAGTCATGTACGGATTTGCCCTGACATCCGCAACGATTTCAGCATTGCGCTGGCGTTTCTTGAACTGTACAGCTGACCCGATATTCTCTTTGTGCGGGGTATAATCAGGGCTTCTGCGCAGGATATGATAGACCTGTTGTCCAGAGAGATTGTATTTCTCAGCGATTTCAAAGGTCCAGGCCCCGTTTTTGTAGTCTTGCGCAATCTCAATATTCCGCTGCTCCATGTCGGCTTTCGACAATCGTTTCTGATTGTTGGGTTTCCGATTCGGGCTTTTGCGGTCATTGCGGCGCACAGCATCAAAACCCTCTAACACTTCAAGAGATTTCTTAACATTCGTGCAGCCGATACCGTATTTCTCAGCCAATTCCGCGATGTGCATACCGGCGACATAATCGTTCAGCATTGCCTTATCGCGGTTCAGCTTTGCTTCTCCGGTCAAACTTTTCCGATGCATGGTGTATCCTCCTGATTTGCTACCCAGTCGATGATATGGTCGATGCAAAGATTCGTGATTTTGCTTGCGGTATAATACTGTGAAGTGTCATTGAGCAGCGATTCAATTTCCGTTTCGGATGCCGAATACCCTACTGATGCAAAGAACAGCCTTGCGAGGGTACGCGCATCGTCCAGGCACAGAGGTCTTACCGTATGCCCAAAGGTGAAACGCCGGAACAGAGCATCGTCCAGAGTATCGGGACGGTTCGTGGTCCCGATAAGGATGGTGTCGTTGCCGAGTCTGTCAAGTTCCTGCATCAGGGCAATCGTCACACGGTTCATTTCCGCAACATCGTCCTTGCCGCCGCGCCGTGTCCCGATAGCGTCAATCTCATCGAGGCAGAGCACGCACGGACTTTTTCTCGCATAGTCGAATACCATACCGATATTCTTCTGTGTTTTGCCCAGAGCGGAATTCACCAGACCGGAGAAATTCGTGTACACGAAAGGAAGGTTCGTCGTATAAGCGATATACCGCGCCAACTCAGTCTTTCCGGTTCCCGGCTCGCCCATGAGTAAAAGAGAACTCGTATAGTGAATCCCCATCTCCTGCAACCGCAGCGCAGCACGGCGCGTCTTGTACATCTTCTCTATGACCGCCTTCTCATCGTCTCGGATGAGGAATCGGTCTTCTCGGAAAGTGCTCGAATCCTCCGCTACCAAAAGCCCTTGCAGGTTATACGGCAGTTCGATGAGTGTAGGACTTTTACTTGCCAGAGTTCGCAGACAGGTTTCCTTGAATGCCTTGTCCTTGGCAGTTGTAAGCCCCTCTAACACGATTTTTGCCTGCTGCTGAGATTTCCGAATATCCCCTTCCACTACATACCGAAGCAATGCCCGTTCATTCTCGTTCACTTAATTTCCCTCCTTCATAAAAAGAAAAGCCCTCTGCAACATTCTGCAGAGGACTCAATCTCTTTTACATTTCTGCTTACGGACGCGCCGAATAATACTGTAAATACCCGGCAAGGAATAATGGTATGCCTTAGCGAGGTCTTTGGCGTCGATGCCGTTTTGGTATTTCTCGAAGATTTCATCGTTGCGTTTTTGCTGACGGCGGGTGATGCGACGGTGACTGAGTTCTTTGTTGCTGATTCCGGCCTGAACAGCAATGGCACTGCAATACCCAATGGAAACACCGTACTTTTCGGCAATGTCACGGACAGCTGTATTCTTCTGATACTCCGCCACGATTTTATCGACCAGATTGGCATGGTCCTGTTCTTCCGCAATGCGCTGCGCCTGTTGTTCTTCATCGAGAGCACGATAGCAGGTCCTGACGCAAAGCCCGTATTTCTCGGACAGCTGCTCAAACGATAGCCCGTCCTCATAGTCTTTGACAATCTTCCTGTTTCGCTCGATGATTTCGCTGCGGGTTGCTTTCCTTTTCCCCATACTGGTTCACCCCTTAGGCTTTGCTGCCTTCTTTTTGCGTCCCTTGCCGCGATAGATACCGGCCTCATGAAGATACTTGAATCCGGAAGAGGGACTGATACCGTATTCCCGAGCAAGGTTTTCGACCGGCGTGTTGGGGTTCTTCTTCGCGTAGTCCACAAACCCCTGTTTGAAATCTTTAATGCGGCGCAAAGTAGAGGTCTCGATTTTCGTGTCGAGGTGCCGGTGGTAGGAGTCCCCGCCTTCTTTCAGAATACGAAAAATCGTGGCGCGGTTAAGGTTAAAAGTTTTTGCCAGTTCTTCGGCTGAAATGCCTTCCTGATACTGGTTGCGAATCTCGTCGTTGCGGTTGTCCTTCCACTCCGTAAAAGTCACTTTCCGCCGCTTCTCCATCTCAGCCTGTGCGATATGGTAGACGGTTTGTGGGCTGAGTCCGTGCTCCTGCGCGAGGTCCGTGACCTTTGCGCCATTTTGCAGTGCATCGGTAATTTTTCGATTGCGTTCCAGCAACTTTTTATGCGTCATAAAAACCTCCCAAAATAAAAGAAGCAAGCTCCCGAAAGAACTTGCTTCTTATAATCTGTGTTCACTTTTTTCGCGTGATGCGGGCAAAAAACTCACCCACTGATTCACTTTACAGTTTTCATTTTACCCAATTCGCACGAATGTGCAACAACTTTTTGTGAATTCAGGTCCACTGTATGTACGGGATATCGGAAAGCATCATAAGGCAGGTCTCAAACTCGTCTTCGATGTATCGGGTGATGGCATCGAATCTCTGCATCAGTGGCAGTTCCGCGAAAGATGTGCCGGTTTCCTTGCGGCATTTCCCCTCTGCGCTCGTATATATCACATTCAGCATGACATTCAAGGCGAGAAGAATATCTTCATCCTTGCCCTGAACCGTGAAGTAGAAGTAGTGCTCCGACTCACCGTCCGTAACGCCGATTCGGTTGTCGTATTTTCCGTAACTCGCCAAATCACCAAACACACTGATTGCAATATATCGCAACTTATCCTCAATAGGAACAGTCCCCCATAAAGGATAATGTTCATCCGGCTGAAAATCTGCCTTACCGCCGTTATACTCCCATTCAACAAAATCACGGACGGAGAGTTTCTGACCGCCCGGAATGATTATTTCTAGCTGTTCCAAAGTGTTCTCACCTCTTTGCGTTGTCTCGTCATTTTCTATTGTATCCGGTTCGCACGATTATGCAACATTGAGAGAGAAATTACCGGACACAGGAATCTGACGATAAACAAAGAAAAGCCGCCTCCAAGACGGAGACGGCTCGATGGTATTACATTCCGATTCTCTCAAGATACGGGATAGCGGCACGCATTCTTTCGCACTCCCAACTCCTGCGGGGGTTGCGTTCGTGCTTCTTGATGAACTTCTTCATCTCGGCGGAGGTTTCGGCACCCAGTCCGGTGGCGGCTAAGATTTCCCTTGCACCGTCACACTTCATGGCTTTCAGGGTATCCGACTCAATTTCGCGTCCGCCCTCAAACGGCTGCATAAATTTGAGTCTGCAGAACGGGAGGTAGCCTTCCGGTGCATTATCGCCGATATTCCAAATGATATAGCCGCGAGGCGGTTCCGTTACGACCTCGTAGGTGTCGCATACGCCAAGCGCAGTATGATGGATTTTCATTGTTGTACTCCTTATTTTTCGTAGCGGTCATTAGACCGGCTGTGATGATTACAAGTTCAGGGTGACATTGCGGGCACTGGGCTCGTATTTCCTGGTCTCAACCCAGGCAATCTTGAACATGTGTCGTGCAGCGACATTGTTGTTCGCATCCCGGTACTTGTCGTCGAGATACACGATACGCTTTATCCCGCTCTGAATGATTGCTTTCGCACACTCGTTGCACGGGAAAAGCGTGACATACATCGTAGACCCGTGCAGGTCTTTCCCGGCGTTGAGGATAGCGTTCAACTCCGAGTGGCAGACATACATGTACTTGGTTTCGAGTTCGTTTCCTTCCCTGCCCCAAGGCATGATATCGTCATCGCAGCCAATCGGCATACCGTTGTACCCCAGAGACAGGATTTTATTGTCGCGCACGATACATGCGCCCACCTGACTGTTCGGGTCTTTGCTGCGCATCGCGGACAGCATCGCAATGCCCATGAAATACTCGTCCCACGAGATATAGTCGCGGCGTTTGGCGGTGTTGTTCTGAGATGCTTCGTTTTTCGGTGAAATGCTCATATGGTTCTCCTTCTTGTCTGATTTAGACAGTGGGTTTGTTTGCGTATTTTTGCGAAAAAATGCGGTGGAGTGTCTTGCCCCACCGCATTGGTATTGGTCAGATGTACTTTTCCCAGAATTTCTCGAAGGTTTCGTCCGGCATCACCATTTCCGTTTCATCGAGGACACGGCTGAACTCGCTGCTGCTGATGTCGGTGCCGATGAAATCCGTGACGGCATCGCGGCCACGCTGCATCAGGGCATCTTTCAAGATATTCCAGCGGTATTTGTGGATGAGCTCCGTCAGAGATTCGCCGTCGTTCTCCCAGTAGTCGTTCTTTGCCTGAACATGATACAGGGCATCGAGAACGCCGTCGTAGTCATCGCTGTCATACTCGCTCACGATGTCGGTGAGATTGAGCAGACGGCGGTCAACGCCATCGACCTTCACGGTTGCGTTGTTGAACGAGTCATCGTCGCAGGGCTGTGCAGGAACTTCCACAGCAAACACCTCACGGGTTTTCTTGTTCACCTTGCACGGCAGATAGAACGATGCACCGGAATCAAAGTTCGAGGTGATAACGCCGGATACAATATCGGGCATCGGGTTCTCGCGAGCCTCCTCAAACTCCGGCAGATGGAACACATCCACGACATTCTCGATGTCGTAGTCAAGGGCACGGACCTTCGTGACGATATAGCCGCCGCGCTGCAATTCGAGAACTGCACGGCAGAGGTCAAGCTTAATCTCGTGCTCATTCAGAAGATTACCGTGGCTGTCTTTCACGAGGGTGATTTCGATTGTTTTGTTCTTGGCGGTCGTTTCGGCCAGAAAATAGGTCTTGTCATTGCAAATTTCAAACATGTCATTACGCTCCTTTTTGTGTTGGACGCAAAAAGAGCGGACCTCTCAGAATCGAGAAGTCCGCCCTTCAAGCGAAATTGTGAATGTACGAAAGGCATAAAACCCTTTCGATATGGAATGTTATCTATCGTACAATACCAATTCTATGCCGTTCGCACATTTTGGCAAGAAAAAAGTCGCTGCCCTCAGCATAGGCAGCGACAAGATTGTAATGCTGTTAGATATAATTAGGATTCCATTTTTCACAGCCATAGGAAACAACGGATTGCAAAAATTTTATCGGAACAAGATTCTCGCTGACCGAGGCACCGTTGTCTTTTACATATTGATTTATTTTTTCGCGCTCCTCTTCACCTGCGGACTCAACATTGATGAAAACCTCTTTTGTGGTCGGTTTATAGAAGAAAAAATTGCTGCAAGAAATCTTGACAGTGATGCCCTCACCGTTGCCGTTGCCGTTTCCGATTACGATAGTTATATTTTTTCTTGCGTCAAGCGTCCGTGCGCAGTATACAGACACGCTTTTTGCAATGCGTTGTGACTCATTATCATCGAAAACAAACGCAGGGCTCATTTTATCAGCCATTCTTGCTGCTGCAACTCTTTTTGGAAACTCATTTGCTCGTCTGCTATACCAGGTTCCCTGAAGCGCCAAACTTCTTAGCACATAATCCTTGAGCGTTTCCATCGCACCTCCAAGATAACCATCCTCGTCAATGATGTAATTCACAATGCTCTTATAATTGATATTACGCACAATACTTTGCGCGTTTAGAAGAAGAAAGTTATAGTGAACCGGTCTGCCTTCGAGCATGGTATAAATAGCATATTGTTCCGCCCGCTCATTCGTTTCCTTGCCATCGCTTAAGGCATGACAGAAGCTTAATTCTTCAATGATTTTCTTGCAGTATGCCTGCTCGAATTTCTGATGATAATCTATCAACTCTGCTTTAAGCTTTGGACACACGCTGATGAGATAATTTGGTAAACTCCAAAACCGAGTAGAGTCAATGCTGTAACCGGCTTTTTTGAAATTGTTCGAGTAATCACTGGGAAGCGGTGTGTTGTAACCGTTTTTCCACGCTTCCCACCGAAATTCCTGCATATATATCTCGTTAACTCTACTGTTGACCGGCACCTTAAAAATCTTGATATATACCCCACTTTCGCAATTTCGAGGGCAGAAAATGGGGTTTTCATCTACAATAAAGCCTTCGAGAAAAGCTTCGTTTGGATTGTGGAAATATTGATAAATACGTTCTTTGTTCAAGTATTTCACGTTTTTTATCGCTGCCATAATTCACCCTCCGTTTTCAACATTCGCACCAATTTTCTTGGCAATGATTTCAGCCATGCGTTTCGCATTGCTTTCATCGGTCACAGACCATTTCAATCTACTAAGTAGCCATTTTTAGCGTATTGTTTAAACGCATCATCCAACTGCATATTGAAACGCTCGCCGATGTCAGCGTCCTTGAATTTACGGATTTTGGCGAGAGCCTTGGCGTAATTGATGTCATGCCCCTCTCCATAGTGCCACAAAGCAGGATTACTTCCAGCCCAATTCATAGAGCCGTTGTTGAAAGCTAAACAATCGTGCAAAGGAAAATCACGCGTATTATGCACGATATTAAAGCAGCTTAAATAACTGGTGCCATAGGAAAAGCCGGTCGAATTGCGCATTCCAAAACCACAACCACTCACTGGCACATAACACTTAACTGAGTTGTAGCCTCGTTCTCCGTCTTGGTTCCAAGTTTCGATGGTAATAAGTACACCGGAATTTAGATTCGCCCATACATCAAAGATATTGTCTTTGTCAATGTCTTCTTTGTATTCATGTGCAAAACCGAGCTCCTGTAAAATACGAGTCAGTTCCTCATACGGAACAGCCTCTACTTCACCAGTTTTTTCGTTGTATTCCATGTAGAAGTCATAAGAAACATTCTTCATCGTGGCGAGAATGCAGTTTTCTCTGTTTTCAAAGGAAACCACTTTGCCATATCCTACATGAAGGCTCTTCCAATTTTTGATGATAATAATCTTCCCGTACTCGTTATGGGAAATGAGCTTACCATTCTTTTTGGACCTCCGGATACGGTAGACATTATCTGAGCTGATTCCGCTCAGGTCAATAGTATCGTTCATATTCATGAATCTTACCTCACTTCACTTGTTTTGTTCTTGGCGGTCGTTCCGGCCAGAAAATAGGTCTTGTCATTGCAAATTTCAAACATATCATTACGCTCCTTTTTGTGTTGGACGCAAAAAGGGCGGGCCTCTCAAAATTGAGAAGTCCGCCCTTTAAGCGAAATTGTGAATGTACGAAAGGCAGAAAGCCTTTTCGATTTGGAATGGTATCTATCGTACAATACCTATTCTATACCATTCGCACATTTTGGCAACAGAACAGCGAGAAAAATCAGGAAACAGTCGTTGTTCCCGGCAACCATCGCTGCGGATTTATGCTTCAAACCTTTGTACAAGCATCATAGGGACGAGGTTTTCGCACACAGAGAAGCCGCAATCTTTGACATAACGGTTTACTTTTTCACGCTCGCCTTCTCTAATATCGCAGATGTTTACGAAGATTTCTTTTGTCTCCGGCTCATAGTAGAGGAAGTTATCAAGAGGAATCTTAATCTGCATATTTCCGGCGCTTTTGTTGCACAGCGTTACATCGACAATGTTCTTTTTGCAAACAGTTCCCTTATGGGAATTCAGAAGATGTCTCGCTGCTTTCTGGGATTCGTTTTTGGTCGGAACGAACATGTTGGTCATCTTACTTGCAAGCCTCGCTGCCGCAACCTTTTTGGGAATATATGCACCGGTTGGCGTTTCCTTTGATGTCGTTTTAAAGTTCCTTCTGCTGAGACTTGTCAACAAAGAAGTTGTGAATCCTTCAGGGTCACAAGCATAGTTGAGACCCAACTCGTAGCAGCCAAGTACACTGACTGGATATAAAGTTTGCAAGGCGTTCTCGATACAGCCGAAATACACCGGCTTCTCACGCTTAGAGAGCATATCCAAAATCGCGTACTGTTTTGCCAGATTCTTAACGGCCTCGCTCTTTTCTACGCCAGCGTCAACTGCGTATTCCTTCAAAACCTTTCTGGTAAACGCATCCCAAAATTCAGACACAAAATCAGCATCATCGAACTTCTGCCGACTTTGAGTGCAAATTCTCCAAAGCGGCTCCATAAGCCAAAGACGAGACGAATCAATGACAACCCCGACCTTTTCAAATTTGGTATCTTTCCCAAACTCCTCTATCGGACGGTTGCTGTCACCTTCAAACGTTTTGTATGGGATAGCTTGCATGTATACTTCGGACGCTTTATCTCTAACGGGAACCTTCAGCAATCGGACATATACACTCCTATCCGTTTCTGTTGGAAAACCGTAGCTTTGAGGGATAAGTCCCTCGAGATAGGTTTCACTTGAATTGTGCAGATAGTCAAGAATCGTATCAGCATCCAAATATTTTATAGCATCCATAGGGTAGACTCCTTTTTCAGCTGTTCGCAGCCATAGGCAACCACTGCTGCGGGTAGGGACGAAGTTTCTCCCTAGGCACGCAATCGTTCAGAGCGGAGTTTTCAGCGAGCGCCATGTCGATGATGTAATAATCATCACCATTACGCATCACATCAATACTCCACTGCCCTACCAGTTCCACGGCGGGAAGAATCTTCTTGATTTCTTCCAGAATCATCCGAGCACTGTCATCATATCGAGATTGCAGGATATCCTCGTGCATCTGATAGATGACATAGTCGTGGCGTTCCTGCGGCGTACTTGCATTCTTGAACTTGCCCTTCATCACATCGGCACGCCAATAAGGACTGATACCCAGCACCTCATCAGCGTCGAAATCGACGAATACGCGGAATTCAGTGTGCAGCGGCAAACCGTTGTAGATGGTCGGGTTGTGTTCCTTGTCCTTGATATATTCCCTTAGCACCCACTCGTTCGTTGTATTAGCACCATAGAAGCAGATATTGTTCAACGGCGAAGCCATAGAACAGGTCAGATGATTCAGGAACAGGAAATACTCGCCCATCTCATTGATTTCCTTCGTGTCATGGATATGAGCGTTGCGGAACTCATACTTGGAAGAATATGTTCCGGTCTTGATGAAGTAATCCTCGTGCTCATCCAGCTTGAATATCCGCTTGCAATAGCGGTTCACGATTTCCTTGGTCACTGGATTCAGGGTTTCAAAGCCAAGGCGAGTGAGCTGCAGCATCGGCAGCGGAACACGCAAAATCTTGGTATCAGGAATCCTGAAGAACTTGTTCCCGCACAACGCTTTTGCCAGCGGTGGAAGCCAGAATCCCATCGTGTTGGGATTCATTTCGAGCATCTGGTAAGTGAAGTCGTCGAGGTCAAGAATATCAAGACCCTGACGGAACAGGTTGTAGTAGAACTTTTTCATGCGGTCATCGCGTGCATCCTTGTACCCGGCGTAATTCTGAAGCAGAATCTTATACGATGGCTCCGAAATATCGACCTTCGCAAGATTTCCTGTCAGCTGAGGTCTGAGTTCTTCCGGGTATTTTTTCAGGTCATCGTTCGTTACCGTTACAGCGTATCGAGATGCCGCATAGTTCACATAGTATCCGCCGCGTTTTTCGTTGTAGATGTACAGGCGAGTACCATCTGTTAACTCACCTACGATACGGTCGATAAGCGCTTCGAGGTCCCGTGTAAACGGCACCCTCTTGTCGAGCATAGCCTTGACAGTAGCGGTATCCCACTGTAAGAAGTTCTCGGATAATGCCCCGCTGTCCAGCACCTGTTTCTTATAGGCGTCCTCGAATGTTTTGAGGGCATCAGGGCTGGTTTTCAACATTGTGGCAAGCTCTTCATAGGAAAACGATTTATCTTCCCTTTTGGTCATCATTTTACCGATTTTGGCAATCATATTTTCGATTTCCTCCTTTTTGGGAATCAGGTGTTTGCAAAATTCGGATTCTTCCAAATCAACTTATTCCCGTAATAGACTTCGGGAATGTACTTGATGGGAATTCTGCGATTGTCTTCGAGTTGCGAATCGTTGTTCGCGATAAACTCCTCGATGCGATTTTCTTCACTGCGCGGGGTGATGTTGCAAGTCGAGAAACCTCCACCGTACAGGATATCACTGTTCATCATACCTTTGACCGGATACTTTACTTCGGTCGTTTTACCGTTGATGTTCAGGACAAGGCGAACGGTTTTGTATTGCTTAGCAAGTTCCACAAGAAGCCTGAACATGATTTCCTGAGTGTTCGGACTATTGTACTTTCTCATATACTCTTCCGTCAACTCTTCCACCACAGCCAATGTAATCCCGTATAGGCGTCCAGGCCGCCCGGAATTTGCCTTTTTGATTTTCTCCATCATTCGCTCCGCCCAGCCGGTTGGATTAGCAAGATAATCCACTACCAGTTCATCGGCATTTGTGGATGTCAGACCAAAGCAAGACCCTTTTCCAATCTCATCGACAATGCTGTCAATAGGACTGCGATAATTCTTATACCCCTTTATTATGCGACAGAAAGCGTTCTGTCGTGCTATCTTGTCGTAATGACTGCCCTTGAGAATTTTCTTGTCTTCTTCCGTCACATTCTCTCGGAACATATCGAACAGCTTCTGTGCCATTTCCTCTATGACAGAATCCGAGGTAAAAGAAGAACGGCAGAAAATCGTTTTGAAGTCACATGTTTCATTGACGGTTTTGGCATTATCGACAACGAGGCAAAGGAAGCGTATCTCCTGGTTGAATGTTACGGGTTTATTTTCCAAGGTTCCATAAAACCGCTGCCCGTACAAGGCATCTACCTTGTGCTCGCCATTGGCGAGCGGCACACGAATGAAACGGTAGTAGCGCCCGGACGGTTTTCCGGTATCGAGAATTGTGTTGCCTTCGAACACGGATGCGCCGGATTTGATAGCCTGCTCAAAATCCTCACGAGTTAAATTGATAGTCATAATTTCTTCCTTTCTGTTTTTGTTATTTTTCAGCTGTTTTCTTCGATGCACAATTTGCTGCTACGAATGTTTTCCAACCATTTTTCATCCATTACATTACCAAAACGATATTTCTTCTGCGACTCGTAGGACAAATCGCAGCCGGAAACGACATCACCGATGGCGTTCAAGTACAGCTCGCCGCTGTAAAAGTCGATGCCGCCGGTTTTGCTGAATTCGTATTCGAGCTTATCTACATAAGGTTCACGTTTCTTATAGATATTCGAATCGAGATTCTTAGCACGCCCTTCGTTCAGTAAACAAGCCCGATGAAAGTCCGTTACCTTATCGTTACGGTTATATTTCAAGCCACTAAGGATACTTTTACTTTCATATGGGATTGCTTCATGGAAATCATCGCTGCTGATACAAAGACCACACGAATAGTCATCCTTGTCATCGCAATAATTCCACCACTCCAGACTCGCCATAGCAAGGTCAGCCATCTTATCGACGGCTTTTCCGTTGGTGACCATGTAAAAGCTTCCAACGGCGATACCGCGCTCTTTGACAGCTTTCAAGGTGTATCGAATTGCCGGTATGTTCAGAGAAATTTCGCCGCCGGTAAAGGTAAGAGAGCTGATATAAGCTCCCTTCTCAAAGCTGTCGAGAAAAGCATCGATGTACTTTTCCTGAATATCGATGCTTTCGGCATCTCCGCGCAAGCAGTGCGCACAGCACATATTGCACCGGCGCGTAACTTCTATGAATACGCTGTTTGCGGCATAAATACGCATTTTTTTCATGCCCTTTCTGTTAGTCTTCCGTGCAATCGTCGTAGTCATCCGTGAAACTCTCGTTGCGGTCAACGACAACATTCACATCCGGCGGAGCGATTTTAGCCAGACCATAGTTCAAGAAGAACGAGCCGGGAATGTCATCGACATCGCCCCAGTTCCAGCAGCCACAGTTGATTTCCAGCTGTCGTTTGCCTTCATCCGTATTGAGATAGTCTTTGACAGCACTGCGCAGGACGCTTTCTGGGTCATGGATTTGCTCCGGATTGTAGCTGAATTGCATCAGTGTGCATTCCGTTGCGGATAAGCCAATGACCTCATTGGCGACGATTGTAAAAACTCTTAACATTGGTGTTTACACTCCTTTTTTGTTTTGACGCAAAAAAGGGCGGACCTCTCAGCAACGAGAAGTCCGCCCTTTAAGCGAAATTGTGAATTGTACGAAAGGCACAATACCTTTACGATATGGATGTTATCTATCGTACAATACCCATTCTATTCGGTTCGCACATTTTGGCAAGAAAAAATCGCTGCCCATTTGTGTAGGCAGCGACTGATTTACTTGTTATCGTTTTAGTACCTTATCGGCGTTTGCCGTTTTCGAGTCAGCCAGAGCACGTTCCTGAACCCGGTTCGTCCAGAGCGGGACATTCCGTGTACTACTCAAATAGGCTTATATGGATAAGAGGCCGATTGGATATTTACGGATTGCAGTAACCGCAAGGTGTATATCCCTGTTCGACAAGTTCCTCTCTTGTGCCGGTATACTCCTCTCTGTTTGCATCGCTTATCTGAGATGCAGAGGAGCAGTCTGGACGGTGAAACTTGCGAGAGTTCGTGTTCAGGATGTAGGTCTCGGAAATTGTGTCAGGCTGTTGCGGCTCTTCCACCTCGGCGCTAGAGGTTTCGATGTCCTTATGGTACTCCCCATACGAGAAGGTGACTTCCGTACCGTCAGAGGTGCAGTAGATATCACCGAGTTCGTCCGTTCTGAGCACCTCAACTCCCGCGCCGGTCAGCTTTGCAAGGGTCTCGCTGTGCGGATGACCGTAGCTGTTGTCCTTGCCGCAGGATATGACTGCATAAGTAGGGCTCACGGCATCCAGAAATGCCTGAGAGGTGGATGTGCTGGACCCGTGATGCCCGACCTTTAAGACTGTGGATTCAATGTCCTGTCCGGATTTGAGTATCTTCTCTTCCGTTTCCTGCTCGGCATCACCGGTGAACAGAAAGGATGTATCTCCGTAGACAATGCGAATCACGATGGAAGTATTATTCGTGTCCTCAGGCACGGAATTGACAGCCACAACGGTGATGGAGGCTTCCCCTAGGGTGAATGTATCCCCCACTGCTGGAACGGTAATACCACCGCCCCTCTCGTCCGCACGAGCCTTAAAGTTCCGGAATGCCTTGTTGTCATACTCTGTCACAGGACAGAATGTGACATCGGCTGTGTCAGCCTCGAAGGCACCTGAAAGACCTCCGATGTGGTCTTCGTGAGCGTGTGTTCCTATGACATAGTCTAGGTGTCCCTCTGTCTCGCGCTGTAATACTGAGTATACAAGGTTCGAGTCATCGGCATTGCCGCCGTCAATGAGCATCGAGTGCCCATCGCAGGTGATGAGGGCGGAATCTGCCTGCCCGACATCGATAAAGTGGATGATAAAGCTGCCGCCTTCCGATACGCCAGCCGTCTCCTGACCGCTTTGTGCGGTAGTTTCTGAGACGACCCCGGATACAGGAAGGCTTCCCGGAGATTCCGGTGTCTGACCGCAGCCTGTGAATGTCAATGTGAAGAACGCAGCAATTACCGCTGCAGTTCTCCGAAGAAATTCGTGTTTGGTTTGCATGGGTTTTGTTCTCCTTTCAAATAAAAAAAGCGGGCCCATCCCCCGAAAGGGATAAGTCCGCTAAAAACGAAATTGTGAATTGTAAGATATCTGGTATCTATCGTACAATTCTATTTTACCGGTATCGCAAGAACATGCAATACTTAAACCGTATCTGAAACCTCATGGCACAGCATCCTGTCCGTATAAATACAGCAAAGAACCAAGCCAAGGCTCGCAACGCAGCCGAACGCGACATGCTTCGGGGAAAGAAGGAGCCATTCGATGTCGTTCATTACTTTCACCCAAAACAAAACGCCCATCATAGCAATGATGAGCGGAATAAAGACAGTTCCTGTGTAATGCAGGAATTTTCGGATTTTTCTTTTTTGCATCCTAAAACTACATCTCCCAATTATGCTTGTAAAACAGCCTGAACCACATATCGCTGATTCGTTGGGCTGTAATACCCAAACGGATAGCAGGTATACATGATGAGGTTATCGATTCCGTCTGTGAAATTAACGAGGACAGTGCTATCATCCGCAATCACGGTGCTCGCATCCGAGGATACATAGCCGGGTTTTGCTAGGGTGACGGAATATACATACTCGCCGTAATCGGTATCCACAACAAAGTTATCCCCTATGCTGACATATTGCAGCAAAGAAAACACGCTGTCGTTATGTGCGCAAAGCAGATGTCCTCCGGTCACACCGACTTGATAAGAACCGGGATACTGATACACCCCATCGCGTTGATTCAAAAGACTCTGGTCATCGCCCCAGATAAGAGAAGCGTTAAGACCAATCGCGTCACAGGTAATCGTGCCGTAGGCTTGACCCCATGCTGCAGGGGCAACATCACCCCAGACAGAGGTCGCTGCCGCAGGTTCGGGAGTCGGCGCAGGCGTCGGTTCGGGAGTCGGACCCAGGGAAGGTTCTGGTTGCGGTGTAGGAGACGGTTCAGGAAATGCAGCGGGTTCCGGGCTCGGTTCCGGTACGCCGGATAAGTCCGGGATTTGCTGTTCTTCTTCTGCTGTTTCTTGCGTCGCAAATTCAGAGATGCTGAGAGAGGATTCGGATTGTGCTGATTCGGCAGGCAGAGGTTCCGCTTGCCATGAACAGGCTGCAACACTGGTCAGCACAGCCAATGTTGCAACGAGTATCAGTGCTTTGGTTCGCCGCATATGAGTTTGTCCTTTCTAAAACTAAAAATATATAAAAAAGCTGCCCTCAGTTCATGTCGAACCGGGGCAGCTTTTTAGCAACGGACAGAATCAGCCATTTTTGTGTTTTTTCCGAGAGAATGTGCGGCTTACATTCCTTCACCTTTCGGATTCCGCATGTGCTCTCGCCGTCATAATAGAGCAGGACACCAATATCTTCTGGTATCTCTCCTTTGACCTTCTTATATAACTCTGTGGGCATCGCATAGTAGTTGCAGTGCCCGACGAAATTGTGCCCGTGTGCCGAGTGAAAATCGCTCACAGAAATCTTGATTTCCACACAAGTGATGACGGCATCGAGCGTATACAGATGATTCGTCTTGTGGAAGTGGCACCATCGCTCGGAACAGTGCTCCCTGCAAGAATCTATCGACGAAATATCCTTGACGCAGGTTGCCTCTTTTGCTTTTTGCTGAATCGCGGCAAGCGAAGCACCCGTATCCGTTTCGATAAGCGAGGCCAGTTTGCAGGTCCCATATTTGGTTTCGGAGGTAAAGCATTCCTGAACCCTGACGAAATCGACCAATCCGGATTTTACAGACCCGCATTCTACCGGCACTTCTAAGGCATCGAACCCTTGACGAAACGAATCCACCCGATACCCGCCGTAGCTGGAAGGATGCCACGCATGAAGCGCGGCCTCAATATCGCGGGTCAGCTGAGTTTTCGCCATCAGGTATCACCGGAAAATCTGCTGACCAATCTCTACCATCTTACGGCGTTTGCGGTGCAGCGAAACAAGCTGGTACACAACGACGGCAAATGCCGCAGCGGCAAGAAATTTCAGAATCTTTTTCATGGTAGTTCTCCTTAGTTTGTTCGTGGTTTAGCGCTTTATTATTGCTCTGCAGTATATTGCCGCAGCATGAGTTCCTGTACCGTCATGACCGTAAAACCTTCCTTTGCCGCCTCATTGAGGGCTTCGTAATAGTCATCTACATACAGAGCCTGTGCAGCATTCAGACCGGCAGCTTGGGTCAGAAGTTTCATGACGGAGGTCTTCCGTTCGGGGGTGGCAGTCCCGATGACATCGAGGAACTGTCCCGGATAGTGCATTTCAAGCCACTGCTTTTTATACGGCAGGGTCATACTGTCCTGCACACGGGTGATGCAGTATTTCGGGACACCGTCGCAGCTTTCGAGGAAATGCTGGACAAGCGTATTGGCTTCCCCAATTTCGTCGAATACCCTGTACCCGACCCGGTTCTCAGCTTCATACCGCAGTAGCCGTGCCCTGTGTGCATCAGCAGTCGCGTCGAGTTTCTGTTCACGATAATGGATGAGAAGGGTATCGTCGAAATCAAAGAACATCATACGAATTTTAGAGAAATTCACTAATATCACCTTCCTTCAGTTTCTCGCCGATGCAATTTCATGTCGAACAACCTCAGCTTCGGTGTAAAACTCATCGCTGTAGTCGTCCTCACTCGTTTCCTGACAGACCTTGTGCCGGTGCGGCGCGGAGCCTTCCTGCTCGATGAAAATGCGCCAGACGCCGGAGGAGAAGCAGACAAAGAGAATCGTGTTGTCGTCCAGAAAGAGCCTGACACCGGCAACATCGAAACACCCGATTTCATCCTCGAAGTATCGAGAATTTTCGATACAAACGATATCATCGCTATAGCCGTAAATCTTGACCATTCTGTTACTGCCCCCTTACTTGATTACAAAATCCTTTGTGGCATCCTCTGCCTCACTGTACCGGCTCACATTGCGCCTTGCAGCCTGCAAGAGAACATCACACTCGGCATCGAGTGCCGCCTGCATCGAAGTCTGCTGTACCTGCTTGGCACGGGATGTGTGAGCGTTCTTGTACTGCGGATACTCTGCGACGATTTTATCCATCAAAGCCCAGCGCTCTTTGTCGGAAAGTGCGTTCAGGTTGATGTTATCGCGGCGCAGCCGTTCAATCGCATAGTCTAAATACGCGAATTCTTCTGCAGACGGGATGGCTTCGATATAGTCCCGCATCGTGGCGGGAGGACCGTTATAGGTCGCTATCGCCTCGTTGTACAGCGTTTCTGCAACCTCTGACCCGTACCACTTATCCGGCTCATAGCCATGGTTGTGGTACACCTCCGCTACCCAGAGAGAAAATGCTTCGCTGTAGGTCATATAGTCCCTCCTTCTCAAAAGTCCCCGAACGAGAGCTGACGGCTCTGCGAGACCGGAATATTGGTTTTGGGCTTTGACGAGTGCTTAACTTCCCCGTATTTGGTGAGATTCCGGCATTTATATCCGTAGCCCTTCTGTGCGGCAGAAATCGACTTGTATCCGTATCCGCTTGCATCGTCCAGCACCTGGTCCTTGTCGTTCAGATTGACGACAATATACCGCACATCGTTGGGCTTAGAGAGCCGGGACGAACGAATAACGGTATAGGGGATGCGCTTATCGAATTGAGGCTTTTCTTCTTCCGGGTCCGGTTCAGGCTTTGCGACCTTCTCCTCTTCCGGCATTTCAAGCTGGACATCGACCCCTGCCTTAACGAGGGATTCGAGCGTAGAGGCAAGGGTCTCGTACCGCGTATTTTCCACGGTATTCGTATCCTGCTTCTTCCGCTCCTTCCAGACCTTCAACAGCTGGCGTTCGCTGAAATTGATGATAAGACCACGGTCTTTGAGCATCTTACGAACAACATAGGTGGAAAGAGAAGCGTAGTTTGCATATTCGCCGATATGGTGCTTGATATCCACCTCGGTCTTGGACATAGCTGCTTCGAAATCCCTGTGATTGTCGAGCCAATCCTCAATAACGCTGAGCAGTTCCTTCTTGGACATGGATTCCTCTGCCAGCTGCTTATTTTTCCGGACATAATCCTCACAGGCAGCGAGAATCGAATCGTAGCCGTTCATGGCGCTGTTATCGACGATTTGACGGTTCGCAGCATCCACAATGATGTACTGTTCGCCACGGCGGATGATAGAGATACCTTCATCAGCCGTTTTCTTCTCTTCCTTGACATTGCCGCCGACATCGAATTCCGGCAGGGAATCATCGGTCATGATTTGCTCGATGATGGTATCGAGGTCCTGCGTATAATCCTTGGAAATCGTATAGCTTTCTGCCTTGGCAAAGACCTGCTTCGTGATACAGGTGATTACCGCGTCAAGGAACTTGTCAGGGTCCGGAATCTCGATTTCATACATCATGTTATCGCGGATATTCCAGACAACACCCTGCTTTAACCCGGTAGCCAGCATATAGCAGGCACATTGCAGGAAATGCTTGTGCGCGAGCGAAGACACGAATTTCAGCAGATAGACCTTGTTGTCCTTCACGACATCCGCCATGCCGCTGATAACAAGTTTCTTCTTTGCCTTGGTATCTACCATGGCAGTCAACTCACAGCGTTCCTGTACGGACTCGTCTGGAGTGAACACCATAGACAGGCGCTTGTTCAGGTCGGTTTCCTGCGCTCTCGTAATGAAGGGGAGCTCGACCTGTTTTACATACCGGTCCTGACTCGTCATCAGCATCGTCAGGAACAGGACCTTCTCCTCCACGGATTTCCAGCTGGAAGGCAGTGCTACCTTCTTGTCGTTATGCAGGTACATGTAGAAGGCAATCGCGCTGTCGATATCGTAGTAGTCGAAGAAGTTCGCCTGCTGGTAGATGCCGATGCAGGGAGCCAAGTCAATCATCGCATCCGAATGCTTGATTTCGATTTCATGTACATCTTTATGGAAGACCGGCGTTGTATTGATAAGCTGGTAGCAGTGCTCTACATCCTCATCGAACTTGAAATCGAACATTTCAGAGATATCGAACTTTGTATTGAACTCCTGATTCATCTTGACGGGAGTCATCAGGGTCTTATCGCTGACCAGCCCAAATCTGTCCTCTTTTTTCGGAGGCTCTACAAAGATGACCTCATCCTTACCGCGACTCGCCGCAACGCAGAAAAGGTTTCTCAGAATCTCATACCGCGCCATAGGCTGAAATACACGGGAGCACCAGTAGGATTCCGTGAAATCAAAGACAACGCAAATAGGGCGCTCCATGCCTTTACTGCCGTCAAAGGTCGTAAAGATACCGACATCTGCGCCGGGTGCTACATGCTTTTCGCCGTCCGGTTCCTTGATGCTAGCATATACATGGTTCTTGTCATAGAGGTTACCGGGTCTTGCTTCCAGCTCATTCAGAACCTTTACCATAGACCCCGTTCTGGCTCCGAGACACAGGACATCCTTCGGGTTCTTGGTATCCAGATAGTCTACCACCTGCTCGCGGGACATGGTCGATACCTTACAGTTTTTGTTCACGCCGTTGATATCCTTGCCCCAGATGTTTCCGAGCCGCTGTGCAAGGTCATGGGACAGGCGGAAACATTGCGTGAAGTTGACCTGCGTGTGCTTGCCTAAGAACTTATGGATGAACGACCAGATATCCAGCGAGGTCTGGTCATAGATTTTCTGTTTCATGTCCCCGACCGCGATGATTTGAAGACCGGGGTTCGATTCCTTGATGTATTCGAGCATCTTCGAGATTTCCTCGTTGATGTCCTGATACTCGTCGATGATAAGCACATCAAAGTGCCCGACAGGAACGCGCTTCCTCAAGACCATTCCAATCTGCTCGCCCTGTCCGACATTCTTGATGCCGCGCCGGTACAGGATTTTCGAGGCAAATCCATGATAGTTCTGGACCGTGACATTATCGTTCAGAATCTTTTCCTGTGCATCGAGTTTCAAAAGCCGGTTATAGGTCAGGTACAGAATCTCCTTAGAGGAATCAAACTCGTTGCACAAAGCATTGATGGTGGACGTCTTACCGCTTCCGATACAGGCATCGCACAACACGTTTTTCCCGTCAAGCGCCAGCCGTACAAGGTCCTTCTGTTCGCTGGACAAGTCTTTGAGCGTCATTGTAATCCCTCCGAATACTAGAATGGCAGGCAACAAAAAGACCCTGACAGCCACTAAACAGCCGCCAGGGTACAGTTTTTAGTCTATAATTTAGATTGTATGCAGTTCGCACGAATGTGCAAGGGGCTGTTGATAAAAATCGCTGTTTGTATATTTTATTTCATCTTCTGACCGTCAGCAGAAAGGGGTTAGATGAGCATGGGTGATGTAGTGTCCCTATACCAACTCGATAGATTCCGCCTCGATACGATGCCATTTATCGGTGCTTGCATCGTATTCCAGCACATCTTTTCCGACCATTTCCCCATTTTCGATATACTCTAAAATGTGTCGGACCCGCATTTGCGGATTATCGTTCCTCGCGTGCCACAACGCGATATCCTTGTTGTCGATGACGAACGCAGGCTTGCAGCTGACAAAGGGGCTACCGAGAGGCTGTGCTTGCCGACTTGCCTCGTAGTACGATTTTACATAGCCATCACGGGATGTATTGCGAATAGCGCGAGCGCCTTCTTTGTCGCCTTTCTCGTCCAAGGTTTGTGCAATTTCGTCCACACACCGGTAAAAATGCGTAGAATCCTGACTGTTTTTGGCAAAAATCAGTTTTCTGATTAACCGCACTGCGTCTTGCTGCGTCACAAACCGCTCCTCTCACTTCTCAGTCGAAACCAAGAAGATTTTCTTGGAGAAAGTCCCCTTCTCTGCTGCCTTCTGGCTTCTGACCTGTTCCACTTCCCTCTTGGAAATAGCGCAGGTCTTGCCCATAGCGTACAGGACCTCCATCACATCTGCCATTTCTTCCGCGCAGTCAAGAGCACTCCGCTCCTTGGCAGTGTAGGCTTCCAGCAGTTCGGCGACCTCTTCCTGCAGTTTGTTCGTCAGAGCGTCCTCGTACTCTTTGTCAGACAGCGTGCGCCTAACACAGGTCTCCCCGTTCTTCTCAATGATTGCCGGGATATTATCCCGAACCAGTTTCTGGTACATCATAGTTTTACGCTCCTTCCAATTTACAGTGCCGCAGCGGTATGCGCAGCTCACGACAGGTGTTTTCGATTTCTCGTTCGTTTTCGGCTCCATCAAACACTACACATCCTTTTTGCTGCTGTTTGGCGAGGTATGTGGGCAAATCATCATTTGCAACAGGTATGAAAGAGTATCCCCGCTCGCTGGCGTACATAGCTGCCAAAGCAGCCATCTTCTTACCGGATTCTGCTACAATGACGACTTTTTCCCGTTTTGCCAGCATTCTGTCGAGGTATTCCGACATCTGCTTGCGGGATTTTGTCATTGACATGGGCGTTCCGCCTAGCCCGCAGAAGAACCAACCCTTTTCACAGATTTTGTCTTCGCACTCCAGACATTTCAAGTAAACGACATTTCTGTTCGTATATGGGCAATAGTTACCCATACTTACACCTTTTTGAAATGTTGTTCAATATATTCATCCGGCAGCGTAATGTGCATCTTATCCAGGCCTGAAAGTTCCTTGAAGTTCTGCTCGCCGCCACACCATTCCAAGCGCCAGATGGTCCCGCGCTTTACCCGATATGGAATTTTCTTGCCATCTTGACCGATGGCATCAAGCCATACATCGAACGGCTTGACGCATTTGTAGTTGGTATTGTACATGCTAATCCTTTACTTTTTGGGCAGCGCCCAAATCTCAACGTTCACATTCCAAGCATTGGCGGCTTCTTCAATGAGATTCAGCACCGTTACCCAGTTTCCGCCTGCCAACCCGCAGCCGAGACCGTAAGGAACGCGGAAAGTTGCATTAGAATGTTCTTTCATTGCTCTGAAAAGAGCCGTTCCCAGCGCCGCGTAGTTCGTCTGACGCTTATCTCTGCCAAAGCTTGATTGCCCGAACAGGTTGGCGACATATAGCTGCGGGGCGACCTGAACCACCTGAAAATCACCGAGCTTCTTAGGATTGCAAACTTTCACATATTCGGCGAACACGACAGGCCACTTGTCCCGAATCTGTCTGGCAAGACCCGCACCCATTGCGGCACGACAGTTCACCTGATGGCAAATGATAGTATTCTCGTTACGAGTCGGTGGTGTTAAGATATTACCCTCAATAAGGTTGACACTCATAGTCATTCACCAATGTCTAAGATTTCGTGTTTTCTCGCCGCAAACCCCAGCAACTCATTGTAAATGCGGGTCGCGATTTCAAAAAACTCGGTATCGCAGATTTCCTTTCTGCGCAGGAAACGGTTGTCCTTCTGCATCTCTGCTGCGGTATTTGCCACGATAGCCCAGATGCAGCTGTTGATGACAACGGGCGGCACAATGTCGTCTGCCCAATTCTCAACCGCATATTCGCTGACCGCATATTGCGTATCATACACTTCATCGTTCAGCTTTGCGCTATAAAACCTTGCCTGTCTCTCGCCCATGATGGAGTTTATGATGCTCCGGGCAGTCTGGATATCTTTGCCCTCCACATTGCAGATTTCAGGACCAAAGAAGCCTTTCGTCTTGTTGCTGAGAAGGACAAGCTGCATCGCCAATGCCGTAGCGCACTTGGAGAATTTCTTGGCATAAGTATCCGGTATCTCAACAGGAATATATTCAGCCGCAGGACCCTGCAGATAGTATTTCTGTGTATCTTTTTTGTCGTGCGAACTCTCGAACAAAATCGAGGGCAACGCAACCATAATCGCTTCATTTACATTTGCTTTAACAGTTCGTAAAACTGCGATATTTGCCAGCATGCCTTTATCCTCCTCGCCTTTTACTGAGCCTGATACTTGGCGATAATTCGTCTTGCTTCCCTTTTCGGTACGCCGAACAGAGATACAGCTATTCGACTCAGTTTATCCTTCTGTGTGGGGTCTGTCAGGACCACGATGCGATGCATATCATGGATGTCAGTAGCGACAACCACCTGAGCATATCCGATTTTATCTTCATCGAACAGCCGCTTTAATTCTTTTGCAAACTCTTCCCTGCTGAGTTTAAGCATATAATCGCTGTTAATGAACATGTCGAGTGGGAAAATATGCTCGTTATCGAACTCCTTCGGATGCGCATTTGCAAGGTCAAGTTCCGGGCGGAACAGGGTCTTATCATGCACCAAGCCATAAATAATGCCGGCCGCTTCTCCGCTTTTGCAATCAATTACAAACTGTCCTCGTTGTGCATCAGCCATAGGTTGTCTCCTCCGCCAGTTTTTCGTATATATTCTGTGTGCGTGTGTTGTTTTCGTCTTTGTGCATGAGCACGACATTTGCCATGCTGGTATAATAACTGGCTACACTGTTACCTTCTACGGTAAACTTTATATTCTGCCCGTCATCGACTACCTCGTAGCTGATGAGTTTGTTCGTCACCCACTGATTATTGTACCGGAAGTATATGTAGTTGTATTCCGTGGCTGCGGTCTCAGGCGTCATGTTTTTCTCCGAACCCACCGTTTCGGCAATCTCAGGAGTTGCCATCCGAATGATTTGCGCAGGCAGGTCCTTGATGCCGTCAATCGTCTTGTCCGCCACTTCACTGCATCCCTCGAACGCCACAGAAATGGCTGCGATAGCCAAAAGAAAGAGTGCTTTGTGGATGAACGAGAGGAATCGCTTCATAGACATGCCTCTGAAATATCTTCGATGATACGGAATGTTTTGCTTGTTTCGATACTTGCATTATACCACGAAGTTGTATTGGATACAACGATGAACGCTATATGTTCACGGATTAGATACATTTTTGGCAAAGCAAAAAACGCCCGCAAAAAGAAAAGACCAGCCTGTTAGCCGCAGGCAGGTCTTTCTTCGCAGTGAGCATTTAAAGTCGGCTCTGGACTCTATTCGTCTTTACCGAAGCAACGCTGTCAACGCTGTTCAGTATGTTCTATTGTATGCCAGTCGCACAGGTCGTCAACTATGTTTTGCAGCTTCACAGCAAAAAGGAGTCTCACCCGCTGATGTAGGCAAACTCCTAATTGGCTCAGCTTAATCTTCGAGGTCGAAGCTATACCCTTTCTTATCCATCGTCACGAAGCCATTGCGGGTCTGACATTTGCTGTCACCGAAATAAGCTTCGAGGGTCATGCCGGTGTCCTCGCCATCCAGCCATTGTGGGCGTATATAAGCCGCAAGGTCGTACAATACGCCGACAGCATTCACAACCAGTTCATCGTTGTTCAGTGCATCGTTAACCGCTTCGTCATTGGCCTCAACAGGAATGCCGATAGAAATAGTAATGGTGTCTGGTGTGTTGTCGTCTAAGTGACGAGTAGCGGTGAGCTCAAATTTCAGGATGTTAGTTTCCATAATATGTTCTCCTTTGTATTGATGTGTGTGCTTGCTACACTTTCAATTCTAGGCCGTTCGCATAGCCGGTCAACCACCCTACTACCCTGAAATCCGGCTAGGTCGGATTTTCCGAAATTTTTTTGGAAACAAAAAATAGCCCGCACAGAACGAATCTGTACGGGCTGATATTAGTCATGAGGATGTTCGTGGTAGGGCTCAGGAGGCATACCATGCGGGTCAGGCTCAGGGAAGCGGCCATGGTCCCCGATGATTTCCGAAGTACGGATACCGTTTGCTTTCCGGCAAGCCTCGATGGTTTTAGAAAGCACTTCCTTGACATCACGCGGGTTCTTGATGCGGCGGATGTCGATTTCCGGTGTCATAGCATCCGTGGAGCAGAGATGGATGCTGCCAACACGGCACAGACGCTCATAGAAGTTCTGCTTGAATGCGATGTCCCGGACGCGGTACAGCTGAATTTCATCCTCGCGCAGGTTAAAGCAGCCACGCTGGATGATGAGTTTGGTCTCGGTCAGGGTGTACTTCGTAAAGGACAGCGGCAGAGAAAAGATGGTGTGGCGTTTGCGGTCGGTCCAGAGAATTTTCTCCTTGTCCAAATCGATACCGAACTCGCCGTTTTTGAGGGTAGACATGGTATGGCTCCTTTCGTGATGGGATTTGTTTGGGTTGTTGGTATTCTACCATTTTGGTATCAGTTTAGTCCGTTTTCGTCGTATTTGTCGCTTTTCCCAAGATTACAAATACTACACAGCGTTCTAAGGTTTTCGGGTTCCGTCTTCCCGCCTTTAGATACCGGAATTATATGGTCCACATGGAGCGTAATTCCGTCCCTTTTTGGCGTTCGTCCGCAAATCACGCATTTGAAGTTGTCTCTCTTTAAAATATCATATCGTAAAGACGGCGTCAAGATTCTGCGCTGGTACTCTTTGCTTTCGCGTTCTTTGTCCAATGCGTAAGATTGATTTACAAATTCCTCAACATCTTCAGTAGAATATGTTTGATAGTTTGCATAACGGTTACGACCTGCAGGCGATGTATATCGGATTGAGCAGGTTATCGTAAATTTTGTCGTCGGAGATTTGCGGTGCTTTTCCTCGTTTCGCATTACCGTGCGCTCCAACACAGAGTACAACCATGACGGAGGATTTTCTGTGAAGTCAGGCAGTAGCTTATACTCTTCCTCAAACTCAGTGAGTAGCCTTCTGTTGATTTCTACAGCATCCAGCATTTCTTCAAATTTATCGCGTTCTTTGCAAACTTGACCGAATACATATTTGTCGAAATTAAAATGGTCGAATTTATATTTGCTTTCTAAGCGTTCGTAGTATTCGACATTTCCTTCAACGCTGAGATATTGATACTTTTCGCACAAGGCTTTGTACGCCAGATACCTAGCACTGGTTTCTTTGATTTTGCTTACGACTTTTCTTCTCGTTGCTATGGCAGAAAGTATTACGAGCGCTAGTGCGAGTGATACAATTCCTGCGGTAAGCATTATCTCGATAGGTAAAAAGGTCATGATTCCATATCCTTTCATATACGGGATGCCATAGTTATCAAAGAACTCCATCTGCCCTTCGCGCTCGGTTTTATAAGGAATGTTAAAGTTTGCCATCTCCGTATCCTCCCAAAAATAAAACCCCCGATGCCAAAACATCGGAGGTGTAAAAATCAATTACTTATCGTTCAGAATCGCCAGCAACTCATCGAGGCTAGTCACATACCGGTACTTTCCTGCCATCTCTTTCGGCAGAGGAATCATGTCACTCATGTAATAAAGAACCTGCACACCGTTGCTGGTGCATTCGTTGTACTTGTCGATATCCCGCTGTTTTCGTGCCTCGAAATCCCTGTCATCGCTGCCGTAGGGGTAAAAGTGCTGCACACCCTGACACTCGATAGCGATGTTCTTGCCCGGCAGGAAGAAATCCAAGCGCTTCTTTCCCATCCACGGAAACATCTTTTCCCGCTGATACTCGATACCGTTGCATTTCAGCATCATGAGCACATCGTTTTCGAGATAAGATTTCTCGCGCAGGAAATCCTCTGTGTTCCGATAGATTATCGGCTTGGCAGTCTGACTGATAGCCTTGTTGGGGTTTAGCTTCTTGTAGTGAACAGTCGTGGGGCGCACATAGACGACCCTGCCGCTTTGCAGATGCCGGAAATGCCCGCAGCGCTCAGATTGGAGCACACAGAACCCGGCAAACGCCCGTTTCCCGGCACCGTCATTCACATAGACAACGACGCCCTTTTTAAGGTCTACGATGGTCTGCTTGGAGGTGTTCAGGCATTCTCTGACATCCCCGACCGTTTCCTGCTCCCCGTTTGCGTGTACGATGCGCTGCTCGACTTTCCGACTCAGACACCGCCGCTTCCAGAGACATATCGTATGCAGCCAGATTTGCAGTATCAGCGCCGCTGAGCTCGGAGCCGTCACAGAGTTCCGTATATGTAGGGAATCGCGCTCGGTTCGCAGCCACCGTTCCAGCAGGTTGCCAGACTCGTTCAGAACGGAAAGGTAGCCGTATACCCCATTCCGTGTATTCACCGCCATCATCAGTCCGTCCACGCCGAATTCCTTCTCAGCTCTTCTCAGCTCGACAAATGTCGTCATTTCCCGCATCCGCCAGTTATCGGTAGGCATGACCATGGCGCAAGTGTTCTCGCCATCAAAGCCTACGAGAATCGGGCACAGAAAGGTCGTATCAGCCCTTCTATGGACAAGGATATATAATGATGCACCGTAGGTATCATCTACCTTGATAGCGTATTCATCGTAGGGTTCAAGCCCATACTCGCCGCGATTCAATCGAAAATCACTGATGACCGATTCGTTGTCGGTCGTAAGTTTCGCAATGGTAGGTAGCTGCAGTATACGAGTAAGACTCTTGACAACCTTATAGCAATCCGTACCCTGCCCCTGCATCCGGTACTTGTCATGTGTCAAGTAGTATTCTCGTTGCCATTCGGCGTTTTTGTTATTCATGAGTAGTCCTTACTCCTGGCTATTTCTGCCGAGAATCTGTAGGTATGTTATTTTTCTGCATCGAGTGCTTTCAGCATCTGTTCAGCCAATGCCACAGAAAGCAGCGGCGGGACGGCGTTGCCGATTTCTAATCGTTTCAGACAATCCGAGCCGTAGAACTGGTAGCTATCGGGAAAACTCTGCAACCGTGCTCCTTCTCGTATCGTGAGTGCCCTTGAATCTCTCGGATGGATGCATCTTGATGAGGACGGACAGGCAAAGTTCCGAGTGATGGTAGTGGCGGGCTTCTCCCACCAGAGTTTCGCGTAGGTGTTCTTGAACCCGCTCTTTGGTCTGAGTTCTTCCGGCAAATCATCCTTGCCTTGCCCATCTTTGAGCGCCGCCATGATTCTGCGAAGATGGGCGCTGTTGTTCGGGGCTTTATGCTCCGTAAGCGCATCGGAACCACCCCGCCGGACCCATTGAAGGAATGTATTGTCGGGAGGGGCGGCATACACGGTGCTTTTCTCCCCGCACGAGAGCGCAGGCAGGTCTTTGAGCGCATCATGCAGCGTCACATACGGCAGTAGTTCTTCTCCGTGTGTAGGTTCCGGGTACTGAAAGGCATTCTCGCCTAAGAACCCAACTAGAATGACCCGTTCTCGCAGCTGCGGTACACCGTAGTCTACGGCATTGAGGATTTTGTATTGGAGGCTGTACCCAATATCCTCGAATTCCTTGCGGACATGCTCAAACAGGGCTCCTTTATCCATGCTCAGAATACCTTTAACATTCTCGAACAGAAAGGCTCTCGGATGTAGGATGCGGAGAACGCGCTTGTATTCCATGAAAAGATTTGCCCGCGCATCCATCTGGCGTTTCCCCAGCGTAGAGTACGATTGACACGGCGGACCACCGACTACGACATCAACTGTCCGGTTTCCTATCGTTTGACAGAGGACGTTTTCAGTCATGTCTTTGATATTTCCTTGCAGCATATTGACCGTGGGATGGTTGAGGGTATATGCTTTCGCAATATCCTTTTGTATCTCGTTCGCCAAGATGATTTCAAATCTGTCGTTCCTTGAAAACCCGTAACTCAATCCACCTACACCTGCAAATAGGTCAACGACGGTGTATTTTCTTATCTCTGGCATGATGACTCCAATAAAAAATCCGGCACGAATCACTCATGTCGGACTATAACTTTCTTGTTTTTCAATTTCATTCAGGATACGGTACAGTTCCGTTCCCACGACTCTTGCAAGTTCGCAAGGCACTGCATTACCGATTTGCTTATACTTGCTCGTTAGATTCCCGCAAAAGACCATATCTTTCGGGAATGTCTGGATAGCGGCTGCTTCTTTATAGGACAAGCGCCTTGTACTGCCTTTCTCTCCGAACTGCCAAAGGTCTTTGCCGGCCTTCACCATGTCAGGCGAACCTGGCCAGAGAGGCACTTGCTTTGCCATAGCGGGAATCGTAAACGATACGCTGTCCCATGCGCGTTTCCGGTTCCGGGACATGTAGCGCGAGGAATAGGCTTCTTTGCAGATTTCATCGTCCGTCGCCGGGGCTAAACCCTCTAATGCCTGCCTGATACTGATGCGGTCAGGAAACGGTGCAGGAACCTTGAACTCTACGCCATACTTCTCAGCAAGGTCTTTTCGGATGCCCACAAGGAGGATTCGCTGTCTATCTTCCGGGACATGATAGTCCGCAGCATTGACAAGGTTGATGGACACCACATATCCCTTGCTCTCGAAATCCGCGATGATAGCGTCCTTGATTTTCCCGCCGCCCAGCGTCAGCAAGCCTTTGACATTCTCAGCAAGAAACAGCTTTGGCTGCTTCTTCTCGACCAGCTTGACACAATGCCGGTAGAGCACATTCCGGCTATCGTCGATTTTCCTTGGTCCCGACAGGCTGAAACCCTGGCACGGGAAGCCAAAGGAAGCAATATCACAATCCGGGATGGTATCGTAGTCTACTCTCCCGATATCACCTTCTACGACCGTGGCATTACTCCACAGCCTATGGGTCTCGCAGGCATCATGATTGAAGTCGTTCGCCCATACCGTATGAAACCCCGCCTGCTCCAAGCCGATATCAAGTCCACCTGAACCGGAAAACAGCGAAACATGCGTGTATACTTTGTTCCTATTCATTTTTGGTCCTATAAAAAACCGATGCAGAATCACTCCGCATCGGATACTTATTTACAAAAAATGAGCGTTAAATGCGCGGAATGCACAAAAAACACACGCGCTCATTTATTGAACGCACGCGTGTGTTTAAGATGCTTTTTGTTGGTCGCTGTGCGAAAACAAATAGCGTTATCTTCAACGGCTTTGCGCCGCATCAGCGATTCGCTCTTTCGCAACAACAAAAAAATCGGCATCTTTTTCGATGCCGATAAAGTTTCTATTCGTATTCATTGCCGCTACGCCGGTCGAGCCGCTTCCCATACAAAAATCAAGGACCGTATCCCCCTCATTCGTGTAACTCCTGATGAGCCACTCACACAAAGCTATGGGTTTCTGTGTGCCGTGCGCCGCACATTTCTGCTTATCAGTGGCAAAGGTCAAAACGCTCGTTGGAAATCTCTCAGTGCTGTCATAGCTTTTTGCCTTGTATTTTCCGTAATCCTCAGTCATCTTGGAGTTCCGCTTATGCTCCGCCGTTGAGACTTTCCTTGGATGCCCTGAGGTCTTCTGAGGGTTGTAGGTGGGCAATTTCCTGTAAAACACTAGAATATCCTCATGTGCCCGCAGCGGCATCCGGTTCGCGTTGAGGAACCCTACCGGAGATGTCTTCTGCCAGATGAGGTTATACCGCCACGGTATGACTTTGCTGTCCATCAGGGTCTTGGTGTACGCCCCCGCCGAGAACAGAATCACAGCACCGTTCTCAGTCAGGATTCTATCCAGCTGCGTCCAAATCCCCTGCTGTTTGTTTTGGGTCCATTCGGAAATTGCATCAGCATAGGAAATTCCCGCCTTGTAGCAGGAAAGAAGAAACTCATGCTGGCTTAGTCGCTTCCCGTCCTTCTCGATGAAGTCTTCAAACGGCAATACGCTATCCCAAGCCTGATGTGTGATACCGTATGGCGGGTCCGCTAAGACGAGATTTACGGAATTTGCCGGAATCCCGTTCAGTTTCTCGCAGCAGTCTCCCTGCATCAGCGTAACGGTGCTCATGCTTTACCTCGGAACAGTTCCTTCAAGGCATCCAGCTGGTCAGCCTGAACCCTGCCGTCTCGGATAATGGTAAAGAATCTGCCATCATCGAGCAAAGTCCTATCCTGCTTCCCGTACATCGTCACGATACCCATGTGCCGGCCTTTGAGGTAGTTCAACATATCCTTTTCCGGGAACTCTTCCCGGAACCGCCACGAACAGATACTGAACGGAGCGTACTTATTGATAAAATCCTCACTGTCGCTGTGAAATGCCTCGCCCCGATTCCGGTATCTGCGATGCCGCGCCGTAGTCGCAAGGATATCTACTCCGTGGACCGCAGGCGCATCGGTATCGACCAGAGGTCCGAACACGACCAATTCCTGTACCTGAAACACGAAAGGTCTTTCCGCCTCGCTCTTATTGATTAGAATGGCTCGCTCAATCGCTTCCAGACACCGTTTTTGTGCGAGCGCTCGTGAATATTGCCGCTTTTTTTCCGCCATGATGATTTCCTCCGCAAAAACAAAAAAAGCCCCGCGCAGACATTTCATCCACGCGGGGCTAGAACAAACTATGAGATTTTAGAAAACTGCTGCCGTCTGCAAAACGACCGGCACCACCGTACCGAGCACCAGTGTCAAGGTCATCATGACCGCCATAACGAGCGAAGCCGCCTTCTGAGCTTTCTTCCGATTCCGCATCTTTTGTACCTCTTTTCGAGAAAAATCAAGCCGCAGAGAACGAATCTCTGCGGCTCATACACTACATCAGCTTATATTCTCCATTGTATCCAATTCGCACAAATGTGCAACTGCCAAGCACCGAACACGTATATTTTCAGTCACCGGGCTTGCCGCCTTCCTTTCTGCAGCCCGTTAGCAACCTACCGAGCGGCAGCAGCTGAATTCCCAGCGCGTCACCTTTCCCAAACTGCTCCGTCCAGAACGGAAACAAGGCGAACCCTTTCCTGTACCATCCGTTCTTGTATTCTCGTGTACTTTTTTGTATCTTTTTGTTGTTTTCTCTATTGCAATTCTATTTGCGTCCTTGTATAATAGTTACAGAATAATACACAAAGCTACAAAATGATACACGCGAAAGGAGTCGCCGTATGTTTTCCATCAAGCTGAACGCCCCTGTCCTGCTTCGCAAGCAGCTGCCGGTGATTGCCAAGGCATTGCATGTTGATGAAAAGGTCCTTGACGATTTTCTATCCGTTTCGGCCTTCTATGGAGTTAAAGATGGCAAAGGTACGATTGTCCCGATGAAGAAAACGGATACCATTGTCCATATCGATTACAAAGCATATGATAACTACTACTTTGTCGTCGATGCTATCCTGCAATACGCCAAAGACATCGATGCATCTGTTACTCTCCCTGTCATCACTAAAATCGAACTCGGTACAGATGTTTTCAAGAAATTCTCTCCTGACCAACTCGGCGACATTATGTTTTTGACCAGAAGACTCAAAGACAGCAATGAACGCGTTACGAAACTTGCTGAATTGAACGCTCCTGATATCCTTCTTGCTAATGAGCGTGCGCTATTATGCAAGAAGGTGGAATTTCTCGAGGATAATGAACACACACCAAAACCTGACAGGAACATTGACGGACATGTGTGCGCCTCCTTACATGATATCGGGTATTCGATTCTTGACGGCTGGCTGAACAAGAATGATTCAGTTTTCGAGAGTGACGGCAAAAACAATTCCGGGTATGACCCTGATAAATTAGCGGCACTCGTCAAGAAAGCCATCGGTACGCGGACACAGGAGCAGTTTTCCCAGACATCGCACCTTGGTCGCGTATATGTGAACCGTCTTGCGAACGGCAAAACACAGTCTCAGCCTACCGAGGTGACATTGAAGAAAATCGCCAAGGCAACGGATGCCGTGACGGAAAACGAGCTTCGTCAGGCATGCGGTTACGAGCCGCTTCCGGGTGAGGATGTCGTGGAGTCGAAGAAACGCATCGAAACCGTGGACGACTACACATGGATTCACGAGAACGTAAACTATTTTCTCGAATTCCTGAAAGCGCAGATTCCGATGTCGTTGCCGCTGTATAATCTGGTCATCCTCGAGAATCAGTACATGAGCATCCACAAGGACGGCTATGACCTTTTCGGTATTCATCGCTGCTCAACTCCCGTCGAGTATTCTGAGGACGGTACTGTTGCGAATGTCATTTATCCCGTTACTTTCGATTGGACAAATTTCCAGCGTGGCATCCGCCTCTCTGCGGCCGTCGGGCTTTTGGGACACTACAGCAAAAACGATGAACTGTACATCACTGACTACATCACCGATGTCGATGCGCTGTACAAATATGCGCCCTTCTTGCACAAGCCTATCGACAAAGTGGGAGAAAATTTTAGGGAAAGCGGCGTTGATATTAAAGACTTCCCTGTTTTTTACTACACCATAAACCTGAAAAAAGCATTCACAGCAAAGCATGTCCTTGCAAAGATGGAGAAGTTCCTGAGCAGCCTTGTGAAAGTCCGCGTCGACGCTCTCGGATTCTATGCGGACAATCTGAGCGATGAAACCTTCATTAAGTTCCTCAAAAATCATGAGAAGGTCATGACGAACGAGTATGCCGACAGCGAAATCAAGGACTTCTATGAAAATGTTGTTGTGCGCCATGGCGATATCGAGGATTTCTTTGCGGAGAACTCAGACTACAACAATAAGGCTGCTATCATTGCCTATGTTATCCAGAATGAGGCTTCTGACGACACCTACCGTCGTCTGGTAGACGGATTCACCTTTGACGATGATGACAAGGAAGATAGGCTCTGCGTTGCCGCCTCGAAGCGTGAAATCGAAGCATGGCAGAAAGAACATCCCGGTAATGGCTTTAACATGAAAATGTTCTCTGACACTCTGAAAAAGTATGCCGATGAGTTGGGCTTAGAGTTCGGTGACGTGTACTACTATCTTGATGTCGAGGATGACAAGGCTGACGAGATGGGCGTTCGCGTCTAATACCTGCCTGATAGCCCTGACTATCCCAGACAAAAAACAATGCTGCTACCCATTATCTGGGTAGCAGCATTTTTGTTTTCCGTTCTGGACATGCATTATCCCGCAGCGGCATCCACACCGGGGCCTTTCTGCTGGTTTTCCTGTGAGTCTCCTGCTGGCGGACGGTGGGCGGCAAGCAGTGCCGGTGCTTTGCGGTTCTGCAGGATTCCGGGCAAAAAGAAAACGAGAACTGCGCCATTAGCGGAGTCCTCGCAAAAGATAATTCTTTTTGATTACATCGTTAGTATACCTCGAGCCGCACGGATGCGCAAGAGGTCATTTGCGATTCTTTTGGGCAGGTTTCTGGCATCCTAAGCGTATCGCCTTGCAGTAAATAGCAGTGCCTGTTCGGTTCAGGGTTTTCTGCAGGGATTCGCTCGCGCCTTCCTCGGGAAAGCGTTCCTGGAGCACCTTCTCCTCATCAGCTGTCCAATTCGAGCGTTTCTGGCACACAAGACCCATGATGCTCGTGTGGTTCAAGACAGAAGCGCGGCTGCGGTTAAGGTCTTTCAAAAGAGCTTCGCTTGTACCTTCCCAAGGATATCTCTCAATGAGAATATTCTCCTCTTCCTCAGTCCACCGGCGTTTGTTTTCGTATCGGAGCCCCAATGCGTTAGCCTTCATACTGATGAGATAGGCACTGCGCTGAAACAGCTGCACCAGTTCCTGGCTTGCCCCTTCCTTCGGGTATCGTTCAGCCAGAATCTTCAACTTCTCCTCGGTCCAATAATGCCGAGCAGACGAGCCTTTCTGTTAATGGTCGCGGCGCTTCTGCCGAGCAGTTTCTGGAGGTCTTTGCTGGCACCCTCGTTCGGATACCGCGCTCTCAGAATTTCGATGTCCTCGTCAGTGAATCTCTTTCGTTTCGCATTGCGAAGCCCAACTTGCTGAGCCTTGAAATGAATTGCCTGCTTCGTGCGGTTCAAGGTCTTTACGAGCGCATCACTCGCGCCCTCCTTCGGATACCGTTGATTTAAAATCGCTAATTCTTCTGATGTCCAGGGTTTTGCCATGGTTTTACACCTCTTTCGTTCGTTGGCAACAAAAAAGAGCAGACGCACCACTGGGGTGAATCTGCTCTTCTTCGTCAGAATGTGAATTGTACGGAAGTCGTTTATTATGCTGCTATCTATCGTACAATTATCAGTGTACGCCATTCGCACAGTTTGGCAAGAGGAAACTGTGCTCAAAACGAAACGGCGATGGCTGCGCTGCTTCGTTTGGTCATCGCATATCGGTATGCCGACATAGTGCAGGCGCACCCATTTTTTTGAGCGTGGCGAAGAAAACTCTCAGTATTGTGTACGAGTTGCAACTCCTACCAGTTTTGTGTCCTTGCACATTTTCCCAACGAGTTTTTGCTGAAATCCGCACTTTTTCCAGCGAGTTTTCGGTTGTATCCCATGTTTTTCTGTGGATGAGCCTATTGAGAGAAATTTTCTGCACCGCTTTTTCAAAAATTTGCGCCTTTGACATTAACATTACAGAATTTGCCTGAGTGAAATGTAGAAAATCAACCATATATTTTGTAAACCTTGCACAACTCCCACCAAACTTCGAAGCTCAATGCGGAACAAAATCAGCTTGTCGGAACAATGTCGATTTAGCTTTGATATTGTTCCGAGCCATCCTCCACACACAAAAAAGCCCTGCACACACCAAAAGCGGCATGTGCAGGGTCCCTCTTTTATCCGAGAGGCATTTCCAACACTTCAAGGATATAAGTAAAGAAGTAGAACGCAAGATTCCCGATTTTATCGGAGTCATGTTCGATATTTGCCATGATACGGCTCAAGGTCCCGTTTTTCAGGGACTTCATGGCAGCATAGACGAGCAGATAGACATTCACATAAGTCATTTGCTCCTTGGGCTTGTAGCCCTCGTATGCTTTCAACTGGCACTCACGAGAAATCTTCTGAGCCAGCGAATACCAGCTGCGCAAATAAAACTGTCCTCCCTCTTGGTTCATCTCCTGCTGTACTCGGACCTGGTATTTCGGATAGTTATTGTTGATGACCTCGGCGAACTCTGTATCCTTGAACTTGTTCTGGTGATAATACAGCCAAAGAGTCGAGTTTGCCAAGTCCATGCACGCCGCAGCCAGAAGCTGTGCTTTGTCGTCTTCCAGCGGCACAGTATGCGTCACGGACTCCTCTAAAGACTTGCCATTGAACAAGTCCACATGCTTATAGGAATCCTTGCCGGCCTTTACTGTCATATCGATGAATTCCTTGAAATCCTCGACCAGTGCCACATACGCCTGATACTGAATGTCCTCGGTAGAATCCTGAGTATCTTCAACGAAATTTTGCTCGCTCATAGTCTTTCCTTTCTCTGTTCGGCAGTTGTTTTCAGCGGCTATTCAGCTTGCCTGTATACTTCATAGTACGCAATTCGCATGAATGGGCAACTATTTTTGCGAAATAAGAAGGCAGGCTCCGAAAAGAACCTGCCATGCATATTAGAGGTTAAAGATGCCCAGCCAGCGCCGAAACTTGATGCCGAACAATTCCTGTGCCTGCTCGTAGTTCATGATAAGCTGGTTGCCTCCAGAAATCTCTGCTTCGAGGGAGTTCGGCAGCTCGTCTGCAATGTATTTCAGTTCGTACCACGGTCCATCCTGCGGGTAGGTATAAATGAGCCGGTTCTGCTTCTTATCAACCCGGAACTTGCTCGGGTCTGCCTGCCATGCCAGTTCGATTTTCTCAATCGCAGCACGACCAATGCTCTCATCACCCATGTAGTCGTTGTAATACAGGATACGCACATAGTCCGGCAAATCGATTCCGCAAGCCTCAAAGATATCTGCAACCACACTGGACGAAGCATGGAAGATATCCGGGAAGTATTCTTTGCCATTCGCATTTTCACGCATTTCTGTCGTCATCTCATCGATGCAGATAAGCATCCGGCGCACATACTCCCCGTAGAACGCGGTGGTCAGCTCCGACATGCTCTCATTCACACGCTTCGAGTTCTTAGCACCGCGCTCGTTATCAATTTTAGCACCGATTCGACAGATGATAGCGCGTTTCGAGAGGTCTTTTGTCAGCGAGGTGATTTTATTCGATGTGATAGATACAGCGGGATAGTTCACGAGCCTGTCTGAGATACCCCATTCATCGTTCTTGATTACCCGTTCTGAATGGTTCTGGAACTGGGTCTTGGCGAGGTCGTCGATGTTTAGCGGCAGTCCCTCACATACTCGTTTGAGGCCGTCGATTCTTGTGGCTGTGAAATCCTCCGTTGTGTTCATCTTGACGGTCTCACCGCACATAAGTTTGACAAGAAACTTAATAAAGGTCGTCTTGCCGCCGTTTGAGTCGCCGTAAATTACGCCGTACATCGGGAACAGTTTTGTGTCGTAATTGTTCCTTGAGGCAAAATACCGCAGATACGCCATGAACGGGGTAGCCAGATACCATGTCATGTACTTAAAGTAGTCTTTCTTAGCCTGCTCGACATCACCGTAAAAGTAGTCCATGCCTGAGAAGAATTTCTGGATGCTCTTGATGTTCTTGGCTACCTCGCTGAGATTCGGGTTGAGGTCGATGTTCTCGTCGTTGAAGGTCATGGTCCCGGCATCATAGTCGATATGTAGTTTCGGAAGCTGCTTAACTGCTTCAGCTGCCACACGCCGAACCTCGGTATATCGTTTCGTAAAAACACGCATCGGTTCCGCTGCTACCACAATACGATTCGCTTGTACCGGCATCTTAGGTATAATTGGCTTGACGAGTTCCTGCATCTTCTTCACATCGGCAACTATCTCGTATTCGACCTCATCCTCAGGTTGCGCTTGTTCCAGAAAGACAAGCTTCTGCTTTTCAATAGACTGAAAGACGGGCACTTCTTTGATGTTCTCTTTGAGGTAATCTTCCTGATTCATAGTGCTTACGACTGCCTTGTAGGAGACATTGTCGGAGCATGTCTCCTTGAAGGTCTCGAACAGAACCTTGTAATGCGAAAATGCCGCCTCATCATCGAAGCAAACGATATTTTCTCGCTGGATGCCACAAAACGCCGATGCCGACATATTCGCACTGCCGGTGATGACTCGGACACGCTTATGGTCAGCGCTCTCCAAAATGAAGATTTTCTCGTGCGATTTCGTGTCCCGCGATACATACAGCTGCAAGGACCCATCATCGAGCCGGTTCGCGAGGTTTCCTGCCGACTTAGACTTTGCGAGCCGCTGCACACTGTCGATTTGCACCGACATGATGGCAGCGATGTCGTTGGCGATGATTTTCTCGCATCCGAACACGACTTCCGCATACGAGAACTTGTTGATGACCTTATTCACGAACTCGATACCGGAGGAGAAAGTGATAGCATAAAGCCTGTCAAAACCATCAAACAATTCTTCCCAATTCGTTTCGACCGTATCAGCATATACCGCCTTCACAACACTCAGCGCCTGCGTGGAGATGCTCGCCTTTGCCTTCGTGGTCTTGTTCGCCACGAGTTTGAAGGGCTTATCCGTCTGCCCATCACTGTCCCCCGTATCCTCGCTGGGGTCCAAGAGTTCTTCCGGACCTTCCTCGGTGTATTCGGGGCTTTCCGATGCCATCATATCCATGAGCGACATCTGATTTTCCAAGTCGTTTGCTTTCCTTCGTGCCATTTTGTGCCTATCCTTCCTAAACAGATTTGGGTCATTTCTTTTGGTCGGGTATATAAGCGAGCAGTTACTTTTTTAGCAACTAATCATTCGTTCATGTTTTTTGTTTTTTCGGTCAACTTTGATTTTAGGTATTCCTAGTTTTATTCTACCACTTTAGCTGTCCCATTGTCCGGACTTCGAACCACTCAGCGCAAGTTTTATCCGCCTTAGCCGGATTTCATTCACCTTTTCTTGCATTCTCTTCGCGTTTTGTTTAATTTCGTGTTGTTTCGTGAATGCCAAAAACAGCCGCCATATTTATCGCAAATACATCCTTGCATCGCTCTTTTTGTTCTCCAATTCCCATTGTATGCAATTCGCACGGCTGTGCAACTGACCGTAGAATATCAAACTACCGGAAATCATGTCGCAGAATATCAAACTGCCGGAAATCATGTCGCAGAATATCAAACTGCTGGTAAAATCGGCTTGCTTCGCCACTGAATCGCAGTATTCACAAAACAAAAATCCGTCCACCCGAATAGGTGAACGGCGTATACTTTTACAGAGGTTTATGCCTGCGCTGCTTCTGGTTTTTTTCCGTTGTACAAGGCCGCAACCATATCGACCGCCTCATCCATCGAGCGGCACTGGTAGCTGATGACCGTGCCATTACCAACCAGCATGTTACCGCTGCGCCAGAATGCCTTGGAGTCCGTTGTGTAAATGATGCTGCTCTCAACACGCAGCTCCACGCCGCTGTTTGTCATGACCGTTTGCATTGTTGCACCTTCTAAAATCGTCTTCCGCCGTACAGCCCCACGACCGTACCCATTGCTTCGTCTTTCGACTGACAGTTGTAGCTGATGACTATGCCACTGCATGTCAGCATCCTGCCGCAGAGGTTGTATGTCTTGCCGTCCGATGCAATGAAGAGATTGCCACAGCAATTCACTGTCACACCGGATTTCGTATACACTACCATGCTCTCACCGCCTTTACCGATTTTGTTTGTTTTGTGCTGTTGCCCTTTAACCCGCTGTATTTTGCCAAGACGAGGCACAGGGCGTCTCGAATAGTCTCGGCATGCCCATAGACATGCCCATCGTCACCAATGACTTTTGCCCCCTGCATCCAGTAGGATGTATCGTCGGAGGCAAAGACCGTGCTGCCATTGAGGACCAGCGTTACGCCTGATGCCGTTTCGATTTTTGCTATGCTCATATTCGTTTTGCTGCTTTCCTACGCCGTTTCCTTTTTTGTTCGGTTCAGCCGAAATCAACACCATGCCGCCCGGCGTATAAGCCGTTACCGTAGGCTTTTTTCACTGCTTCTTTGAGTTTTTCAGAAAATTCTCGCTCTTCTCGTTCGTTCTCTTGGAATGCTTCCGCTAACGCCTTGTACAAGTCGTAGGTCTCTTTGTCGGGGTTAAATGGTGCGGTTCTGTAGTATTCTGTTATGAACCACTTCTTACCGTCGATGCTTGTCAGATAAAATCTGGTATTTGGAATCGGAATACTTCCCATCATGTGAATCACCATCCTCCACGACTAAGGCGAACCCACTCAGTTCTCGTGTTGTGCGGAGTATGATGAGCATATACTTCATATTGCAGCTTGCGCTCATACTCTGCTCTTGACACCTGTTCTTCTTTCAGCGCCTTAACTGTGGAGATGAGCTCGTCCTCCCTACCTTTCGCTTCGCCCTTGGCAAAAGTTACCTTTTCGGCTTCTTCGATGCGCTGGTATCTACTCTTTCGTTCTTGCTCAATGTAGAGCAAGCCATTGGCTACTGCGTTGAGAAACTCCTGCATCTCGGATTCCGGGATGGATTCTTGGCTTCCCCTGCTTTTTGATATACAGCAAAAGCCCTCATCGTCGTAATGGATGAAATAGGGAGAGTTCGGGACCTGTTGTACTCGCATAGGGCACTTCCTCCTTCCATTCTGAAAGACGATTTGCCGGGACTGTCTCCCGTTGCCCGCTGCTCGCCGCGTGGAGGCTGTCTTTTTGAGCAGCTGCGCGGTAAAACCCGCGCTTTTGGATTACATCTCCGCGTTGAACAGGTTGCGGAGCTTGTAGGTGATATCCTCGCTGTTACCGACGATAGCTGCCGCCTCGTTGATGGACGCGAGTTCCGAGAGACTGTCAGCGGCATAGTTGTAGCTGATGGTGTAAATCGGGATATCCATACCGGCAATGATGTTCTTCGTATCGGAGAAGTCATAACCGGTATTGTTGTCACCGTCCGTGAGCACAAAGATGATGGGCGTGCAATTCCCACCCAGTTCCTGAGATTTTTTGTAGATGCGGTCCATAGCAACGCAAAGACCGTTGTACATTGCGGTGCTGCCGTTCGCGTCGAGGGAGTTCACGGCACCCTTGTACAGGGTTTTCTGGGTCAGGGAGAACTGGTCAATGGGCAGATATTCTCTGACATCCGAATCGAAGCCAATAATGCCGATATAGTTGTCGTCATTGATGTACTGTATGGTGTTTATCATCGCAGTTTTCAGGGCATTCAGGGGTTCGCCGCGCATCGAGCCGGAAGTATCGACAACGAACTCTGCCACAATAGGAATGCCGGAGTCCTTCTCTTCTTTCCAAACACTCTGCGCCTGTGCGATGGTGTTGCCGTCATATACTTTGCCGGTATAAGCATAGTCATCGAGGGCATTGAACCCGTCTTTCGTCGCCTCTGCCTGGTTCTGGGCGCAGAAGGAAACGAAAGCAGCAATAACTTCCTTCTTCTCCGCAGAGACATTCCCGATGGAATACAGAGGATTATCGTGCCGGACACCGAACGGGATGAACTCGTAGTTGCGCTGCAAGGTCGGGTCATTCTGATAAGACTGGTACTCCATCACGACACCGTCCACGATACCCTTGTCCGCCGACTGGACCATCTGCTGGGTCGTGAAGGATACGAGAGGGACGTTCGCTTGAAATTTCTGGAAATTCTCAACAGCAGCCGTATCGACAATCGTATCGCTACCGCTGCCCGCAAGGGCCGCAAGCAGGAAGTTGAGACCCGTTGCACTCGTGTAAGGGTTCGAATACCCCATCATGAGTTTGCCATCGATGGTTGCGTTCAGAACGGAAGAAACAGACGCTTCACCGTATTCAGAGCGGAGCATATCCCCTGTCTTCTTTGATACGAGAATACCTGCCACATTGCCGGCCAGACGGTCAGCCTCAACGGTCAACTCTACGCCCTCGTTCTTCACCAGCTCGCCAAAGAGCGTATTTGAGGGGGTATAGCACTCAGGCTGATACTTTCCCGTTGAAATGTACTCAGCCGCCGTTCCGGACGGAATAGAGCGCAGAGATACGCTCATGGTCTTGTCTCCGGAAGTCTTGTTGTGCTGGGTATTAAACTTCTTTGCCATGCTGGTCAGGAAAGAATCGGAACCGGACTCTGCTGCTTTCTCGCCGGAAGAGAAGATTTCAATGTTGACATCACCGTTCCCCTCCACCACAAACGGATAGGAGGAGTCAATATCCGGCAACTCATCTTTCGCGTCTAAGAACTCCGATACATCGAGCTGTTGCGGGTTTACAGATACTTCCTGTACCCCGATGCGTTTCATCTTCCCGCTCAAATCCGCATACGCCTGCTCCGTTGTCATCGTATTGGTGCTGATATTCGAGTCCCGCATCACCGTCTGGGAGAACACCGCCAATACCACGCCGACGACCGCTAAGGTCGCTACTATCGGAAACACACCTTTTCTTGCCATGGTCAATTACCTCCATTTAGAGTGTCGTATCGTTTCAAAGCCTCGCGGCTGATTTCCTCGTCCTGTTCAAGGTCTTGATTCGTCTTAGTGATGACATCATCAAGTCTTGACATTGCCAAGACCACATCGGTATCCCACGGATTCTGTGCTGAGCGCTGATTGAGTGCATAGGCAAGAGAATCTAAGCGCAGGATAAGACGCTCATTATCATGGACCACATTGTTTATCGTCTTGATAATACCGACGTATATCTCCTGCTTCTTTTTGGCGGTATCGGTATCTCCGAACGAGATAATGCCTTGCTGGAAAGCTTTGTATTCTGTCTCATCGAACATGGATGCCGAGCGAATAGCGTCATCCAGCCGGTCATAGAATATCCGCTCTGCCGATGCCAACAGCGTTAGGCACTTCGCCTGCTCTCCAGAAGTCTTGCTGTCCTGCGTCATGCTGTAGGCTACCGCCATCTTTTGTCCGAATCGCTTGACCTGATACAGCATCTGGTCGGCTTGGTCCGAGAACACGGCTTTCGTTTTTACGGTCGCGTTAATTTTTTCAGCATAAACTTCTTCTTTGTTCATAGGCTTTTCCTGCGCAGGCTTTTCCGATTCCCGCCGCTTCTCCCCGTACCGGAACGCAAAGTACCCGCACAGGAGCAGGAACAGAACCGGTGCCGCGTATTTCGCCAGAAGCACAAAGAACAGCGGTGCGCCGTGCATATACTCAATCGCGTAGTAGGTATGGATATACGCCTCGACCATATACACGGCAGCTGCTGCTATGATAAGTACGCATATACAAAACATCTCTGCCCCTCACCCCTTCTTCCTCATGCAATCCTCGCACACGGTTCGGAAACAATCCGCAGACGGTCTCTCGTGTTTCGGAAGCGGCTTTACCGCCTGAATATGCAGTTTCGCGCCCTGTTCCGGTGTCCTACCGCAGATAACGCACCGGAACCTGTCCCGCCGCAAGACCTCATACTTGATTTGCGAGGATGCCTGCCTCCGCTCGTTTTCCCGCTGCTGGCGTTCCTGTTCGTGTGCCTTAGCGAGTCTTACGAATTCTTTAGCCTCTGCCATCGAATAGGTCTTAGACTCCTCCATCGTCTTGCCCTTATGCGGCGTATACTGCTTCACTGCAATGAAGGTCGTCTCGGTCACGGGAGTGCCAAACACCGCTGCATTGACCAGCTTCTTCTCATAGTGCTTATACAGCCAGAAAGGGATACTTCTTCCGCAATCATCGTCCTTCTCGGTCCAGTTGGGGATGCTTTTGAGTTCTTCCTTATATGCCGCAAACTGAATCACATTCGACTGCGCCCATCCGAAAACCTCTTCAAACTGGGGAATCTTTTTCCGAACAGTGCCCATGAACAGCTTATCGAGGGAAGCACCCCTATACTCTTCAAGCGATTCGAGTGGGTATTCGAGGTAGATTTCTTCGTCCACATCATAGAACTCATATCCCTGATTGACTTCCTTAATGCCCGCCAGTATCTCGCTGGTATTGCGCACGTCCTTCTTGGCAGCAGAGACGACGAGAAGCCATATACCGGCCAAAACAGCCAATGCGACAACAATTACCACGGCAATCGTCAACGGCGACATTACTGCTATCTGGTCCTCTACCCAAAACGAAAACTCTTCTGGCATATCAATCAGCCAGTCTATGAAATGCATCGGTTTACCATACATTTATGATTCCTCCAAAATCCAGACACTGTCTGGAAAATCTCCGCGGACAACACCGCTATGACTGCCCTTGATTTTCATTATCTGCAATTCGCACAAATCGGCAACTTTTTCGCGTAAAAACAAAAAAAGCAGCCATCCGTGATGGATGACTGCAAAAAATATCAGTGAATTTCGGAAAAATGTTGCAAACGGCCTTGCAAAACCTTGGAAAAATGTCGCAGTGCTTAGAAATGTGCCTTGTCACTTAGCATATACACTCGCAGCCAGCACCCCAACAGCGATAATACCGGTCACGAACAAAAGCATGCAGACGAACATTACGCCGAATGAAAGCGTGAGGTATGAGATTTGTTCGACCATGCTCAGCAGATGAATTTTGTCCGTTAATCTGTCAATTTCATCCACATTCGCCAACTGCTTTTGACGCTCTCCCTCCATGACCAATGCCTCATACGCCCCGCCAAAACTGAATTCATCGTCCAATAGCGGCTTGCTCCTGGTCTGCATCATGTGGTCTATCAGTTTTTCTTCGAGTTCCGCTTCCTTTGCGCATTTTTCCGCATCTTTCTCATCCAGCATCTTGCCCGACACCTTGTAGCAAACGAACGATGCAATGCAAAGCAGCGCTGCACTGACAAGCGAGAAAACGAAAATCATGATTCCACCTCAAAAGGAAGTTGCTCGAACGGCAGCGTCAAGTAGTCATACAGGGATTCGGCGGTAGGCATGTCGTAGCGCATCCGGCGACCATCTTCGAGGTCGAACCAGATACATTTGCGAACATCCTCATACAGCCACCACTCAATGGTGTCCGCCTTGTCGTCCAGTTCTTCTTTGAGGATGCGAAGCAATGCAGCAAGATACAGATTGTGAATCCTCCCACGACTGAAGTCATGGGCTTCCCGCCCTTTTTATGGGTAGCGGCGTTCTAACGAAAGATACGGTAATCCCTCAGCTCAAGCGTCCAGACGGAAGCCATCACCGCAAGAAAACTAATAACTCAGTTAGCATCTGTACATCTTACGCTGCCTGTGTGCCGAGTTTTTTTAGCTCAGGATACAGAACTTTAAGCGTGGCAAGTGTAACTTGGATTCTACGCTCAGCATTCGGAACATTAGTCGAAAGCTGAGACCTCACCATCGCTGGCAAGGGTTTTAGCAACTCTCTGACAAAGTAGCGAGCGCCAATATTGTAGCTCGCACTTAGGTCGCAGTTGTATTGTTTGCCGTTTGCAAAAGTTGCAAGGGCATGATTGGTTTCATCCCGCTTCAGGGCACCACTGCCATCAAAGGCAAGTTTGCTTGTGCCCCAAGCACAGATATGCGAAATACGGATGCCGTAGCGGTGTGCTTTATGCTCCGCAATGTGCTGGATGCCGTTCTTTCGCCACATCTGAATCTTCTGCTTTTTGGAAGATGCCTTCTTACCCTTGAAGTCCAAGTGCTCGAAAACAATTACATCAGCAGAATAGAGAACCGCAAATTCTACAATGGCAGAGGCAATCTTTTTGG